ATAAAAGAATAAAATTTTTGCCTCAAAAAAGGCTAAAAGCAATTGCCCTTCGACATAGTATTTTTAACCTCGTTTTTAGGAAACGTTTTTAGGAAAATCCGCAAACCATTGATTTTACTGGGTTTTGCGAGTACTTTATTTTTCCTAAAAACGAAATGCTAAAAATGAAAATAACCCTAAAAATGCGTTTTTAGGAAAAAATCATTCGTTTTTAGCAAAAAAATAGCCGTTTTTAGGAAAAACCATTTCAAAAATAGGGGGTAAAATAATGCGGAATAAAAATTCAAAAGTAGCTGCAACAAAATTATATTTATGCAAATGTGATGGCGTATGCATAACCTACAGCAAGATTCAATATGCCTATGCAATGAAACTAGAAAAAGATCAAAGCATAATCAGTATACGAGTAAATGTAGACCTTGATGGATATAAGGATGATAAATATCCAGAAAGAACTTACACATCAGACTTTGTATGCGTAAAAGATACAGGTGACCTAATGATCCGTGAATGTATAGAAAGAAAACTATTACAAAAACCGATGACTATTAGATTACTAGACGGTTCCAGAGAGTACTGGAAGACGCATGGTGTGTCAGATTGGGGGATTGTTATTGATGAAGAATAAATTGTATAAATACAAAGATACAATAGTAAGAGTTTTAAAAGAATCTGATCAATCAGTTTTTATTATTGATTGCTTAAAAACCAAAATGCCGTATACAGTGCATAAAATGGATTTTAAGGACGCTATTTTGTGTGATGAGGATTTACTCATGCAAGAGACAAATGAGCCTGTATTCGACATATCAGAAGCTTCGGAGCATAATAAAAAGATAGCATACGATCGGTACAACATGATTGCTCCATTACTTTCCTTTATGGACGATAAATATAAACGAACATTATTGTTTAATCAAGTATGTCAGGAAAGAAATATAAGCAAACAGTCTCTTAGAAATTACTTTTATAAGTATCTTATTTTCCAAAATATTTGTGTACTTGTACCTAAGAGTAACATTACAGAAAAATCACTTACACAAGATGAAAAAAATATGAGATGGGCTTTAAATAAATATTTTTATAGTACAAACAGATATAGTTTAAAGTCTTCTTACTTATTTATGCTAAAAGAAAAATATTGCGATATAAATGGCAAGCTACAATCAAATATTCCATCTTTTTATCAGTTCCGCTACTTCTATAGGAAAACAAAAAATATGCAAACTTTTTACATCACAAGGGATGGTTTGAGTAATTATCAAAGAAACAAAAGACCATTATTGGGAGATGGAATACAAGAATTTGCACCTGCAGTTGGAACAGGATTACTTGATGCAACAGTATGTGATATATATCTTATAGATGAAACAAACAGTTTAGTTGGAAGACCTATATTAACAGTTTGTATAGACGCATATAGCAGTTTTTGTTATGGCTATGCATTAACTTGGGAAGGTGGCATTTATAGTTTAAAGGTGCTTATGCAAAATATGGTATCCAATAAAAAGAAACATTGTGAAGAACTTGGTATATTCATAAACGATGATCAGTGGAACATATCTGAAATCCCAGGGACATTTGTTACTGACATGGGAAAAGAATATGTATCTGAAAATTTCGAACAAATAACTGAGCTTGGAGTTACACTAAAAAATTTGCCACCATACCGTCCTGAATTAAAAGGTGTTGTAGAAAAATTTTTTAATATCATTCAAGAAACATACAAACCTTATTTGAAAAATAAAGGTATAGTTGAACCTGATTTTCTTGAAAGAGGCGTACATGATTATAGAAAAGATGCATGTTTGACAATAAAAGATTTTGAAAAAATAATAGTAAGATGCATTGTATATTATAATTCGCAGCGTATATTAAGGAATTTTCCTTATACAGAAGATATGATAAAAAACAATATTGATCCATATGCGAATAAGATTTTTGAATACAACAGATTGCTTCCAGGAGCTAACTTAATACCGGTAACATTGAAACAAATTATGTTTACATTACTTCCAAGGACCACTGGCGTATTTAGCAGATTTGGACTTAAAGTGAATAAAATGAGGTACAAAAATGAGAATTATGTTGAAAAATATTTGGTTGGTGGGGAAGTAACGGTTGCTTATAATCCAGATAATGTAAGCTATGTATGGCTTATAGAAAATGGGTGTTATATACAGTTTAAATTGATTGAAAGTAGGTATAATGGAAAAGAGTTAACTGATGTAGAATTGATCGAAAAAGAACATCGAAAACTCGTAAATAATCATTGTAATAGTAACACTCAGGCACAAATTGATTTGGCAAATTCTTTAGAAGAGATAGTGGCTAATGTACAGAAACCTCAAAAATTAAATATGAAATGTGTTACATCTGTTAAAAATAGAGCTAAAAGAAAATGTCATATTGATTTCATGGAGGATATCTTAAATGGATGATTATACAAAAATATTACCTAAAATGTTATCAGGAGATGGACTTGTAAAAGCATTGTCTGTTGTTCCAAAATATGATGAAAATAGTAAAAATATGGATATTGGAGAAAGGCTGATTGCCCTATCAAATCTATATGATATTTATATTCCATCTAAAATGTCCATAGAGATTTATAACAAATTATATTTGTCTTTATATCACTCACTAAAAAAGAAGAGTTCAAAATTGGCATCACAGCAAAGATACGAAAATTACAAAAGATTTTTAACAGGAAACTCTAATAGTATAATTGGCGGATCTGATTCATTTACAATAATAGGGAGTTCAGGTATTGGTAAAAGTACAGCCGTGAACAGGGCAGTAGATGTTATTGTTGAAAATTGTAAATTTGATTGCAATTTATTCTCAGATATAATTCCATTTGTAACTGTACAATGTCCATTTGATTCATCTGTAAAAGGTCTTGCGATCGAAATTTTGATGAAGATAAACAGTATGCTTAAAACACAATATTTAAATGGGAAAATTATTGATAAATGTACTACAGATGCCCTCATAAGCCAAATAAGTACAATAGCAATAAATAATATAGGTGTTCTTATCATTGATGAGATACAAAATGTTGCAAACTCAAAAAACGGTAAAAATATAATAGGATTTCTTACACAGCTTATCAACAATAGTGGAATAAGTATTTGTATGGTTGGGACTCCGGAAAGCGTGTTATTTTTTGAAGGCGCAGAGCATCTTGCCAGAAGAACTATGGGGCTTAAATATACAACACTTTCTTATGATGAGTACTTTAAAAACATATGCAATATATTATTTAGATATCAATATACTATAAAAAATGCAACAATAAATGAAGAGTTTTATAAATGGATATATGACCATTCCTGCGGTAACATTTCAATTGTAATATCATTATTACACGATGCTCAGGAAATTGCTATAATGTCAGGACTTAGTAAGATTAATATTAATATATTGAATGAAGCATACCAAAATAGGATTGAAATGTATCACAAATTTATACAACCAAGCATTAACAAAGCCGATAAAAAGAAAAATAAACACATAGTATCTGATAGAACAAATAATATCACACAAGATTGCGTAATAAAAGAGTTTAATAACATTGAAACGATATTGAAAATATCTAAGGAAAAAAATATTGATTTTATAAAACTGCTTAAACAATCAATTATAGTGGAGGAAATAAAAATATGACAAACAGACTTCCTAGCATCTATGATGACGAAACAGTTTACAGCTGGTTCTGTAGATATCTTATAAGTAGCGGTATATGGAGAGAGCATGAGATTGCAAAAGAACTATTTGTAAACAGTACAAATGTTATTAGTAAATTATTTATTGGAAATATTAATAAAGATACCGAAAATAATATTGAGAAAGTTATATCAATAGAAAATCTGTTAAAACATCATACAATGTTTTATGTTTATACAGGGTATTGTTCAAATGACTATGCTAATGAATTCCTTTATAATTTAAAAACGGACTGCTATAAAACAGAGCTTAATATAAGAAGACCACGTAGCGAAAATAGACAATTGAAATATTGTCCAATGTGTATTATTGAGGATCGTAAAAAATATGGAGAAGCATATTGGCATAATATACATCAAATACGAATGCTACCGATATGTCCTATACACAAGTGCAAATTGCATAATAGTGAAATACGTTATATTGGTTATGGAAGAGTAAGAGAAAAATTATCTCCACTAGAAATGATGAATCTTAACTCTGATGTAGAATATAACACAAATGAAATGCTTGATAAAATAGTTGAATACGCAATTGACAGATATTATAAACAAGACATAAAAGATATTGGTATTGATTATTTGTCGATTAGAAAAGAAAATTGGGGATTAAGAAGTAACATAATTAGTTTTTATAAAAAACATGGAATAAATTTTTGCGGTAGAGAAATAGACTCAATGGTATATGACAATAGAAAAAATTTTTATACAATGAGCGCCATATATTATTATTTAAAAATATGCCATTAATTTCAAAATTATCTTGAAACTTTAGTTGTTATGGAGTAGTATAATTATAAAATTATCCAATAGGAGGAATTTTATTATGGCAGCAAGAACAAGACGAACAAAAGAAGAAGTGCTTAATTCAAAACTTACAAAAATTGATGAAGAAATTAAAAAATTAACTGAGAAGATTAATGTATTATCAGAACAGAAGAAAAATATTGATAAAGAACTTGCTATTTTAAAAGCCCAGAAGTCCAAAGCCGAACGTGCAGCGCAGCTTACAGAACTTGCAAATCTCATGGATTCTAACGGTTACACAATTGACGAACTGAAGGAGCTTATGTCCAAGCCGAAGCCAACGGTAGATTAATAACACACTATAAAGCCTGGGTGAATGCCTGGGCTTTTATTATGGTCATTAGACCACATTGTACATAGAAATATACAGTAAAATATAGTAATATATTAGTAGAAAAGAACAGATTGGAGGGTTGACAATATGGACACATATACAGAACAAGACAGATTAAATGATTTCAAATATTTTGTAAGTATATACCAGGATCTATATAATAAATATGGAAAATCCTTTATAGCACTGAAAAATAAGAAAATTCTTGGAGCATTTAAAACAGTGAATGAAACAATACAAGCTCTCTCAGACAAATATAAGCTTGGTACATATATTATTCAGGAATGTAACGGTGATGAATCAGGGTATACAGCATCTATTATGACAACATTTATAAAAGAATAAGAGGAAAATATGAGTCTGGAATATGATGAGGAATAGTAACAATAAAAGCCCAGTTGTCCGTGTGGATCGCTGGGCTTTGTTATATAGTTTAATATAAAAACAATACAAAAAGGACACCTCGTAGGATGTCCTTTTTGAAAGTGTTCTTTCCAAATATAGGCTGGCTCATTTGCTCCTATACCCAAAAAGCACTTTATTTAGTTTTCTCTAATTTTTTATATATTGCAGTATATAACTTTTTATCTTGTTTGTCAAGAAGTTTTTGGATTTCTATATTTATTATATAGATCATCACGCATTTTTGCAATATTAGGTTTGAAAAAATCTTCTTCTTTGCAAATATAAGAGGTTTTTACTTTATTAGGAGAAAAGTATGGAATTTGTACTTTTAAGTTCTGATTATTATAAGGACTATTCAAGTTGCGGAATGAATAAATTTTACATATACAAGACTCCAGCGCGCAGGCCAATTTAAATCGTGCTGGAGTCTTATTAAAATTGAAATGTTAGTTACAAATATGATAATACCATACATAGCAGCAGAAGTATAGAAAAATCATGGTAAATAAATTGCAATAATTCGACATAAAGCCTTGACAATCGAACGTATATTCTATACAATAACATTTAACAAACAATTGTTCGATTATTTACAATAGGAGGTCGATATTATGATTAATCCAATACCTGCAGACGAATATATATATGAAAATGAAAATGCCAGAATAATTATGAAAAATCTTATCCAGAAAATTCCAATCAAAAAAGATACTGTTATAACAGAAAAAATGGCAATTCAAATATATGATGCACTCATCAATAATTATCCAAAACGGCTCGAAATCAATGATCAGGTATTTGTTCCAATATATAATATATCATGTAAATAAAAACGCGAAAAAATGGGGTAGTAAGCTGTATAATAACAACTTATTACCCCATATGTATAATTACTGCTTAAAGCTTTTTTCCATTAGCTCAAGATATTTATTACGAACAAATTGCATTGATGAATTAACCTTTCCATTTTCGAGACCGTTTTCTTCCAATACTCGTTCATATTCTGTGTATGTGTCAAAAATATGATCATATATCTCTTTATTATATACTCTACCATTCATAACGGCATTTGAAAAGTCAAGAATTTCCCAACGCATGTCATTAATCTCTTTGTTAACTAACATTTTTCTTAAATTCTCAACTGAATTTTGTAGTAACGTCTGACTGTCGGTTAATTGTTTCTGTATATCAAATGACTGGTCTCTATCATGGATTCTATTATCCTTAAACTGTTGAACTTCTTTCTGTAAATCTATAATTTGATTATTCAAGTCTTTGATACGTTCTTCTTGTGCCTGTTTAGCTAAAGCAGATTTTGTAGTAATTCCAAATGTAGAAACAACAAAGTCTTTAATTTTTACGCATAACATTACAATACCTATTGCAATCAAAACTCCAATCACAACGGTCCACCAATCAAAACTGCGTACAACTTCTACATTCTCTTTAATTCCACCAAACTTATCCATTTAAACCACCTTATCCTCACTCCCTTTATTCATTGTGTGCTGTACTATCATTTAACAAGATACCGACTGGAAACAAATCCAGGTGTATCTTTGTATGTAACAAGATACCATTTGACTCCATTGACGGCAGTGTAGTATCCATAATTTGCAACAGATTTTCCATTAGGGATTGTAAGGATAAGATTTGAATTGGATGTATCTCCTGGCTTATAGCGAAGATTAAGTCCATTAGATGCTTTAACCTTGTAAGTACCAGCAATTGATTTATTAAATGACTGAGCTGCAGCAACTTTAGAAGATAATGTAGATGGCTTTGAACTTGGTTTTGAAGCTGATTCTGCTTTAATTTTAGCATTATATAAGGTTGTAAGTTTAGCTTTTGTAGCTTCACCATAAAGACCATCTGTAACAAGTCCATTATCACGCTGGAACTCTTTTACAGCAGCCAATGTACCTAATCCATACTCTCCGTCAGCTCCATATTTTCCGCAAGAATGACCAAGTTTAATAAGCATTGTCTGCATTGTTTTTACCGCATCACCTTTATCACCCATGGCAAGATAATTTTTTGTAGTTACAGGCGGATTACCATCAGCTGCTTCAGTATATCTGAGAACAACATTCCATGGATAATTTCTATAAGAGCGAATTAAGAATTCATGTCCAGTCTGGTCCCCAGGTTTTCCACCAGTAGCTCTACCATTTTCATTAATAGATGCCTCAACTTCAAGACCATTACCACAATACATTGCAACATGATATTTTTCATTAAGCAAAATATCTCCACGCTGTAAACCTGCTCCTGTTGTAAGATTTACTTTAGAGGTTACATCCTTAAATTCAAAATGTGTAAATACTGCTTTCATAACACCAGTATAAGCACAGCCATAAGTTTTAAATGAATAATCTTTTACAGGAATACCTGCATTAACCCATGCAGTGTAAACAGCAGAAGAGCAGTCATAATCGCCTTTTTCGTTCCAACGATAAGCCTGATCGTAACCATGACTATTATCACGAGCAGTTGCTTCCATCCAACGAGTAGCTTTTTCTGTCTTTGTCATAAGATGTGACTCCTTTCTTAGAATTGAATTTAGAGTTAAATTTTAGAAGTGATCAATTACCATATATTTCCAGTGAAATATTTAATTAAAATTGGTATAATTTAAAAAAAATAGAAAAGGATGGTAATAAAAAATGGCAACTGATATGAAAGAAAAATTTAAAATCAAGAATTATGTTAAATTGATTTGCCTAAGACTTGATCATTATGAAAGTTTTATAGAAGATGAAGTGAATACAGACTGTATCTCAGATATTAATGATTTTATACTTAAACATAAAAATGAAGAGGGAGTTAAGATTTTAATATTTGAGATGAAAAATATGAGAATGACTACGATTTCTCAGGCGAGAGAGTATATACAACATCTACATGCGTTCGATTATATCCGCGGATTGATTGAATCCGGACATGATCTTATTACTTCCGATCAAGTTGACAAAATGTCAATAGGCGAAATAATTACATACATGCTTGATTACAAAAAAGAATAAAAATAAAGGGTGGTATTATACCACCCCTATTGATTATTTAAGCTTAAAATTGTAATGTGGTTCATCTTCATTGAAAAACCAGTACCTTAGATAATCATCTAAGATAATTCCAAATGCACATACCGGCAAAAAGAGTAATGCAAACTGCCAAGAAGTCTGTCCGAGAATATTTCCAGGAAGATTACTATAATCCCAAATTCCAAGACCGAGCCATAAGTTTAAAACACATCCTGTCAAAAATTCTGCTATTAGTACAAATGCTTCAGATTTTGCTAATTGCTTCCAAAACGGATAATCCCATGAAGTTTTTTCATTTTGCAACCCACAATAAATGAAACATATTCCACCAAGAATAAACATACTTAAATAGCTATATCCTCTGAACAGGACTTCTATGTAGTAATAGATAGAACCACCCATATAAAACAAAAATAAATATTTAGCCCATGGCTTTAATTTATTCATTTATATCACGCCTTTTTAGATGATTTTTCTGTAGCTGCATCTTCTATATTATCTGTGCCATCTGTAGTATTTTCTGTGTCCTTAACATCTGTCTTAGTTTCTGGTACTGCAGTTTCAAGATACTGCTTTACAATACCTTCCATTACAGCATTTCCCTGCGCAATTACGGTATCCATATTAGTCTTAATTACCTGATCTGTAATTTCCTGACCATATTTAACTGCTGCAATCTGTTCTTTGGTATTAAGTCCTCTTACATATGTATTCAAAGCATTACAATAAGATGTCTCTGCAAGAATTAGTTTCTGAATCTCACAGTAAATTTTAATAATATCCTGATAGGTATATACTTTGCACTGTGAGCCATCTGCATGATATGGAAGAGATACCTTTGTTGCCATGGCAACATCAGATAAAGTTTTAATATTTGCCTGATCATCACCTGTGGCAGAAAAGTGCTCTGTTCCATAACTTGTCTCTACATCAGTACCTGCATAAATTTTGTCCTGGCATTCTACACCATACTGTTTAATTTTGTATGCTCTGTACTCTTCAAGAGACATACTTGATTCGTCAACAGTATCTTCACCCATAGCAGCTTCAATAGATTTGATTTTTTCATTGAGATCAACAGCCTTGAGACGAACGGTAATTACAGGTTTCATGTTGTTCTCTTCATCCAGATAAAAGTTATATTTTATGGTAGAAGATTCAACGCCACAATAATTGGATACGGATTTAATCACCAGTCCATACTGATCCATAACAATAATAGATTTTGCATTATTGAAGAGGTCTACAATTGCTTTCTCGTCCTCAGACATGACCGTTACATAAAATGGATCATAGGAAATTTCACAATACTTAAGTACCTGGTCGTCAACTTTAATTTTGCCTAAAATAATCATAATATATTGCTCCTTTCAAATTTTGAGTAAAAAAAATAAAAGGTCACTCAATTAAGAGTGACCTTAGTTGCACATATTTAGTTTTTGTTTGAGTCGTTTGTTTTCTTGTTCAAGTATAGTTACTTTAGAATTTAATTCTTGCATTCCTTTTACAACATAAGCAAGCATCTGTAAATTGTTGACAGATTTATAATCTGGATGTCCATCAACCTCTCCGCCTCCATCAATAAGATTAGGGTCGAGCTGTTCGAGTTCGTCTGCTATAAAGCCAATCTTGTATTTCTTATGAGAATCTTTTCTTTCAAAAGAACGAATTTTCATTGATTCTATAACTTTTGTAGCATCTTCTACTTCGGTGTCTCTTATATTGCCTTTCAGTCGAATATCGGAAAGAGCTGTACTACATACTCTTCCGAGGCTGAACCATTTCCATGAGCCATCAAGTCTGGTTTGAATCCAAATTGATCCTTGATATGAGTCTCCATTATAAATAAATGCTCTGTTTCCGGCAACTTGCCCTCCAAGATAAACTCCTACCGCAGTCGGTGATTCATAACTACCTACGTTAAAACCGACATAAATGTTTCCAAAATTACCATCAAGTGCTAATGGAATTTTCCTAGTTTTTGCATCATAAAAACCAAAGAAATTTTCATCACCTGTACCTGTTGCAGATCCAAATCGCCAATCTATAGTTCCTCTATTAGATTGATATTCAAAATAAGTATTTATTAAATTACTACTTTGAATATATCCACCTACATCTATATGACCACTAACTGAAGCATTAACACAATTAACTGTATCAATATATGCATTGCTAAAATACCATGAACTTGTACCAAGTCCACAATGTCCTGCACCGGCTCCGCCAGACTGATATGGTATAATACCAGCTGTTGTAGTACGTATCCAATCTGATGTATTACCATCTGGTCTTGCCATACCATAGTAACCGTTTGCTGATACTGCACCAAGTTTTGCTCCTAACTTCGTATTTATTTCTGTTTCTGTATAGTAACGATCATCATGTGTATGTGACGATGGAGTATAACTAGATGGTTTACCACTTACGTTTCCCCATGCTACGGAACCGGCAGAACCAGCGCTTGTAGCATATTTTACAGATTGAGATCCAATTGTTGCAGAAGTAATGATAGTTCCTTCTTGCACTGGTAAATACACTGTTGTAGCCGAATTGTTTCCGGCATTATAATTTGTGTTAGAAGTATAGCTAAATGCTAAATTATCATTTGATGCTAAGTTGCCAATTGTCCAATATCCATTTGGTGTAGCTTGACCAACCACAGGATTCCATGAATCTTTACCAGTTGCAGTACCACGAACTGCTACATTATTTCTAGCTGATATCCAACTTCCTCCACTACTACGTATTATACTACCTGTAATTGTGCCTCCAGATAAAGGTATATATGCGTGTGTATGTGAAGCCGGTGTGAAAGTACTTGGTTTACTTGTAATTTCACTCCAACTATATGATGGTTTACTACTAGCCTTAGCCCATGCATACACATCAGATGCAGGACGAGCATTGGATAGACGTGAGTCATTACCTGCACAAGCTGTATTTGCTGCTGTACCAAGAGGTCTCCATGTATTTGTATCTGTAAATTTAGCACCAGATGGAACATCGGAATTTACAGTATGACCATTAACTTTAGATGCATTGGATGCAGTAGCTGCGTTACCAGTACAAGAACCTGAAGCTCCTGTAATATTAATACCCCATGTACCACTTGCGCCAGTACCAGTTTTTGATGGTGAGTAATTATTATAATTGGACGAATCTAATAATGTCGTCCAATTTCCCCAAGTGCCATTATTTTGTGAACGAATATATGAATGTGGAGAACTTCCATTACTTATAGCAAATTGTGTATCCCATCCACCATTATTATCCCAATTCATTTGAAGAACATTTGAATCTTCTGGTGGCTTACCTGTCTTGGTAGATGATGTTGCTACAAAATGAAACATTGCACCAGCTCCGTTTGTTGATGTGCTAAAATTAATATTTGCAGGACGACTACCATATAACGTTAAATAACTATGATTATGACTACTCGGAGCAAATGTTGATGGTTTCCCTGTAATTTCTCCCCATGAATAACTTGGTTTAGATGAAGCTTTAGCCCATGCATAAACGTCTGATGCTGGAAGACTGGATGGGAAGTCGGTGATCTTACTTTTAGTAATACTTGGAATGTCAGCAGCAACTAATGCTCGAAAAGAAGCAGAACCAGCCTTTCCATTTGGTGCAGCTAAAACCGTATTTGCAGTGCGTGAAATTGTAGCATCATAAACATGTGTTCCAAAATCACTGATTTGAGATACGGTATGCGTATGACTACTTGGTGTATAACTACTTGGTTTACCTGTTACACCTGACCATGGAACTGAATTAGCTTTTGCAGCTGTACCACTATATAATCCTGTATTGTCAATTGTAATATGTGTAGCTTTATCTATACCATTTTGGCAGTTTGTATAAATATCAATTGCACCATCATTTGCAAGGATTAAACGCTCGTCACCACCTGTAGTAGATGTGGATTTAACTACATCTACAGATTCTCCACCTCCAATAATTGTAAGTCCACCTCCGCCAATGGCTATTCCATTTCCATATGCATCTGATGAATTATCTATGAACTCAATCATTTTATAGGTGGCTTTTGATCCTCTGTATGAAATATTTCCAGTCATAGTGCCACCACTTAATGGTAAGTAACTATGTGTATGATTACTTGCGGCAGCGCCAATTTCACTTAGACTCCATGAAACGTTTCCTCCGCCATTTACAGATTTACCTGTATTTCCAATTGTTAATGTTCTTGCAGTTCCCCATGTGGCTGTAGTAATGTTTCCAGAACCATCAAAATTTGTACCGTTGATGGAACGTGCTGTAGCTAACTTTGTGGAAGTAGTGGCGTTACCAGAAATGCTTATTCCCCATGTACCGCTTGCACCAGATCCGGTCTTGGTTACGGTGTATGAGGTATAGTTTAATGTATGAAGCAATTCGGCACTTTCAGCCCAACTAGATCTTTCAGCAGCAGATCGCATAATATATGCTGCAAGCTTTTGTCTATTAACTCCAAGTGCAACACTACCACCAACATCATTACCACCATAGCAATCCATGATAATCCAATCTTTATAATTAGAATCACCATTTACTGTAGTATTCATCATTAAGAAACCAACTTTATTTGTTCCGAAATAATTTGGTTTTTGTTGTCCACCATTGCCAGTATAGCTTCCAACAACATAATTATGTGTATGCGAGGTGTCTGATTTACTAGCCAATTTCGTATTAATCTCAGATTCAGTATAATACCGGTCGTCATGAGTGTGACTGGATGCCGCATAGCTTCCCTTCGGCTGATATACACTATTTGCTTTACTTTTTATATAATTCCATAAAGCAGAATGTGGTCTTCTATGATAAGTTGTGGTAGTTGATCCACCACCAGCATATTGAGCAATATAATAATCTGTATCAGCTGGATCTGACGTACCGTTTGTAAGTGTATTAATCATTTGGTTTAAATCATGGGTGTGATTTGTATTTGATTTACCGTCAAGAGTTGTTTGAAGATTTGTAATATTGGAAATTGTGTGAGTATGAATCTTAGTTGCGGCATAATTAGAATAGTTTCCAGAATCAAGAACTAGATTTTTACCTTCGTTCTGATAAAAGAATCCATCAATAACAACGTTTAATTGACCGCTATTGTCACGAAATGCAATATCACCACCATTAGAAGTATGCCAATCTGTAACAACAGTTCCTGTTTGATTACCCCATGTAGCAGTAGTAGTTCTGCTTGAAAATCCTTGTGGACAACCTGCTGAATTTGCAAAATTAACAGAAGCCTTTCCTATATCTGTAATATTTGCAATCGTATGATTATGACTTGAAGGAGCAAATGTTGATGGTTTTCCTGTGATACCGCTCCAAGGAACAGATGATGCAGCAGTAACAGTATCGCTTGTAAATGCAAGTTTTCTCCAATTACCCCAATTACTAGAATCAAATACACGAATATAAATTTCTCCACTCGTCACAGTAAATTGTTGATAACGCCATCCACTTGCATTACGACCTACATATAATTCAAACGCAGCAGATTCAACAGGAACGTTTGTACAAGTGTTACCTCCACCTGCATAATACCATTTACCTTCAGTCTGTAATGTATTCAAATCTGTGTTGGTAAGAGCAGTATAAACAACAGTATTAGAACTTCCAGAAGATCCTGCGTACTTAACACTTTTATCTATATCTGCGGTATTATCTACGTTTCCAAGTCCAACATCACTTTTACTGTGAGTGTGTTTGGCTGGCGCAAATACTGCTATATCTGAAAAAGCCGCGGATCCAAGACCTGCGACTTTAATATTATCCGTTGTTACACCATTTACGGTTATTTTTACTGTACCATTATTTGTACCAGGGGCGATTGTAATAGATTGAACTGCTGAATCTGCCTTAGCTCCCTGCGCAGATGTGGCAAAAGAAGAAGCATTAGAAAAGGCTGCACTCTTCAAACCATGCACAGTAGCATTTGATTCAATTTCATCCACTTTTAATGTAATTTGACCATTATTTTTACCCTCAGATATGCTTATATTCCGTGGTGGTCTGGCTAATAAAACAAACGATTTATCGGAATCATTCCACCTATAGATTGAATTAGTTGATGTATCAATGTAAATATTATTTTCGTCCCCAGTTTTAGGAAACAAGCTGAAAGAGGCTCTTGGGATTATCATCTTGTGTTGTGCAATACATAATTTTATATATGTTACAAGCTCTGTCAATCCAGATAAATTAAGAAATTGCTCTTTCATATTTTTAATCACCCCTTTCATAAGTGTTTATGTTTTTATATTATATATTTTCTGTGATCGTGTTTAATATTTTCCTTACTTACTTTTGCATAAATGAGAGTAGTGTCTAATTTTACGTGACCTAATATTTCCTTTATTTCTTCAACAGGCATACCACGGTCAATTGAATTTGTAGCTGTATATATATAGATTCCGTCTATAATACCTTGTGAGGGGAACGATCCTAAAGAAGCATAAGGAAGAATTTCTTTATGGTCGGCAATACATTTTTTATTAAATTTACGGCCTCCCCTAATCCGCTATAATCAAGAAATTGTGTTTTCATGTCCATTATGCCCTTTCAAAAACGGAGGGGAAATTCCCCTCCTTTATAATAATTACTCAGTTACTTTAAAAAGAGCCTGAATCTTTTCAGATGGAATAGCTTCATAACCATCACCAACAAGTCCTTGTAAGGCTGCAATATCAGTTGCATTTTTTGCAATCTTTGGTTTCTCAACTGCAAGATCATCTTCAATAGCTTTGACTTTGCCTTCTACGGTTTCAACTCTAGTCTTAACACCATTAATGGCTTCTGTATTAGCTGTGTCGGCTGCTTCAAGAGTAGGAATTTTCTTCTCAATAGCATCTACTCTACCTACGCAAGCCTTCAGAGCCTCAGCTGTTGCATACTGAGAGAGATCAGAATCAGCAAGAGCTTTAGATACGTACTCAGCAATGTAGCTTACAATATCTTTAGAGGTTGCTGTGTCAGGTAATGTACCAATCAAAGTTTTCAGATTAGCAATATCTGTTTTGTTTGTATTAATCTGGCTGTTCATTGTAGCAGCATCTGATGTATGATTTGTGATCCAATCAGAAATTTCTTTCAGAGTATCATAAGATTCTGGAGCCTCTGCTACGATTTTAGCTACAGCATCGGAAACGGCTTTCTTTACAGAACCATCGCCTGTTCCGTTCAGGGTATCAATAGCTCCTTTGTTTGCTGCGATGTCTGCTTTAATCTGCTTGTCATCGTAAGCACCGGCAGTAACAACTTCTTTAATGTAGTCAACTACGTTCTTAGCTGTTGCATCGGCTGGAATAGTACCAACTACACCTAACACCTCTGCTTTTGCAGTATCTGCAGCACCAGCAGCATCAAAGTCTGTAACAGATTTTCCGGAATCTACAAGGTTACCATCTTTGTCAAGACCTGCTAAATGTCCTGCGACAGCATTCTTAACTTTATCTGCTTTTGTCAGTGGACGTGGAAGAGTAATAGTAAAAACAGCTTCATCTACTGTTACTGGAGCTGGTTTTGTGTAAAAATAAACTATATATCCGTCATCGGACTGTGATATAGTTTTAATAGAATTTGCAGTTGCATCGGAAATTTTTTTGTCAATCTGTACATTATGAAGAGTTAAAAACTCACGAAGATTGTCAATAGTCGTAAATTGTAATTTAGCCATTATATTTGTTCCTCCTTGGAAATTTAGTTAAATATGTTTGCAATATCAGTGGATTCAAGCCCACCGATTTTTTTATCTAAAGCTTCATCTATCTTTTTATCCACAAGCTCTGACACAGTCAGCTCAAGCTGTTCCTGAATGAATTGTTTTGCAGAATCCGCAGACATAAAATTCTGATCATTTACCCATTTTTCAGTTACATATTTGTCCGTTACGTAATTACCATCTTGTTGGATAAAGTAGAGAAGTATAGAATTGCCTTGGAATTGAGTAATAGATGTGCCGTGAGTATCTTCATCATGTGAAACTAAAAAGAACACTTCATCTGCAGAAGAGTGAACGGTGGTGCTATTACCACCAATAATAAATTGACCCTTGATTTTATAAATTCCATCATCAAGAGTCGAAATTGTGACCGGTACTGTAAGAGATCCGATCAAATATTCAATTGGTTTATCTGTGAGCTTTCTATAAGACAGACTGTTAATATAATCTACAACAGTTTGCTTATCTTCGAGATTTCCAATAATATTATCTAATATAGTAGATAGCTCTGAGGATTTTATATAACTATCAAGCCCGATTTGTCGTTTTACTTCATCAACAATATGGTCCTTGTCCTCGTCTGTCATGGATAGATCATAAGAGAAGAGTAATTTCTTTTCATTAAAAAACTGAAGATTTGATCCAGAAAATCTTACGTCAGTAATTTGTTTATCACCTTTTGTATATCTGATCTCATTATCTTCAGTCATCCATGCAATTACATTTCCGTCTTCTATATAGCAAAGCCCTGGATATTTTAAGATACCTCGCTGAATTGCTTTTTCAGCAATCGCTTTTGTTGAGGCAGTAAAAAATACTGGTAATTTTGCCATGTTAATCTACCTCGTGTAATTTTGCGTCTATTTCTTCGTATTCTAATCGTGAAATAGGATCAATTTCGTATATTGTGTTATCAAGTGGGAAATTATACAGCCCTTCAATATGCCAGCCTTTTTTACCGTCAGAAGACAATATAGCCTGTGCAATTTTGATGTCACATAAAATCAGTATTTTATGTTTCTCTTGGTACTGTATATAGTGAATTTCCTTAATGACATCCACAATATCTTGTGTCATTGAATTAGTTACTTTGTAGTACATGTGATTTCTCCCTTCATATTAAAAAGAGAGGTAGGTTTCCCTACCCCTCACATGTAATGCTAAACATCATTAAGACACCCATTTCCTGTCCAGGATAAGAGTATCCGTATGTATCACCTTGTTCATTTATAGAGTAAATCCAGTTAGATACCTGGGCATTTGGTGATCTAGTCCAGTAAGACTCATAAACATCTGGACTTGAAGTTCTTGCCTTCTTTCTTGAATCGTTATCAACATAATATTGAATTGTTGCATTTGTTTCAGAACTATACGGATCACTTCCTGCAGAAGCATCAATATCATATAGTGCTGGTACATAAAAACGACAGTTAGATGTTGATATTGTATTCGATTTATTTCCAATAGAAGAACTAACTTTAACAGGCTTAATCAGTGCTTTCCAGAGTGGTGGTATAGCTTTCGTTATACGAGTGTTCATCCACGTATTAAGCGTAGATTCTGCCCATCCACCGGTATTTGTAGACTTGTTACTATAAGCTTTCTTAGAACCAAGAAGATTTGAAGCAATAAATGTTACATTTGCTCTCTTAGAAGCGACATCTGATAAGTAGTATGCTTTAAATTTAGCTACTTCCATTGGAATCGTTTCATGAATCCATGCTGCAATGTCAGAACATTGTTCTTCACCAAGGTCTGAATACCACAGTTTACACCAGTGGATCTTGCCTTTTGCATAGTTTTCATAAGCACCATCATCTGCCTTTGAGCATCCAAAAACAAGAGTTGATGTGATTTCGGGAATACGGATTGCCTGAAGAGTAGCAGTAGAGATTGCATTTCCAGACATATTAGAATTGTATACATAGAGCTTTTGACTTCCTGCCTTATGACGAATTACAATAATTTCACGTCCACCAGAGCTTGATGCATTCACACTATCAGTTCCCCATGAGAATTTGTAACTCTGACTATACCATAAGCGGAATCCGTTAGAACCATCACCCTGGAAACACTGTGCCAAAGTAGCACCTGTTGCGTTCTCGTTATCAAATTCAAAGTCAATCGCAAATGTGAAATCCTTATCCTTATCCATAATAGAGATTCCAGTATCAATATGGTTTGTTCCGTCAAATACTGTTGTGGAAGAGATTAATTCTTCTTCCTCAATATCGTTATAATGGAAGTCAACTCCAAGTGTAAAATCAAATGAGTCTTTCAGTGACAGAACTTTCTGCTCAAGTCCCATTTTCATCATTGCATATAACTCAACCTGAGACAGGTCTTTGAGATCTTTATCATTGAAGTATCCGTCTACATATTCACAAGTGTCAAATACTGCGTTTACAGTTTTATCACCGTTTACATATCCGGACTGGTCCCATCCTTTAAATAGATTGTATTTGTAGGCAGCTTCCTCGGCAGTGTATACAGGAGTATCACCCTCGTATTTAACATAAGTTCCATATGGGGCTACAGTTTCCTGTAAGGTTAAACCTTTAGAGTTATACTTTACGGTATAATTTCTGATTGTACTTGTATAAACTGCATTGATAACTCTATCTGCAAAGATTTTATCTGAGAGAACAGTGTCCCATCCCTTAAATGTAAAATCATTTTCAATGGTACTTTGTTTTATAGGTATAGCTATAGGATCATCCTGACGAGTTGTAGGATCTACAGCGCATGAGCCTTTGTCAACATACTGAATATCTAACACAGTTTTGTTTGAATCGTCATTTAAGAATGAAACTTTAAACTGTGCAATCATAGAATCGTATGTGATTGTAAGATTTGTCCAGATACCTGGCTCGTCATCAGTTCCAACAAAGTCTTTATACTCCTGTTGACGCATAACTGGAATGTGAATAGTTCCTGTTAATACAGACTGGTCAATGGTAATACCATTTTCGTCAATACCACCAAGCTTTGCTAATTTCTTTAAAAGATCAGTATTTTCAAGATTCCAGTCAATACCTGTAATACTTACGGTCTTAAGTGTCGAAATAGCAGTTTTTATAATTTCAAGTGCATCCACAATAGAATTCTGGCAAACAAATGTCTGCAGATTATCATAAGATGCTACATTAAGATTTGTAAGGTCTTTCAGATTTTTAAACGTAAGAGTATTAATTGTTGCAGGTAAATATGCATTCTTAATCTTACCGTGATTAGCAAGCAGGAAAGAAGTAATAGCAGTATTCTGTGCGTAAAGATTAATAAGATTCTCACATGCAGAAAGATTTACAGATCCTGTTAAGTTTGGACAATTCTTAATATTAAGAGTTTCAAGAAGTGTATTATTACCCATATTGAGAGCCGTTAAGAACGTATTCTGATAGCCATTTGTTTCATTACCAATAATAAGAGTTTTAAGCTTCGATGCTTTAGAGAAATCATTATCATGGATATAACAAGCAGATAAATCATTAAGTGCCTGGATTCTTGATGCGCAATAGATAAGAATGGCAGTATCATCCATATTAGTTAAGTTAGTTGTAATTTCATATTCCTGACCTGCTTTTGCACGAATCTGAGTTGTTTCCGGTGAATTACCATAAAGTACAGAAATATACATGTCTGAGTATGGAACAATTCTTAATGTATAATCTGGTTTTACAACAGCTGTCTTAGGAGTATTACAACGGAACATAATCTGATCAGACTTAACATCAGTATGAAGGAATTTTGTTCCCATATATGCATGTTGATCACGTTCCCACTGTCTACGCTGATATTTTTTACGTCCGTTCATCATTTCTTTAAGGAATCTGTCTGACTTTGTTACTTCAGTTTTTCCTGGAAAGATAACACCTTGATATGTACGAAGATATAATCTTTCGTAATGGATTCTCCATAATTCTTCTGGAAATTGATTCTGCCAAGCATCGAATTCCTTAATAAGATGAGTATCACTCCAACAGTTTGAATCTACAGACTGATATAATGATGTAAGTTGCTTTGGCATTAAATCACGAATTCTACACCATAATACAGATTCTGCAGCGTTAAAGATGTATCCAGAACTTGGATCTCCATCTGTCTTATAATCGGTATCTTCTTTGCCATAAGACATAGTAAGCTCGCCACTGTTATTAATTCCAATTCCTGTGTCGTTGTCGTAATCCCACAAGTCATATCTATATCCATTGTGGATAGCAGCTGCCGTATCATCTATAGTGTAATACTTAGCTTTATCACCAAGGGTAGAAGCTTCTTCATTGCTAATATAATGTTTTGCCCAATGTGGGAATACATTTTTTGAACGATTGTCAATCATTGTATATCTAAGTGTGAAGAGGTATAAATACAACACCGAATTGACAATGCACCAATCGCCTAAATGAGCTACAAAATCTTCATTAGAAGATGTAATTACAAATTCATAGAAGTCTCTCCAATTTTGTTTATTTTGTTTACGAATCTTTTCTTTTGCTTCATCACTAGAAATCGCAGAACCATCCTTTGAATCTCCACAACAGTCATATCTAAATTCAAATGATCCATCCCAGTTATTATAAAGATTGTCGTATGCTGTATTACCAGCTTTCCATTCATCTTTAGAAATAGGATATTTCATTGAACCATCTGAATTTGTTACACCGGTTTGGAATACAGAGTTTGGAAGTGTATTATCGCTAATTTCAATACAGCATTCGTTCATATCATCTGGGTCATAAGCTCTTGTTACATCAGTTTTTTTTGAATCACCCATATTGGCAAGAGAGTAGAAGTGCCATTCTGTATCATTAAACTCTCTATGAGTAGAAATATCCGGATCACTCTCTTTTACAAAAATAATACAGTTTACAAACTCCATTGAGTTTTTAATCTTTTTATCCCTACGAGATGCAGGAGTAGAATATGGCAGATAATCATTATATCTTTTCTGAAGAAGTGCGTTATTTGCCATTTCAGAAGAAGCCACATTTACTTTAAAATTCAGCCAGTTATTAGGAACGGAGTTTCGAGTAAGAGATATCTTACCATCACCCTCTGTATATTCGGTTCCATCGCCAAGAACAAGTTTTGTTTTATAATTTGGATCAAGATCAATTTTACTATTTACCTTATGAATTCCATCAAAACAGCAAATAACATCAATGTTTCTTGCTGCAAAACCATATTCATTAGAGGTAGTGCCCTGTCCAGCGTGACAGGCGTTAGTAAATTTCCAGTTATCAAATTTTGGATCGCCATTTACATAAACACATTCCATGGAAGTATTTAGCACAAAATCCTTCTTATCATTTGTAAAATGTGGCGCTTCAATCTTAATAACTCTTAAGTCTGGACATGCTTTTGCAACCGAATCCGGTGTAAGAGCATTGTTTTCGTTATAAATCTGATTTCGATTATATCTATCAATCATATCATCAGAATCTCTAGCGTCTGCAATAAAGTTAGATAAAACATCAGAATCAGTTAATGCTGCACTATAAGCTTTTATCCTGTAAATCAACACATCACAGTCTGGAGATCCGATAGAAATTGGAGCAGGAGTGTACTGATGTAATCTATGTGAATTATCATAAATAATAGGTCTACCACCAACACCATCTTCATATGTCATGATAATAGATGTTGCTGTTGTACTTTTAGTATCAATTGAGTTAATATTATATTCATACTCAATAATATCTTCTTCGGAATATGGGAAATAAAGATCGTCTGTAGAAGTATAAATGTTTGCCTCATGTACTTTCATTTCAAGTCCAATGTTAGAATCTGCCAATCCATCGAGACATGACAAGAAAGTGGCAGAAGCATTTCTTACATTTTTAGTTTTGAAAATAATCTTAAATTCAGCACCAGTTTGTTTTGGGTCTTTGGCAAACAGATTATAACTAATAGAAGCAGTAGTACCTGCTTTTACGCAGAAATACTGATTTCCTTCATCGTCAATCTGATAACCACCATTATCCCAGTCAAAGTTGTCTGATACAGTTAAGGCAACTTCTGGATGATTTTTATCACTCCAAAGTCTATTTTCATCACCATTAGATAAACCAACTGGGTTAAAATCAAATGCAAGATTTGTAGTAATTGGATTTACATCTATATCTAGCTTTTCAATATGTGCGGTAAGAATCTTCGTGATTTTCTGACATGAGATAGTAAGATTTTTCTGACCAATTTCAGAAGACTTGAAGCTCCAAACTTGAGCAGTTCTGTCTACAGTTAACGTAGATACAGTTTTTCCATCAATAGACAACTTAACGGTAGCAGGATTATGAGCTGGGTCATAAACAACATATTTAATGCTTGTAGCCTGATATTGTTTTGCAGTAAATTCTTGCTGAGAGCATCCGATAATAGGAGTTCTGTTTGCCGGATCAACACACACAATATCCTTGTAAATAGTAGAAGAAGTAATATCTTTATTATTTACTGTTGCTGTCATATATACTTTAAGGAAATGAGCACCATGCTCCTGCTTTGAAATATTATAGGACATAATACGACCAGAAGCCTGTGTTGTTACAGAATCTAATTCCTGTCCATCCAGTATAAAATGAATGGTCTTATTTACATTACCATAAGGAGTATATCTAAATACTACGTCTGTGTCAGTATAGATCAGCGTATCATCAAATGTACTTTCAAGCTTAAATTCAACAATAGTAACAGTCCAAGTTTTATATGACATTGTTCCAAAACTGTCTGTTATACTAACTCTAATCTGATTAGATCCTACTGATAAGTGCTCTGTTAAGTCAACCTTGTTAGTTCCCTGAGAAGCAGTGGTTGTTGATACAATTGTATTTCCTACTTTCCAAATAGCTGTACCATCACCAGTTGTATCGCCAGTGTTATCAACAGAGCTAAATGTGTATTCGATTTCTGCTTTATCGCCAAGTAAGAAAATTGCATCTGCAGGAGTTACACGTTCAATTGTAATTGTTGAAGTATCAGATCCGCCACCACCTCCACTTTGAATAGTAAAGGTTTTAAGAACTTCTCCATTTTTCATCCAACTAAATGTACTACCAACATAATCTACATCATACTCAGATGCAGCTGGATTCTTTTTAATTTCATCAATATCAGCCTGAATATTGGTAATGTCACCGTTGATCGTGTTAAACTGCGAATCATAGTCGGCAACATTCTGCTTTAAAATATCCGCTGTATTTTTTGCCTCAGAAGCAGTGGAACGAATTACTTCATCGGCTTTTTCAAGTTCTGTCGTCTTTTTTTTTAACGATGTAATATCAGAAGTATTTGTTTCAACCTTTTTAGAAAGGTCAGTTACTGAAGATTCCACAGCGTTTACCTTTTCTGATACAGGGCTGATTTTTGCATCAACTCCTGTGTTAATATCTTCTTTAAAAGCAGCTGTCCACTGTGCAGACGGTTCAATAGAGCTAAGTTCCACAGACTGAATTTCTGTTTCGCCATTTTTAAAAATAAGCTTACCCTTACCACCTTCAACGGCATAAGTAACATTTAAGTTTGATAAACTGTTAATTGTGATAGTTTTCAGAATAACAGTACCATCTTTAAATACAAGTCTTCCAGTTGTGTTATCATAATCGACCTTAAGATTTTTTAAGCTATCAATTCCGCCTATAGCATCATTGAGTTCTCGAACCTTAGTATCAATCTCTGTTTTGTTATAATAATTTTCTGCAAGATTTGCGTTCACATCTGCTGTTACAGATTTTTTCACGTCCACCTTAATAGTATTAACATCTACAGATGCAGCAGAGGCTTTTGCCTGGTCAGCGTATTCTTTGGCTTCGTTAACATGACCCATTATGGTTGTTACAAAACCTGTATACCAGTCATCTGATGGCTCAACAATACCATCATAATTTAATCCCTCAAGGACAGTAAGTCTACCATTTGGTCTTGTTCTCCAAACGTATGTATTTCCTTTCTCGTTTGAGCCAGTTGCCATAATTTCAAATCTGACATCACCGGAGATAGCAGTAACATTCTGATCAACTAACCAACCAAACGTAATATTTGTTGTACTTGATGCAACATTTACAGCTGTAGATACTTGTCCTTTTTTAGTAGACACATTTTCGTATCTAATTTGAATCAGCATTTTCATCAGGTCAATACCATCCCAATATCTCGGAATACGGAATGGAATATACTGACTGTTTGTTTCCTGAACAATATTAATCTGTGAAGAGTCTACTGTTACATTTTTTAATTTATCCACTGTTGAATATGAATTATCATAGTATTCATCATAGATAACATATCGTCCATCTGTACATAATACATATCCATCGTCAACAACAGCAGTAGTGGCTAAATCAGCCTCCATGGTAGAGATATCACTATCATCGGAAGCTGAATTAGCCAATATTTGTGCTTTTGAATCTTTAAATGACATGTTCTCCCTCCATCTTTTATTTTAATAATTCATCAAGACTCTGTACGCCTGTAACTTTGTCAATATGTGTAACACCATCTTGAGTGCCATCTGGATCTGTACCTGTAAGTTCTTTTGCAATAGAGTCTGAAAGGTCTGCAATCCCAACACCATCACCTGTATTTCCATTAGCGTTTACAAGAGTCAGTTTCTTTGCTTCTGAATCAAGTTTCATATCAATTGGCATATTGTCATAAGTTGCCTGACCAAGTTTCTTAATATCTTCAGCAGTTGCCATAAGTGCAAGAATTCTCTGGTCAAGTTCAGTTAACATTTCACTTGGTTCATAACTATCAAACTGTGCTAATTTTGTAATGTGGATAAGTCCAGATTCAGTTTTTCGAACATAAGAAGTGGTAGTATCAGATTCTTCATCATGAACAAGTTTTAAGAAAGTAAATGACACCTCGATATCACCTGGTTCAGCAGAGATATTTGCTGTTACAGGAATAGTATATAAAATATGACTCTCATCAGTTGTTGTATCTGCAATGAGCTGAGTCATCTTAATTTTCTTTGTAACCGGAAGAACATATTTCATATAAGCAGTAGTATCTGTCATATCAATTTGTTCTTTATAAAGTTTATTAATAATAATCTGAATGAAGTTTACACAATTACTTTTCTCCATCAGACTTTCTTTTACTGTAGTAATAACATTATTGTCATCTGTAATTCTAAGAGTGTACATTTTACACCACCTTTCTAACAATAATAACAAATATATAATTTACGGAATAATAGCCATCCAACTAACCGTCAGTTTTTTATCAACCCCATTTTCATTGTTATAAATACAAATAGTGGCACCAGTTTGACTTTTATTTGTTATTGAAACGGCATAGTTTTGGGGATCTGTTTGATTAGTTGTCGCGAATACGACTGGAATAGATTTGAATTTATTTGGGAATGTTAAAGTATAAGTTTTTGCGCCAGCTGTAGATCCAGTTGTAAATTCAAAAGAACCAACCTGATAACTGACTACAAAATCTACATTATTTATATAATAATAATCTGATGGTTTTTGTCTTTGTTTTAGTGGAATACGAATCTGTGCGACTGTTTCAGAAGTGCTATTTGATTCAGATATATAAATATATCCAATAAGAGGGTATGGCTCTTGAAGCAATGAGTTTGGGACATCTACATAAAATTTATTATTTTTCAAAGATGATTTAACCTGAAGTGCTTCTTCACTCATTCTATTGCACCAATGAATCACAGGCGGAGAAGTCAGACCAAATGTTTCAAAACATATGGTCTGTCCTTTATCCCATTGTGTAAGATGATTTATTCTAGTAACACCATCAGACTCATAGCAAGTGATATCAAGTACACTTCGCATATGTGCCTCCTTAATTTATTCAACTGCAGCTTCTTTTGTTTCATCAGGTTCTGTATCTGCTTTTTCCTCTTTCTTTTCTGGTTCCGGTTTCTTTACAAGAAAAGCGTCAATAATAGCATAATCATTCATAGTTGCGTTAGGTGCATCAACCTCATAAAGAGAATCAAATTCTTCCTCGGTGAGCTGTGGAATATCTACATCAATCTGATACAGAAGGATAGGAGTGAATTTAGCCATAAATTTCTCATAAGCTTCTTTGTCATCGTTAGGAATAGCTATTCCACCTTCTACCTCTTTACCATATTCCTGAATTAATTTATTTTTCTGATCATCACAGTCTTTAATTTCATCTTGAAGTTTACGAAGTACACGGAAGAGTACGAATGCTGTTTTGCCTTTAGCGTTACTGAATTTCTTAGTTGCCTCAATAATATCGTAAATAGCTGCGTTTGTGATTTTCATAGTAGTTTTTCTCCTTTTTATCTTAATTTTTAATATAAAAAGAGCATTCCTGTTATAGAATGCTCTTAGTTGATTTGTTGCTCTAAATATTCAATTCGTTGCTTTAATTGCTTGTTTTCTGCTTTTAATTCAGCATACATTTCTTGGATTGATTTTGTAATAAGACTTTCCATATAGAATGTATTTACACCATATGGTTCATTGCTTTCAGATGGTTTTATTACCATGTTAGGGTTTATATCTTCTAATTCTTGAGCAATATATCCTAAATCTATATAATTATTTGATTCTTTCCATATAAATTCTCTATGATTTATTTTTAAGATTTGGCTTAATGCATTGTCGATATTGGTGTTTTTTATATTTCTTTTTAATCTCCTATCAGATGTTGTAAGTTGAAATGTTCTTGTCTCAAATTTTTGATAATCCCATTTTCCACGAATTGTAATTTTATTGTCTACGTTAGTTCTGATAATTGATACATAATATTTTCCACCATCATCTGTTGATGTACAAATTGCAGGTCGATAACTTGTTGACTCTGAATTAATTATGTATCCATTAACATTACCACTAACATCTCCAGTAACATTTCCATTTAATGTCCCTCTTATAATACCACCAGATATAGAAACGCTTGTATATGGGGCGACAGAATAAAAATACAAATATGGTTCATTATTTCCATCGAGGCCCATTAAAAGTTTTGGCAATGGTTCTACGTCACTTATTCCATAATCATACTTCATAGATAATTGTCCATTCCTTAATTCTGTTATGGTGTTGTTTCCCTTTGATGTTATGCCACCTAAAATATCTGCGTTTGAGCAATGCATACTACCATCTTGATTTACATAAAATGCTCCACTTCCAGCCCAGAATGCATATTTTCCAGAAGTTACACTAAGACCACAACTATCAGATCCACTTCCTGCTGTGCCGTATGGTTTATTGTAAATAGAACCATCATTACTAATATTGAAAAGCCCAATCTTTCCAGACGATGCGGTGATTGTTCCTGATATAGTAGCATCAGTTGCGGTCATATTACCTTCACTATCAACAATAAATTTATCAGATATACTTAATCCAGAATTACCAAAATATGCATTACCAGGGACTCCTGCATTATATCCATTTCCTTTATAAATAGCATCAGAATTTATATTCCATGGACCAATACTTCCTGTTGATGCTGTAATATTACCACTAAAACTTCCTGTCGCTGCCTTTAACTCTCCAGAAAAAGTTCCGGCTGATGCATATATAGTCCCTGAAAAAGTTCCTGACTTTGCATTAACATTACCTTCGCTATCAACAATAAATTTATCAGATATACTTAATCCAGAATTACCAAAATATGCATTTTTACTGCTAGAAGTGTTTGCTACCGCATATCCACTTCCTTTAGATAACGCATCACCTGTAATATTCCATCCGGCAATAAGACCTTCTGAACTATATAACTTTCCGTATATAACTGCATTTTGTGCAACCATTAAACCTTTTGTATTTACACGAAAATAACCTTCTGTGTTGTCTGGAAGAGGCATTGAAGAATCATAATTTCCTATCTCTCCATTGTTAGACACAATAAAGGCAAGTCCACCACTTTTTATTTCTTCTGTAGTAGAATAATCTTTTAATTTATTTTCAAGTCCATTTGTTGTAATATAGTTTGTAAGATCACCTATGTTGCTTTCATGGATTTTTACATCTGCTCCGAGCACTAGATTGTTGGCGATAATGTCTCCACGAACAGTAAGAGTCTGTCCGTTCCACGCCATAAGTCCTGCGGAATTGTCTTCTTCTGACGCTTCTTTAATACCTACATAATTTTTAATAAGATTATACTTTGTTGTACGTTCTGCATCAGATAGAGTATTGATTCCAAACTCTTTTTCAAGATCTGTTCGAGTCATCTGATTTAATGTACTTGCAGATTTATTTTCTTTGTAAATTTTGTCATTTACATTTAGCCAAATGATATAGTTGTCCAATTCTCCAAGGAATCTTATTAACGTACTTTTCTGTAATGTAGTTAAAACTTCACTTGAATCAGTAGTATACGGTTTTAACTCTTCAATCTTACTTTTCAACTTTTCCTGGTTTAATCCGATAGGTGAAAAACTCATAGATTCTTTATATCTTAAATCATCACCGCTAGTTCCTCTTGGAGATTCCCACGAAGATATGTAATTATCAAGGAGTTTTTTATCCTTATTTATATCATCAATAATTACCTTTTCTGATTTGCCATAGAAAGTAAAAGTACCGGAATGAAGATTAATCCATCCATTTATACCACGTAAGTCATCAGTAGTAATTTCAGATGCAGTTAATGAATTTGCAAGAATCTGATCGGCAGTAATAGTATGTGCCTGAATATTTTTACCACCCATGTAATACTTATCATAATCTTCTGGTGGAATGTTCTTTGATTCAACAGCTCCAAGACTTTCATTAAACGAATACATGATAGAATTCTTTTCACCACGAATGATAAGTCTATCTACAGAAAGAGTACCTGCAGATATACGTGTCGCATTAATATCAAGTGCAAGAACGAGTTTAGATGTGGTCGCATCAACATTAATTGTTTCAAAAAGACCACTGTTTGCCATCATATCTCTAGCATTAACCATTTTTGATATAACCTGTCCGAAAGCACCTGTATTAGCATTTATTGTATCAAACACACCGTTAGATACCGCATTTGAAAATCTGGTTGAACTCACCATTGCCTTAATAAGTGCGTCTGAGACTTCAATTCCGGATGTATCTAATTTGCTTTTTACAGATCCTGTAATTTGGTCTTTAGCTGTGCTTACTGTATCATCAAGTAAAACAGCAAAGTCATCACGACCACCGTTATAACTGATCATGTTCGTAAATTCAATCTGGAAATCATTTTCAATGACGCATGGATTAAAGGTGAGAGATGAGATACGAAGTTTTAAAAAATACTGATCATCTTTATCAAATGAGAGATGGATAAAATTACCTATATCAAAATTTCCTTGCCATTCTTTAAATCCAGGAATAGCAAAAATATTATCCATTGTAAGAGTAAAAGATAATTGTGGCTGACACACCTTAGAAAGCTCTGTTGTTGCATCTTGGAATAATTCGTATTGAGTATTGATTATCTCTGCTGCAGTGTTTGTAGAAATGGTAATAATATTATCATTCACATAATCTGTCTCATTATACAGTTTATTTAATGTTTCAAGGTCTTCCTTTGTAAATATGCCGCAGTTTTCTTTATCATTAATTGCTGCAACTTCGGACATATTTTTTGAAAAGCCATTCATTAGTCTCTGAATATCATCATACTCGCCTTGTCTTTGCTTAATGGCACCGGAACATCCACCTTTTTCTGGTTCAGTATATAAATTTCCATTTTCATCTTTTCCGTATTCGTATTCCCAATACTTCAAATACTTATTATGAGAAATATTATAATTGGACTCTGTTAAGTGACCTTTTTCATCTTCACTTAAATCTTTCCATGCCTTTTTATAAGCTTTTAAAGCATCAATATTATTCAGATATGTTTTCTCTTTTGTTTTTAACTCTTGAAGACCAAACAGATCCCAATTTGTATTCCATTCTTCAATCAAATCATCTACTTCATTGGACTTTTTATCATCCTGTGTAGGATCTGTATTATTTTTATATTCAATGGTTTTGTCGATAATTTCAAGAATACCCTGATATACAATATAATCTTGCTCCGCACCTTTATTAAGCCACTTCTGGTTTTTTTCATCCCAGTAGCCAAGATTTACATCTTTCAGTGCATCCATATATGTAGTATACTTCTTTTTAATAGTTCTAAGGTCTTTTACGGTAAATTGTTTCCAATTATTATTCAACCCATCATTCGGAACTCTAAGATTGATTTCATCACGCTTTTCCATATATAAGCTGTACTGACGATTGTAATACATGTATTTTTTACGTGCTTCGTCAAGCTTAGATAACCATTGATTATATCTGTCAATTAACCCTTGACTTACATGTTTTGTACTAAGATAATAAGAAAGATTCTCAATAGTAGAAGAACCAAAATTGACTGCATCAATTGTAAGGTCATCTCCACCACGTACTTCAAATCTTGTCATAATATTATCTTCTTGAGCTGGTGCATAATTCAACGTCTGAATCAAATTACGATAAGAGATAAATACATTTGAATCCTTACCGTAATCTTTTACGCTATATACATTAATTGTCCTGGTCATAATATTAAAATCGAAAATACATTCGAATTTCTTTGATACATCCTGCGTTAGAAATGCATATACATTTTTTGAGTCTATATCAAATGACCGCTTAGAATCAACCATTTGTGAAGTAGTAGTAACAGTTCCATCATCGTTTACTTTAGTCTCTATAACCTCTGTTACTCTTATTGCCTGATCAACCCAACCAATTTTCCATCCAAAAACCTTTTCAATTGCAATATCAAGTAATGAAAAATCTTTGTACAGTTCATCATATAAAATAATGTTTTTAACTGCTACTTTAACACCTTCATCGGTTTCTTTTACATTGCCATTAATCAAATATTCACGGCTGTCTGTCTCTCCTGTATTGATTTTAAAGTTCTTTAGTGTTTTCAATGCAAGCTCACATTCACATGACTGAGCTGTTACCGTTTTATATTCATCAAATCCATCATTTGAAACTTCCGGATAGGACATACGAAAATATCCAACACCATCTACCAAAATATACATTGCTTCATCAAGCAGATCATATCCGTTTGATTCTTCTCCGTTTATATACTTGTGTACATCAAATTGTATCGTGTCAAAATTATTTAACTGCCGTGTATAAGGTACAGTTGGCAGATCAATACCATTCAATTCACAAATTATTGTATTATCTGTTTTACACAAATAAATTCGTGCCGGTTCAGTAAGCCCAAAGTAGTCATAATTAAAAGTCATTAATAAGCACCTACCTTTCTTGGGCATCTGAATGTCATAGCAACATTACATTCACCTGTTATATCAAATTTATTATTTCCTGGGATTAAACGAGGCCAGTAAAGACCTAAAGAACCATTATCTATATTTGTGAGATTTTCTGACGAAAAACCAAGATCTGATAACGTGAGCGGAACCTTTTCTTTTGTATTATTATTTATGTAATAAATCTTATGGTATTTTGAATCTATGTAAAGCATTGTTGAAAAATCAACTTTATCTGGAATTGTAATCTCTAATTTATGAGATAGAAGATTAGTAGATATTTCAGAAATGTTTTCTATTGAAACTTTATGTCCAGGATATGCATTTATAGCAATCAAAGGATAAACAAAATCATTTAATTCGTCTGTACTATTTTCTATACTAAAGTATCCATTATTCTGGACAGCAATAACCAGATCCTTACCACTACCTGTAACACTTCCTTGTTCAACAGACAACTTTTTGTCTTCCAAGTTATTATATATGTATTGAAATTCATTGCTCCATCCATAAGGTGAATTCGATGTAAACGTATATTTAAGCATTAAAATACCACTTCCGTACACATTGTTTACATCTGTAAACACACCATAAAAATTGATTGGGTCAAATGCTTCATCCTCAAAAAATAGAAGAGTAGGTGTACGTGGTCCAGTTAACCAAGCGTTAATATCTCTCACTTCTTCCCTTGAAAATGCACGATTTTCTGGTTTTGTAATTGTCACATCAAATGTAAGTACATCTGAATATTTTGTATTATACCAATTGGCTACAGGTCGTCTACTTGTAATTTCTCCCTTTAAACCTTCCCTTGTAAGTCCCATTGGAATTGAATCGACTGCCTCTGTAGCACAAAGAATAACTCCGTAATCGTCCGAAGACTTTTCGTTATATGTAAAACTAGAACCAAATATAGCCAAAATTGATCACCTACTTTCTATTCAAACTTTTATTGACAAAAATTGTTACTTGAATCATAATGGATTTTATAATTTATATTGGGATGGGAGAGTATTGAAATGAACGAAATAGTTATTGGGGGTACTTTTAATTACGAAATATCAAATAAAGCTTATGAAATCATTGAGCTTGTTAAATCACACACTGATTTTAAAATAGATTTTGACTATACAGATGAAGAAACTCCATATTGCCAAAAAATCGAAAATAAATATGTTATCCATATAAGAAAAGACACAGATGACATTGAAGATGTTATATTACACGAATTAATGCATGTTGTACAGAGTGAAAATGGAATGACTAAAACAGAAATTCCAAATGATATTTCTGATCGTGATTATGAATTGCTAAGTGATCTTGTAAATATATTACTTGATTATGATGCAAATCAACAATTGTCTTATAAGTACAATTATAATATTGCATCAAGCCACTTACAGTTTAACGAGTGGTACCCATTAATTCGAAAAGTGAAAGAAATACCAGAAAAAGATATAAAATCTATAGCTGTGGCATTATTTGGAATTATGATATTAGATTCTAAAAACAATTGTGAAAAGATATTGCTCTATACAGACAAATGTACTCTTGAAATACGAAAGATTGTATACCACCTTAATGACTGTTTTAAGCTATATGACGTAGGAAATAATGTTTCTTCCTGTAAAACAATATATGAAGCATCTGTAAAATTTTTAGGAATTTTTTGAACCATTGTATCTATAATTATATTTTTATCATTATGATTGTTATTTGATTCAATTAATGGATGATTGAAAGAATTTGTTTTATAAATTATTCTTAATCGTTGTTTTGGAATTCCTGTTGGAATTTTGTGATTGAAATATTTCATATGACCACCTTAAAAAATAATATAAAAATTAACATATTGTTCCACCATGTGCTGTTCCAATAAATTTATCATTAATAAATAACCATTCCATAAAATTTTTTATATCAGTTGGAATTATTCCATTACAGCATGACATACCACCAACATCTTTTTCGTTTTCATATAAACGTATAGATGTATTATTTATTTTTAGCTTAAAATTAAAAAAACTTACTTCCATAATTTTTACCTCTATTCAAAATTAATAAAAGAGAGCATAGCTGTGACACTATGCCCTCCTGTGTTTATCTGAGACTCTTAAAATCTCTTACACGCTTCTTTTCGTATGCATTAATCTTCTTAACGACAATATCACCTACTGCGTTTGCATCAGTAGCTTCATTTACAATAATATTGTAAACTGTACTATGCTCATAAGATTGATTATTTGTGTTGTTAATCGCATTCATAAGTTCCTTATACATCTCGCCAAATTGTGGTTGACTACTCTGTGTGGCAATACCTGCATTATCAATAAGTCTCTTTGTGAAATCTGCTGTAAATACTTTATCGCCCTGATTTAAGAATGTGAGAGTACCGTATTTTCTTGACAGTACGGATTCCATACCATTTTCGTTTACACGGTACATTCCAGACTTAGGCACATAATCAGTTCCGGAAGCATAACCGGTAAACCCTGATAATGTAGAGCTAACCTGCTCATCTGTTAATCCAACATTTTTCAGAATAGTAGAAAGATTATTGAGAACCTGCGCATTACTAAGAGCAGAATTTGAAACTGCTTCATTAATAGCTTTACTCATTTTCTCTACGTTAGAGTTTATGTCGTTAGACCATTTGTCAAAATCATCACTCATATCTGAGGATAATTTATCAAGCGCATCACTTTGCATACTGAAAGCATGGTCTGTCATAGTATCAGAAAGATCTTCTCTTGCATCTGATAATTGTTCCTGGATCTTTGCCAAACGTGCTTTATCTTCAGCGTTTGTTGAACCCTGGAGAGCTGCCGCTTGACGTTCAAGGATCTGAATGTCTTTAGTCTTATCCTTTAAAGTTTTATCGTAATCGTAATAGTCTTTCTTTGCGGAAAGGGCTTCCTTACGCTTAGATATTACTTTATTAAGAGCATCAAGTTCTGCTTGAGCCTGATTTTTGACAAGAGAGAGCATATCATTTTGAAGAGAACTATTTGATGAAATTAAAGAATTATATTTAGACTGAATGTCTTTTATATATTCATCATAAGTCTTTTCGCCAAATTCAGAAGACATATCTTCGCCATTAGCGTATCGTTTTTTCACATCATTTTCTTTTTCAAGAAGCTTTTGTATTTCTTTCTGATTTGCAGAAAACTGTTTTCTGTTCAACATTACAGAAGTAGCTCCCAATTCTGTAAGTAATCCAGTATTCTTATCAACTTTCATATCATCAGAGATGATTTCATTTAGTATATCAATACGGTCCTTGAACTGATCAATTTTCTCTATTGCACGATCAAACTGTTCTTCATAATAAACACCAATTTGTTGCTGTTTCAGATTTTCAATACTTGTGTCGTAATCGGTTACAGCTTTTTTTGCTTCTATAATCTCGGATTTCATATTAATCCATTCCTGAGATCCTTCTACAATTGTGCCATTGTCAACACCTTCTTGGAGTCTTTTCTCAAGTTCATCAACTTTATCCTGTGCGATATTTCTCAGACTTTCAGTATTTGAAATCTTGATCTCATAATCAGAAGAACGCTCATAATTTCCATGAGCATTGTATAAATCAATGTTTGCTTCTTCCATTTCATTATACTTTTCCTGATATCCTAACAATCCTTCATAATACGTCTTCGCATTATCAAATTTACTTTGAATAGCTTCGACTGTGGCTTTAGCTGCTTCTGTCTGTGATTCCGCTGCATTAGCTGCCGCTGTTGATTCTGCATCTGTGACAATATTTAATTTCTGTTCTGTTTCGGCTGCAGTAGTAACATATTTATTATATGCTGTAAGAGCCTTTTTAAGAGACTTGTCTTTTATCTTATCGACATTTATTTCTTTACCTGCTGCTAATTTCTTTTTCTGATTATCACTCAGCTTACTACCAAACTTTTTCTTAATAGCTTTAGCTTTTTTACTAACCTTATCGTCTGCTTGTTTCTTGGCTTTCTCCTGTGCGTTAAGATTTTTCTTAGTTTCCTCCCAAGCCTTGTTGTTAATATCTGCAGCTTGCTTTGTCTGTGTCACATTCTGATCAGTTAAGGAATCCATATAGGAAAGTTCGTTTCCTTCCTGATATCCGGCGATTGCTTTTTCTGCATCTGTCTTAAGAGATGAAGAATTCTTATTTGCAGTGTTAAATTTAGTCTGAGCCGTTTTCTTTTTAGAATCTGCTTTCTTTTTATTTTTAACTGCAGAATTATACTCTTCGGCACGTTTCTTCGTAGTCTTGTTAGTAATCTTACTGGTATCAATAGTCTTTCCGGATTTAATAGCTTTTTTCTGCTCATTCGTAAGACCTTTTGATTTAAGAAGTGCTTTTTTCTTTCTATTTACAGCTGTAGTTGCCTTATCTGCTTTCGCAGTTGCTGTGTCAAGATTTGATTGTGCTTTTTCTGTAACTACCTGTGCTGATTCGTAACTTGCAGTAGCAGCGTCTGCTATAGCTTTTTGTGTTGATCCACCTGTCTGAACAGCAGATAACCTTGACTGAGTTGCATTCAATCCATTAAATCCGTTTTGTAAACGTTCCAATTTCTGCTCTGCTGTTTCAGTTGGCATATTAGCCCATTGCTCAAACAATTCCATTTGCTCTTTTTTCAGATCAACAACAGCCTGTTTGCAATCCTGTGCCTTGTCGTAATATGTCTTATACTGATCGATAGCCTCTGCCAGAGCCTTACCCTCGTCTGTTGAAGTGTCCATATCCTCTATGCGATAAGCACCAGATTGTACAAGCTTCTGATATTTCTTTGATACATTGGTTTTAATTTCTTCGCCATCACTATTATAATAAGTGTACTCGTTCGCTATAGAGTTAGCCTTTTTCATATAGGTTTTTGCACCTTTCTGATTAGACCCAATCTCATAGTTCATCTTACGAATTTGCTGTTTGAGCAAAGATGTTTTAAGTGACTTCTTAATATAATCAGTGATTTTATCAGCGATTTTTTGAACCTGATCAGACCAATGCTTAATACGGATTTCTACCCAGTCATATACCTTAGTAGATTTCTTTACCTTTTCGGTATTGTCATTTACGGTGTCTGTATTTTTCTTAACAGAAGTTGTATTTTTATCGGTAGTTGTGGAATTGGAGGAAGATGAGGTTGACTGATTGCCAACTTGAGTACGATTTTTATCCCAGTTTAAATAAACACCAGAATTACCTCCTGCATAAGCACCAACAGTACCATTTGCATAAGCTCTAGCATGTCCACCTCCAGATGTAACATGTCCTGAATTGATAAGCTCGGATGTCTGCTGTGCATTGAAGATAATGTCACCCTTCTTCAGATTTTCAAAATGAGCACCACCTGGAATAAGCATCCATTTACCATTCCTAACGATACTTTCATTTCCTAACTCATTGACTAGAGCATTTTCATCACCATTTAACGCAACATTTCCATTTGCATAAGCATGAGAGTAGTTAAGAACATTATAAGCCGTACCATCAGTATGAGCTACACGAATCATAGAACCAGAAGCGCTTGCTGTAGCACCTTTAACAGCTCCTCTGACATTTGTATGAACATTTGCAGAAATGTCAATAGTACGAGGTTTTGCCAATTCGGAACTAATTTTACTTGTCATAGAATCGATATTCGCATCAATTTTAATAGTTCCAGTCATACCATTGATAAATTTTACAGCAGAGTCTGCCTTAGAAATAGCTGAATAACTATTTCCATCAATTTTTATAATACCCTTTGATTTATTGGCATATTCCTTGGTTTCATTTATCTTTTCTTTTGCTTCTTTATCATTAGCAGTAAGATTTATAGAAGCCTGATCTTTATCGCCTAACAACTGTTTAAACTGAGATTCATCCAATTTAACGGTCATATCAACTTGTGCATCTTGATTATCCTTAATATATTGTAAATCGTCCCTAGCAGTTTTCAGCTGACTTTCATTATTTACATCTAAATCAAGTGTCGCAGCAAGTGTTTGATCATCCATTGCAAGAAGCTCGTCTACATCACCATCTTTTTCAACTTTTTCCTGTACTGTAAGCGTAACAACCTGGTTATCAACAGAATCTTTTACTCCTTGCAGAGTTGTTTTCTCAGAAGTAGAAAGAGATGTATTATTATTTAACTCTTCCTGGATTTCTTGACTCTTTTTCTGAAGTTCTTCTTTACTAGAAGTAGAAATATCAAAATCTAAATCAACAGTAATATTACTATCCTGTAACTCATCTTTTGCATTATCAATCTGATCCTGAACTGTAGTTAAGTCAACTTTAGGAGTTGCTTTGATCAGCCCCATATCAGAAAGAACAGCTGCTAACTGTACCGCTTGATCTTTTGTAAGACCAAATGTGCTAGAAAGGTTGTCAAGTGCTTGTTCAGCATCCTCAAAACCGGCATCATACTGTCCATCGGATAAATTTATTCCACTGAGCTGAGATTCAGAATATTGGCTTAATACTTTAAGATTTTCCTCAAGAGAAGATGTTTGTTCATCTGTCGCATTCTGAATCTTCTTGATGACTGTCTCATAATCACCAAATTTAGTTGGATTTGTAAATTCTCTTGCTAACGGATTTTCAATAGTCCCTTGCTGAGTTTGACCTTGTGGCTGTTCTTTAAGAATATATCCGTTTTCTTTTAAATATTGATCACGAGTTTTTTCAAGAATTTTGACTAATTCATCATTTCCTTCTGCAGCTGCCTGATTAATTTCATCCTGCATCTGAGTGATAACTGATTTAGCCTGTTCGAGATTCTTTGCTTCATAATAAGTTGCTTTATCCGGAAGCTCTTCAATTCCAGTTTTTGTATTTTCTACTCTCGCATAAAGTTCATCTAAATCTTTATTGAGAGAATCAATAGCAGACTGATCTCCAGCTAAATCCGGATCTGCTTTAATTTCTGCAAGTTTTTGTTTCTTTTCTGCAATCTGCTGATAGAGATCAGACAAATGCTGTTGCCCATCCTCTTCCGTAGTGAAGAAGTCAGTAGTAGCACCATAATCTTCGAGACGACCAAACATCATCATAAATGGTTCAAAGCCCATATTAAGTCTCTGTGCAGCGTCTCGCATTTCATCAAGGTTATTTCCTAATGTACTGGTCCAATGACCACTTTCATTAGAAGCAAGGTCAAGCTTCTGTAGATCTTCTAGGAAATTTTCAACACCAGTAGATGTATCCTGGAAGTATCTTTCAAACATTGCCTGATTCTCACCAAAGTTTACTGCATCAGATACACCTGTAGGAGAAATAATAGAAGCAAAAGACTTAAAGTCATCTGTACCAACTTCACCTTTTTCCCATGCCTCTTTTGCGGTTTTATACTGAGAGAGAAGTTCGTTGTAAAGATCACCCTCGTTTGAAGATTCAAGAGCCTCTTTAAGTTCTGCATACTGAGGTGTAGGGATTTTAAGACCTGCGATTTTTTGATAAGCACCCTCGATATCATGGGCACCATCTAAAACAGCTTCAACATAAGATTGTAATGCACTTGCATCTGCATACTGTCCGGCATCCTGAAGAGCTTTAATAGCATCTGTAAACTGGTTAGTTACATCACTGTCCATAGAATCCATCAGATCATCAATAGCAGAAGAGAGTGTTTCAGTGTTTCCTGCATATTTTGCAAGATCTGGGAATTTATCCAGGAATGTTTTTCTTGTAGAACCAGTCATAAGACCGTTCTTTAGATCTTTTTGAGCTTGATAGAGTGACTGATATTTATCCTGATAATCTGTGAGCTGAGATTGGATTGTTTCATTATTAATAAAATCTGCTGTAGTTGGAAGAAAATTCTTAATTTCTTTTCCCCAATCGAATCCAGTAGAAGTGATATTTCCAATATTCTGTTCGACCGCTTTAAGCATTGCTTGGGCGCCTGTGTCAGATGTCATATAGCTTGAATAAGAATTGATAAATCCTTTTGCCATATTTTCTGCAACTGTCTGTGGCGCAGAGCTATAAGCATTTTTGAACAGTTTTTCTATTTCCTGCTTCGCTGTAGCAGCATCAATATCAGACAAATCAGCTTCTTTCAGAATGCTTCCTTTAAGAGCTTTAGCATATTCCATCTCTTCTTTAGAAGCACCAACCATCGCATCATCTATTTTTTTTATACTATCTGTTACTTTAGATACTTTGAGGTTTGAAATAGATTTCTGTAAATCGTCTGTACCAGAAGCTAGTTGTGGAAACTGTTGAATAATGTCAGTGAGATCTGAATCTTTAAACTCGCCTGTTTTAAGCTTTATAAGAGTATCTGATAAAGAAGAAATATCTGACTGTAAAGAATCAATAGAAGATGAGATTTCATTATCAGAATCGCCAAGAATTGATGAGAGAATAGGACCATCTGTGGATTCTGCTACCGTTTTCTTATATCTTTCAATGGCAGAAACTAATCCATCTGTGCCTTTCTTAATATCAACTGAACCATTATCAATTAACTGTGCAGCAATTGACAGATCGCCTGTCTGCATCTGGTCAATAAAATCACTGGCATTTGGAAAATCTGCATATGCTTCTTTGAGACGAGATGCATTATCCTCCATATCTTCAATAGAAGAATCAATTCCATAAGCGTTTTTGAATCGCTCCTGAAGTTCTTTCTTTTCCTCTGTGTCATTTCCAAAAGCATCTTTAAATGCCTCATCAACTTGCGACCTGTATTCATCAATAGTTAATTTAGAAGGATCAATTTGTAGTGCTTTTGCAAGACTTTCTTGTACATCCGTACTAAACTGAGACATTGGCCCAAGAAATTCACCATACAGAAAATCAAGTACCTGTCCTTTATATTCACCATCAGGATCATTTAATGCAGTTAAATCAAGATTTGAAATATTAGCCAGAAATGCACTCTGAAGACTATCATCAAGCTCATTAAATGATTTTGATGTCTGAAGATAATTTCCAAGTGATTGAGCCATGCTACGCCATTGATCTTCAATCATTAAGTCATAGGAATTAATTTCGCTCTGAAGTTGACTTCTCTGAGATTCCAATGTTAAATAATAGGATTCCATACCAGCTGTAATCTGTTCGTTCATCCTATCTATTTCTTGTTCTGACTTGTCAGCAAGACCTTCAGCATAGAAATTCCAGATGCTTCCGTCATCACCAGTATTCTCTTTGTATAATCCGTTCTCTTTTAGAACATCAGTAATAACATTTTCTTTATCGCCATACAAATTCTGAACTTCAAAATTGTTACTTCCATATGTTAAAATACTACGTTTGTTCTCAGAAATATCAATATCTAGTTGAGCTAGTTCATCACGTTTTTTCTGAATATCTTCCGCATATTGACTTGTCTGTGTAACAACACCATCATATGTTGCTTGTAGATTTTTCCCCATATCAACATTTGCAGAAGAAACTTGTGCCTCATATAAGTTACGAATACTATCAGCAGCCTTATCTGCATTGGAAGCAAGGTTTAATACAGCATTTCCCTGACTATCATAACCTGCTACCAGACCAGGAAACTGAGAAGCAAGCTTACTACTGAGATCAATATATTGCTGATACTCGTCTGTAGATAATGATACATTCTCGTTTGTATTCTGATTTACTCCCTTACGAAGATCTACATATTTTTCGGCAACTTGATCGATTGCATCACCGGTATTTTTTATCTGCTCTGTCTGATTGCCAAATGAAGAGCCAAGATCCATGATAGACTGCTTACCTTCTTCGAAACTTTTAAATGTACTGTCAATGGAATCCTTTGCTTCCTGTCCAGCTTTGATGATATTTTCATCGTAGTGAATAAGATAATCAATACCTTCGATTGCTTTACCAATAGCCCATGATGCAGCCATAGCAATTGCCATATTACCGAGAGTACCGACAAAAGATTTAACAGCTGTAACTGCTGATTTTGCAACAGACTGGAACTTAGTCATTCCTTGTATAGTAGTGGATTGTGCATCTGCTAAATTGGCTTCCGTAACACCCAAAAGCCCTTTTGCTTCTATAAGATCATAAATTCCCTGTTTCTGGTCTGCATATTGATCTACTAATTGTTTTGCATATGCAACATCTTTTTCGCTACTACCAGATATTTGATCACTAGAAAATGTCTCTCTAAATCTTTTAAAGAAATCGTTATCTTTGTCAGTTAATACATAGTTCTTTTTTATATCTTGTTTTTTTGTAAAAAAGTCTATAATGCTCTGTTTAACATCAGACAAATTCTTAGAATTATTAAATGTCCCATTTTCTTTATCGTAGTTAAAGATCATTGTTTTTATTTATATATAGTAGTATACTTGCATTATAAAACTATATAAAATTGAGGGAGACTAATAATATGAAAATTTTTTACTGTAAGACATGTATGGCAAAAAATAAAAATAGACTAACAGATGCAAAAGCTTATACAAGTTCATTACTTTATGAACCAAATGTGACTTATAAAAGTATAAATGATTATAAAGGATTACTTTTTGAAGATAAAGCGTTGACTGCCGAATGTCCTATATGCAAAACAGAAATGCAAGATTCTAATATGGATGATTTAAAAGAATTTGATCGTATTACTGACTTTGGTAATTATAGTGCTGATTTTCTTTTAGCAATGATTGATCTCAAAAAGAACGACATCATTAAATACACAAATCAAATAAATATTATAAACGCTAAAGCCGAAGAGGAATCGCAGAAAAGATATGACGAGTATTTAGCACAGCAGAGGGCAGAGGAAGAAGAGAAAAATACCGTTCGTTGCCCTAAATGTGGTAGCACACAAATTACTACAGGTCAAAGAGGATACAGTCTGATTACAGGTTTCCTTGGTTCTAATAAAACTGTCAATAGGTGTGCTAACTGCGGATATTCTTGGAAACCTGGAAAATAAGGAGAGTGCATAATATGAGCTTAGTTATTGCTGCTATATCTAAAGATAGAAAAAGAATTTCTGCTTGTTCGGACTCAAGATGGGTTAATTCTGAAGATAATTCTGTTGTTTATGATAATATTTCAAAAATAAAGAAGAAAAATAACTATACATTAATTGGATTTGCCGGTGATTTAAATAAAATGAAACCTTTGTATAACCATTTACAGAAAGAATTTCCTAACTTTTACGATTGGGATGTAAATAAAGTTCGTGATGAAAGTTATAAATTTCTAAAAGAAAATCAGTCCGACACAATAGGGGAAATGCATTTTCTTATTGCCGGATTCGATGAAAATAAAGAACCTCACCTTTATACTATAGTAAATCGAAATGGAAATACTTGGAAGGCTAATTTATCATCTGCACGTTCTGTATATATTGGAGATTTAACATGTGGATTTAAATTAGATAAAAATGAAGAAAATTTTGACGTAGTTATTAAAAGTATGAAAAATTGTATAATCGAATGTTCAAAAGTTAACCCAGCTGTTAATTCTGAAATTACGCAATTAAACCTTCGCCTTGAGTAATAAGATCATTAAATCTTTTGGAAGTATTAAATAATAAGTGTTCTTCTATAATTTCTTTAATAACACATGTGTCAATAGGTTTTTTATTAAATGAATTATAACTGCTTTCACCAGAATGATCACTTATTGATATTTCGTGAGTATCAATGAAAATATCACAATCAAAAATTTTTATATGCATAAAAATCTTCACCTTCTTTTTCAATAAAATAATAAAAACACCACGTTTGCAAGCCGTGGTGAATGTGTGCAGTTAGTGCATTTCAGGTAGTAGGAGAGTAGTAACCTCACGGTTCTATCTATACTATTCGACCCATCATGCTACCCAGGCTTTCCCTGGTTGGACTGTATATTGTACTATATGTTGTAACGTCACACATAATACGCCTTGTCAGCCTCTCGCACGTTAACTGTAAAACTACACTTTTACATGAAAACACATATGTTCTGGATTTACAAAAATGGACAATTATACTACAATCAAAGTCAGATATACTTGTGGTCACAGGTCTACATTGTGATCCGCTGCACGACAGTATATCTGACAGTCGTCATGTAGTACTGAATTAATGGTACGCAATTTGTACCAGAAATGAGATTGTCTAAAATGAAGTACTCTAAATATTATATTCATTTCTATGGGATTCTCCCCAACATCAAATCTCTTTCTTGATACTTTCGTACAGGAAGGAGGTGAGATATGGAAGATGTATTTCTATTCGTTTTAACTCTTGTAGGATTATTAATCCTATGGTCGTTAATCCGCAGAATACCATCTAAGAACATGAAAAACTTTCACATCCATTTTGGATTTCTGAAAGGATTTGACATGTCTGGAGAATTCTATAAGGATGACACCCAAAATAATAAATAGTTTAGTTCATATTTTTGTAATCTCCTTTTAGTCTTTTAAGAGAGTGGAGAGTTGTTACCTGCAACTTTCTGCTCTCTATTTCTTTCTTCCTGTTATAATTGCGTTTTATTCGTGAATTTTATCATCCACTTTTGTAAATTTAAACATATGTGTTTGCTAACGTGTCGGAACTACCATCTTCAATATATCCCTTTCATTCATTTTCAGAACTAAGGTACCACAGTGATGTGGATTACGGCTTCCTCCGATATTCGGCTTTATAGCTCTAAGGCTAAAGGTCTGTCAATAGGTGTCGAATCACCATCTTGAACAAGTTCTATACTAACTGTCGCGATTATGACAGCAGCATATCAAATGGGCATCTTAACTACGATAAAATTTTGAATTGAAACTAGCTTTATGGTTTATGTTAAGCTGTTTACCCAGACCTGCTTGTGAAAGTTTAAATCCTGCGAATCCTCCAATTGCTGTTGAGAGCAGTGGAAGTTTATCCAGGATCTGAGTTACGATGTTAAGAAAGGCAGTTGCTGTATCTATTACGCCTTTAAACATATCACTGTTGATTGTTACTGTTGCAAGCTCTTGGAGCTGTGTTTGAAGTTGGGCTATGGAGGCTTCAATACTTTCAAGATACTTCTCATTTTCCTCTTGTGCCGCTCCAGAAGATTGCTCAGAATCAGACTTTACTTTATCTAATAAATCATAGTTGTTAAGTATAGCTGAAGCAACGTTGGATCTGTTTTTCAATTTTATTAAAAGATGTTCGCAACACATCTCTATATTTTTTGCATGGATAAAAATTTACGCTATTAAATTGTCGTATTCATGATTTGAAAATTTTTCTGAAAATATATCCCATTGTTCTTTTGTGTTTCCACCACTTCCGTAAATATTATGGAATAAATTATGTATATCTTTTCGTACACAAATACCAAGTGGATATTTGTCGTGTACTGTATTAAATATTTTTATTAAATTATCAAGTTCTTCTTTTGAGTAATCATTTAAATTATTGGATTTTAAAAGATTTTTAGATTCAATATATGAAAAGAATTCTGAGAGAATAGTGTTGAAACTTATTATATGGTGAATTGCATAATCTTTAGAGCCTGTAAATATACATTGATAATTACATTGTTTCATAGAGTTTTCTTTCCAATCATAGATATGCGCTCGAAAGAATTTTGAAATATCGTTATATTTAGAATAATTTTTATCAAAATAATATAAACCAAGTAAACGCCTTTTATCACATACTCCATGGATTGTTTTTCCTATAGCTTTTGCAATTTCAGCATCTGTCATCTTACCAAAATTTTCTTTTATAAAATTCTCTTCTTTTTCAGAATATTTTTCATTAAGGTAATGGTGAGATTTTATTTTTAAATTACTACCTTTTAATACGATAGAATTCCATGTTCTATTTGGAAGCAGTTTTTTAATATCTTCTTTTGGAATAGTTGAATAGTATTTTCTCATTATATTCAATTCATCTTCAGTCCAATATTGGGGTTTTGCTAATCCCATTTTCTTAGCTTTAGTTTCTATGGCTTTTTTAGTATGTCTTCCAGAAAAATATTTAAAAAGTTTATCATATCCCAAACCAATATTATCTCTCAAATAGTTTGTATCTTCTTCGGTCCAGAAATATTTGCCATTTTCTATTTTGTTTCTTGACATTAAATTATATAGAAAACTCTTTTCTAACGTAGGATGTATATTTAAAATCTCTTTCAGTCGTCCATCCCTATACATATCTTCGATTTCTCTTTTTTGTTCATCCGTTAATTTCGAATAATATCTTTTTGATGGGTTATTCCAACCTGTATCTGTAATTCCGTGTTTATTTAGACATTTTGTTACAACACCATCAGCAAGTCCTAATTCACTATTGATATTTTTTATGTTCAATCCCTTATCAAATAACTCTAATATTTTGTTTTCAATTTCATTATTTAATTCTGTCACTACTATGTCAATCTCCATTTCTACAATAAAATTCTGCAAGTGCAGAAAATAATTGATGTGTTTTTTTATATTTATAAATTGTTATTCCATTCGTATCTCTTTTTACGAACGTAAAGCGAACATTATGGCATGAAAGCCACTTAACTTCTTTAATCCATTGTGTTGAATATTCTTTATCAAATTTTTTATCCATTTTTAATTTTTCTCCATACAAAAAAATATCTGACATTCTTCATGTCAGTTTCGACTATTTCTTACTCACGCCCAAAAGAGCAGCAAGCATACCGTTTCCATTTAATGGCTTTTCACCAACGTCATTTGCGATTACGCCGTACTTCTAATGAATCAGATATTCAGGATTTCCACCTTTATTTTATAATCATCGAATAATGATATTTCTGATTCCCTATATGGGAATAGTCTGTGAACGTTCACCCTCGGCTCAAGTACCGTACGATCTACGGAATACGTTAGGGTGCTTCGCTGCAGATCTGCCAATCTTTGTGTTTTTAAACCTTCATAATGTGATTTCTCCATTATTGTGGTGCAAAGCATAAGGCTTTACCTGCAATTAAATATGTTCTAATTATGCATTTCTACATAATCCGGCTAAAACTGTGGTTAGAACCGGCTAACTCTTCGATAAGTGCCATACTTCGATTTTCGCCATACTTTTTATCTTCGGCTTGTAATTCTGCGTAGATTGAACCGATTTCATTCATGATCTCGAACATGTTTTTATAGTTACCATTCGCATCAAGAATATCTACACCTTTTCCACCATTAGAAGCTACGGCAGTATAATCCTTAATAATTTGTTGCTTCTTTGCCTTAGTTGCGACAACATAGTCAGATGTGTCTTCACCAAGCTCTTCAAGTTCTTTCTTTGCTTCTTCTGTCAAGTTGTTACTTTCAGGTTTATCACAAACCTTACCAACCATATAAATATGGCGCATAGGAATTTCTACCTATGTCTCACGTTTCATAAAATTTTGGATTATTGCGTGACGATTACACTAAGAAATGTAAAAGAGCCTTTCGGCTGTTCAGACTGTATATTACATCCTTATAGAAAAAGGACGGATAACTTCAACACATGTGTTACCACACACATCCTGCAGTCGTTACGGTTTCCTATATAAATATAGGTCTTACCTCGGTATTATCTGTCCCCAGACCTCCACCGATATAGTTATCAACCAGTAAATATAAATATTCACCCATACCTTCCAGTATGTTCAGGCATAACCTACCTGCGATACGCAAAGAAATTACTTTTTCCCCGGCTGCCACGGTATCAATATTCTGAATCTGACTGTTCGCTGCAGTTAATAACGCCACGGATTCATCAATATTATTTCCCATTAAACTGAGCGTAGCACCGGATTTCTGTAAACCAGTTGCAAGCTCGTCAGTAGCTACAGCATACCGGTTTCCAATATTGTCTAGTTTGTCAATTAATTCTGTTTGTGTTAAGTCTTTATATGCGGCTTGCATAGAAATTAGTGCAGAAGTTGCATCATCGACATTATCGAATTCCGAAACATTCTTTAAAATATTAGCATTCATACTGGACTGCTTTGCCTCTTCCATGCTCTGTCCCAAACGCATGAAATCGGCCGTACTATTCTGGATCTGCAGAGCAGTAGTACCAACGCTCTTTGCCATATCAAAGCTTTCCTTTTGGAATTCTTTTAGCTTACTGATCGGCTCATCTGATACTTTTCGCATTTCTGTAAGAGCAGTATCAAACTCTTTAACTATTTCTAAACCTTGTTTGAACGTATTCCAAACTTGATTCATTGCCTGGAATGAAGTCAAATATTGGGCAAGGTTTACCATTTTTTCTTTCCAACCTGAGAAGAATTTGCTAAGTCCACTTTCAACAGGTTTTACAGAAGTTCCAAGATTTTTAATCTGTCCATTCAGTGTATTTAATTGAACACTTAAAGTCTGCGCTTCACCGGCACTATCCTTAAATGTACCTTTGAGTGAAACAATTCCATTTTTTTCTGTAAATCCACTAAAGGTAATATCCTGTACATTGGTAAGCTCTCTTAGATAACTTTCCAATTCACCTTTTGCATCTGTAATACTTGCAGGATCGATGATTTTACCAATACTGCCAACAGATCCACTTAGCCCACTGACTTTCTTCTCAAATTCACCAATGCTCATTTTGCCTTTTGCGACAGCAGTAGCCCATTTGTTTATCTGTTCTTCACTGGATTTAAATACATCTTCAATTCCAGCGATGCCACTTTTGTCAGCCTTTATCTTGTCGAAAGCATTATAAGCGCTCTGAATTCGATCTCCGTATTTACTAAGATTGTCTGTGATAGTCTTATCAATATCATCAAATCTCTGCTTTGCATTTATTTCAGAAGTGTTCTGTGGTGTTTTTGCGTTTACTCTTGCCATAACTTTATTTCGTTCTTCTATGGCGGCTTGAGCTTCTGTTGTATTATGTCTAAACGTACTAAGAGTATGAACAAAAGCTTCATTATCTGCAAGTGTCTTATAATCACCAACATAAGACTGATCAGTTATATATTTTGGGGTTTTAGTAGAAGTGGAAGATGATGTGTTATTTGCAGATTTTTTATTACTACTTCCAGTTGCTTTCGCAGCTTTACCTAAATCTTCCTTATTGCTTTTTAAAATATTCGCAAGATTCTGTAACTCATCTTTTTTCGCCAACATAGCATCAATCTGAGTCATTAATCCGGAAGTAACTTCTGATCCTAATGCTTCTTTAAGATTTTGAGCAGAAGCAGCAATTTCACTCATACTTGATTTAATTACATCAATAGAAGTTAAATCTAATAATGTAAACTGCTTTGAGTTTCCTGAAACAATACTTTCTGCGCCTTTTCCAATGTTGGTTAATGGTTTTCCAGCACCATTGGCAGACTTCTGTAATTTATCAATCTCTTTAGTGACGTTTTGAATATTTTTTCCTGCATTTGTCAACCCAGAGAAAATATCACCATTAAATTTTACGTTATTAATTTTCTGTAAAGCTTTCGCTGTTTTTTCAAGCTCATCAGCAATACTTTTTAATTGGCTGACTCCACTATCATCAACCTCTATACCAGTTTTTATACTAAAATCTTCATTAGGCATATAAATTCACTTCCTTTCTTACCATTTTAGATATCCAATAAACGTACTCCACGTAAGTTCCTTAATTGGATCTTTCTTTTCACTAATGTATTTCTGCATAAGCATATAAGCAGAAGTTGTTTTTGGAGCAGGTCTTCCCCATTCTGAAAAATTAAATCCTGTTCTCCAATATGGAGTTCCAGGAGCTGGATGTTCAGGACCATCAATGGCTCCACCGTGATAACCTTGTTTAAATATATACTCATAAATGTAGTCATTACCTACTCTATGTCCACCTAATTCATCAGAGCTTAAATTAACATTAATTTCCCCTGATAATGGCTTTACATCATATACATTTAATAGAGATTCAGTTCTTTCATAGTATTCAGGATTGAATGACATATACCAATCTTCAACTGCGAACCTGCTTGCATTTTCAATCTCAGGAGCAGCCTTTTTAGGTATTTCTTCATTTGTTTTCTTTTCTGCAGTCTCAATACTATCAGCTAATTTTCTAAATTTTCTAGCCGCCTTATTGAGATTAGAAGCGTTAATTTTTAATGAAATCATATTTTAACTCCTATTCAAACTGTAAAAAGCTCCATGACCTTTGACAGCCATGGAGCTTAACTAAATGTTCATATTTTATTTTGAAGAAATCGCTTTAACAAGCTTTATAATATCTTCCTTACTAATATCTTTCATCGCTTCAGCAAATACTGGTGCGAGAGAAGTACCAACCTGTTTCAACACATCATTCAGTCTGGTAACCTGGTTCTGAATAAATGCCTGTGTTCCATAATGATTAGTCATAAAATCCTGTGCAGTCATTTCTTCAATAGCTGTAAATTCTGTAACATCATTTCCAATTGCTTTAATAAGCTCTACAACAAGTCCACCTCTGTTAAGATAATCATAGTCTTCAGCCATAGTCTTATTGTCCATATGGACATATGTATAATTATTAATAATTGTATATACATGAAGCACATGTCTAACTGGAGAGCTGACACTTACAATATCCTTTTTCTCAACATCTTTCCAATATGCGTTCTCAACAATTTTTTCAGCAAGAGTCATTTTTGTATTGATCGGCATATACTCAATTTTTACCATTGATTTAATATAATCCTGTTTCTCCTTATCGGATTCCTTCTTATTATATGTATTAATAAATTTCTGTACGGTAATATCTTTCATAGTTAATTACTCCTTTTCAAACAATTTTCCTTTTACTCATAAACAGTAACTTTCCAATAGTTTCCATCGGATGTCCAAATTTCTATACAATCACCATATGGATTATATTTAACTCTGCATACTTGTGGTGATTCACATATTTTCCAATAAACATCCGATGGAATTCTATAGTTACTTCTTGTTAATAGTTCACTAATCTCATAAGAGTACATAATAATTTTCCAATATTTAATTTTTAATCTCAGAGTATTTTTCACATACGTAATCTTTGATTTCAGGCTGGATTCTTCCTTCAATAGCCTTTCTTAATAAACTGCAATTTCTTGCATAGCGTTTACATGTTTTGCATTTGTCTTCAAATTTTACCTTATCATCGTCACTATTAAAGATCCCAATATATTCAACAGGATAAATTGTAAGCTCAATCCTTGGATTGTCCTTATCATAAAAAATTCTCTGAGGGCGGAAGAGTGCTACATTATCATCCTTCCATATTAGCTGTGTTTCTGTGATTGTATCATCTAAGCATTTTTCATAGTTTGCACAATCTTTATCAATTCTGTCAAAATAAAAAACAGCATCTATAAAAAAATGCTGTGTATCATTTACCTCTCTGGTCCAGTTCTGTTTTTTTACTTCATCCTCGATTATTTTCTTGAATGCCTTTTTATAATCCTTGGCTTCTTTGGTCTCATATACCATTGAAAGTGGTCTGCCATTTTTCATTATGGTACGCACAGAAGTGTAGTGATTAACTGAAGGTGGCATAGGAGAGGTTAGGTATAATTTTTCTGCCATCTGTATTATTTAATCTGTCCAATAAACTGTTTTACTTTATCAAAACCAACCATTGCACCAACGCCGCTTAAAATTCCAAGTAGCACTGCACAAATAATATTGTTTACATCAAAAGCAATACCATATAACTGGTAATATACAAGTGTTCCTACAGTTCCGATAACAATTGCAACAATAAAAGCAAGTAAATTGGAAGCATATTTTCTATTTGCTTCATCAAGTAATTTTTTAATTGTCTCAACTACAAGTCCTGTTGCAATACTATAAATTGCAAATAACATAATAAAAATATTTGTATTCATTCATCTCACCTCTTTAACCGGATGCTTTATTTTCTTCTTCATTATTTAAGTCTAAAGTTACATATGGAGTCTCTATCGGATTTTCAAACTGTCCCATTTGATGTTCCACACGACTATTTTTCATATAACTTAAAACAGTTGGAATTAATGAGGCAGGAATAGCGACAAGTGCATACATAAAACTTGTGTCACCTGTAATAGTTGCCATATGTTCTGTAAACCATAAGATCTGTATACAAATGGCAATCACAGTCCATAACACCATCTTACTTGTTCTTGGTTTCTTAAACTTAGGAAATCTGCGTTTTGCTTCTCTAAGTTCTTTTTTCATTTCATATTGACGCTTTTGCTGTTTGATCTGCGTCATTTCTTTTTCAAATTCTTTTTCTGTTAAATATTTCATAATGTATCACCTATAATTCGTGATTTTTCCATTTTTCTCTAAGTCTCTTATGATCACTGATAAGGAATGCGAATACAAAGCGTCCTGGATTTCTTTTTGAATCTAAGACTGCCTGTAGTTCTGCATTACCGCGAAAAATATAAGCATTACTCTGAAGAGCATTTTCAAAGAATACACATTTTTCAGGATCATAATATTTATTCATCACTTCGTTATATTCACGCATAAGCATTTTGTCCTTTTGATCCTATAGAAAAGCGAAAAAATGAGGTAAGAATGATTTTAAAACGCAAACAATGCGAATAGGTCATATTTTTCTTACCTCCTTAATCACTCTTCAAAATTATTTATTAGTAGCTTTATTAACTACTGGTTTTACTGTAGAAACCGGTTTAATCTTTACTACCTGTTTCTTTTTCTCATCAGCTTTCTCAAAAACTTTGTCGTTTTTAAGAACTGGTTCGATATTTTTAATTCCATCCATGATATCATCAGAATCAGTAATTTCGTCATGGACTGTTTTTAATTCTTCTGTAGAAACTTGCAATACTTCATCAATCTGTTTCTTGACAGCGTTGTTAAATACAATTCCATCAATATTTACATTAAGAAGTTTTTCTCTTGCCACATCTTTTGTATAATTACCGCTATAATAACCAGTAAGAATATTGTATACATTTCTGCATTCTTCTTTATCAAATGTTGTTTTCCAACGTGGCTGCTGATCATAATCACGGCAATAAGGACAATATTTATACTCAGTTTCACACATCAAACATTTTCTCTTATTAGACATGACATCCTCCTTTCTTTCTGATAAAACCCCATGGATTATAAGTCCATGGGGTTAAGAGAATATCAGTCTTCGTCTTTCTGAATATCGTCTTCAGGGAATACCATATAGAACAGACGTTTCTTTTTAGCACAATAGTCAGACTGAGCATCACCCTTGTAATCAAATGTAGAGTCATTCTTCATAGCAATTGTGGTCTCTGGACTTGGCTGGAAACTTGGGAATACAATGTAACCAAGACGCAGAACATCCTTTTCACATGGATCATAATATAATCCTACGATTGTAAGACGAACTGTTTTTGGGAATTTATCTGCATGGTTTTCAACCATAACAGCACTTGCACATTTATATTCGTATTTAACTAAAAGCTGTACAATATCTTTGTAATCACCTGTTGGAAGAGTAATCTCCTTTCCAGTAATTGCAAATTTTGCAGTATCTGCCTGTGTATCCATTGCATAAGTTTTGCCTGTACCACCATCTTTGTAAACTGGTGTAACACTAACTGTTCCTTCAATTGGTGTATCCGGAAGTGTATATTTCTTGCTTTCTTCATTGTCAGTAGTAGGCGGATCAATAAGAATCATCTTAGGTGTCTCAACCTCGGCTCCTGTATCTGCTACAACCTTATTGGAACCAGTTGTACCAGCATAAGCACCAAGAACAAGGTGAGTATTTGTAAGTGTAACTGCTGCAGCCTTAGCTGTGTAGGATCTCTTAATAATTGCGCCATCCTTATCTACAGAATCTTTTGTATCAGCAGAAATATCAATAGAAACATCACTGATATCTGGGAGACGGTAATATACTTCTTTTCCATCTTTACTATCTGCAACTGCATGAAGCGCAGAATCCCATAATACGCCATCTAATTCAAACATATAGTTTTCCTCCTTTAAATTTTTGCATAAAAAAAACAGACCTAAGTTTGGTCTGTACTACGTAACCAGTTAAATGATTCCTGCTTAATATTTTTTGTATCCATAAATCCACTGTAAGCTCCTTGTGTAAGAGCAATAGTAGAAGTGTATATCTGTGAACGCTTAACAGCATCCATAAATTCATATATTCCGCATTCTTTTAACTGATCTTTACTATATTTGAAACCAGGATAAACAAGCATAGCAGAAATCAAATTAACTAATTGTGATTCATACGGCTTATTTGCCTGAGCTTTCATTCTATTTCGGTCTCTTTCGATAACCAATTTCTTTGCAGTTGCTCCTTTTATAATCTTAGTTCCTGTATAAGTCATGCCATTAATACGCCTTATATAAGAAACTATGTGATGATAAATAAAGGAATCAATTGCAAAATCAAGTTCTTCATTATAAAGAACTGTTTCGCCTGTCTCATTTTTCGTAGCCAAGCGGAATTTACTAAAATCTAAATCTCCAAATAAAATTCCTGTTTTGTCTGGTGTTAAGCTTGTGGCAAAAACACAGAAAAAATCAAATTCACTAATCTTATTCCAATCTTGCCCATTATCCCAAAGCATTACTTTAAAATCTGACGGTGTACCACATAACAAGCCTATCATCTGATAATATTCCTGTTCACCAAAATTAATAATATCCTGCATAGTCGGTTGCGAAATCGTTATATAACTGTTCAGTCTATATGGTTCTCTAAATAGAAGTTTGCACTCATCATATTTAAAGATTGATTCATCAAACTCTAACTTGTCCATGTCTGTTTATTAATAACCTGTCGCTTTCCATTTCGAATACCGGTGATATTATTTGTGGTTTCCTGTTCAAGTACAATAGTGCGAATGATATAATTTGAATCTGTAAAAGATTCCTTGTCGCTTACAATATTGCAATGTGCACCAAAAATATTAGACCAATTAAATCTTTCACGAAGAATTGAGCCAATAAGATCGTGTCGTGCAATTCCTGTAAGTGGATCAATTGCATCACGTACATCTACCATTACTAAAAAAGTAACATTCATATAACACATGATTTGGTTGTACTTTGGAATGTCTGTGAATTCAGTTTTAAAACAAAGATGGTGCCGAACTTTATCTTGTGTATTAGGTAAATAGAAGTGAGGGTGGATATTCCCCTCTTCTCCATAGTACATAGACCAATCACCTGTGTAGTTGATAGTTCCGTCCGGATTAAAAAGTTCAGTATCTTCTAGGTCTAAATTGTGAAATGCATACAAGAGTTCTGGAGATTTTAGTAAGGCTTTTTTAACCTTTTCTTTTAGATAAATATTATTATCATCAGGAACGCTCGTTAATGCTGTAAGCTTTGCAAGAAGTTCCTGCTTTGTTTGAAGCTTATCCATTTATGAGCCTCCTTTATAATACGGATGAAATTTGAAGTTGAATTTCTCCAACAATATTTCTTCCATTTTTATTTATAGAGCATTTAATTACAAGAATTTTCGTTAAATACTCTTTATTGTCTGCTATTTTAATTTTAATTTTATTGCTTTCTTTTTGTTCTAGCCAGGTGATTAAATCAGTATTATCTGTGACTTCGATTTCATCTGGGTCTTCATGTCTATTATTTTTTACATAACATGACCAGCTGCTTTTTGCTAAATATGGAATAAATTCATCTGTAATTTCACTTCCCTGTATATTAAAGAATTTTGCAGTAATTAACTTATAACTACCGCCAATCTTAATCTTATTGGCATTACATGATAAATCACAATGAATAGTATCCATTTTTATCTCACTATCTGTATGGAATGGAGTATCAGTAGGTACTTCATTGTCATATAAATCTGCATACATAGCAAAAATGTCGCCTTGAGCAATTTCAACATCATCTCTACCATCTGTATAAGGATCAAATTTATCCTGTGCAAAAGTAAGTCTCTTTAATCCAAATAGTGGAGCTGTTTCAACTTTACTTATCTGGAATACATTTGGTTTTTCTACAGGTGCAGAAATGATTATACGCATATTTTTATTGTCTTCTTCTACATAGTAGATATCTTCGGTAATTGGATTTAACGGAACGATTGCCTTAAACTGGCTCTCAGTGGAAGTAGAGTAATACCTTATGTTACTTTTACAGTTCGTTAAGCTGCAAAAGAGCACGAATGCTTTTCTCATATTCTCATATGAAGTGCTGACTATATCTTCACCATGCCTTGTGGTTTAGGTGTTCTCCATTTCGGACACTTGTCCTACATAATAGTCGATGAACCTTACTCTATTCGAGTCTTGGCTGCTGATTATCTAATATTTGTAATTTTTAACATTCACGATTAGCCATTTTTCATGCTTGCGTTGTAGTTTACAAATTTCTAAAGAGTTTCCAGCAATTAGAAGAAATTCACTGCACAGTTTCCAAATGCAGTGGACAATTACTTATCAGTCCATACAAATGCGTTACTTATTTGATTCGTTAATTCAAATAAGACCTTTCGGTTTTCTCTTTCTTTCGAAAGAAGTTCAGACTATATCTTCATCCTTTCGGATGTCCTCCACAGTACCTACTTAGGTAGCTTAGTCGTTGAACGTTCCTCTATTCGAGGCTTCGCTGCTGATTTTCCATTAAAAAAGAGAACAGGGGTTTTAACCTCGTTCTCATACAATTAATTTTTTCTGCTTTCGCCACATTCACGGTTAGTTATATTTCATACTTGCGTTGTAGTTTAATTGTCTTTAGGAATTTCCAGCAATTCAAAGGATAGATTTCCCCTTATTTCTAATGGGAAGGACCATGTAACAGATCCGCTGTTGTACGAGGATTGTGTCCTCGTCACTCCCCAAATTTTCCGTTTATACCGTTTACCGTTTTTCTTTACAATAAAATGAAACCAATAATCACATGGAAGAATATTATATTTGACAAACTGATTGCCTATTTCTTTTGTACAGATAAGCCATCTATGATAAATACCTTGATCATCAGCTACATCACAATACATTCCTACAAAATCGTCTGATCCGTATTTTCGTCTGTAATCTGTTTCAAAATAATAGAGTTCATCAGTTGGTTCGAATTGTGTCTTCTGACTTGGTTTAAATTGTAGATAATACTCAATCTGGTCTTTATCCAGTGAGCTATAAGATTTGACAATAAATTTTGCATCAATACGAGTTTTGGTTGTGTATGGTCCATAGGTAATATTTCTATTCAAAGTAGGAGAGTCATCATGATAATAATCATAGATGTAACAAACCCTTGATGCGATAGAATTATCCCATGTCGCTTCCATAGCATCATCAGATTGTTTTTTAATCTGTTGACCAACCGTTCCAATATTCGCATATAGTTGTTGCATCTCTCTAAAGGTAGGCATAATCAGTCCTCCTTTATTTTCAATACAGCAACACCGGCATCTAAAATGAGTTTTCTATAATCCTCAAATTTAGAATCTGGTTTATTGTATGTAACTCTGGCAGCTTCCAATAATTCAATCACAGGAACTAACTCAACAGGATAGAAGAGTAAGCTGTTCAATCCATCTAAGTCATATTGAATATTCTGAAATATTTTATTTACGTCTTTACCTGGATATTTACTTGAAGTATTAGGATCTGCACATTGTAATAAGAAAAAAATAGAACCTCGTAAGGTCTTCTTAATTTCTGACATTTGCATATCACTAAATTTTCCGTAACGGTGTTTCGTCATGACGTTTCACCTCCGGAGATATAACTGTTGTTTATATATCCATCATCACGGATAAATTTTCGAAGATTACGCTCTAAAGATTCTAGTCGTTCTATATTTGCCTTATAGTTAGATTGGATGTTCTTTTCTTCCTTGCTACCAATAATTCTTGCTGTATTAATCGCATTGTCAACCTGTGGCTTTAACCAACCGATTACCATATATTGAGCAAAAATATTTATTACAAAATCATCATCTGATTTCTGATCTGATGGGTTATTGAGAGAGTAAGTTAACTCTAACAATCTATCATCCAATTTTAACTGAGAAAATTTCTTCTTAATATATGGCTTTGATGCAGCATCATGCAACCATGAACGCATACGATCATACGCGAAATCTTGTGGCAATTTATAGAAGTTTGGATCATCCATTAGATTATAAAATCTGTTAAATATTTCATCGTAGGTCATATAGTACCTCCGATCTTATTAATTACATTTTCAGATCAAAACGAGTACCACAAACTTTGTCAATGATTTTCGCTTTGTTCCACTGTTCAAATGTACCGTTTTCCATCTGTGTAGCGTAAGTAGTAATAATTCTTTTTTTGGCTGTAATTGGAAGCTGAATAAATGCTTTTTCAAAATCACGATATGGAAGGTTCATTACTTTCTCAATATCTTTTTCGTTAAACATATTTTCATAAACTTCCTTTACTTCAAACCAGTGCTCGTCATTAATAAGATTTTCATCCTCAATAATAATATCTGGATCGAATATAGAACCTTTGTGTTGAAGCATTGCAGCTTTTAAATCCTGATACTCAATATTTCGTCTGTCACCAGCACCATTAAACGCATATGTCATATGTGTATGATCACCTGTAAACAAGAGTACACCGGCAAAAAGTGACCTACATGGAATCATTTCCTCTGGTCTGTAATCTGCGTCTGTTTTTACTACTTTTTTAGGTTCTTTTACCTCTACTTTTTCAGGTTCGTCCGGAACCGTAATATAATTGGCTCTTACCATTTCAATTGCTTCATCAGAAAGTGGAGTCATATGATTTTTTACAGGAACTTCATTTTCCTTTAATAGCGCTACAACATCTGAACTTGGTACACCAATTTCTTTTGCAAGCTCAAAAACTTTCATAGTTATTTTTCCTTTCATTCATAAAAATAGGAGTGTAGTAATCAACCACACTCCTAAATATTTTTATATTAGACGAAATTACGCCTCAAGAGTCCATGTACCAAAACGTACATTAGTCATTGTCTCAAGACCCATGCAAGTTCTAATACGGTAATCTTTTGTTTCATCGCCAGTCTCGCCCATTTCGTTTCTTTCAAATGTTGCATCAGAACCTTCATAAACGAACTTAACGAACTTATCAATGTTATTAGGCATAACCAGAAGTTTCTTATCATCTTCCAGATAGTGCTCAACATCATTGTAAGCAAATGCCTGTGGAATCTCTACAATCTCTGTTCCCTCGAATGATCCAAGACGACCCATTCTATAAATATCAGATTTTGCTTCATTAGAAATCCACTGTACATTACCAAAGTTCTGAAGTTCTCCAAGAGCTACTTCAGTACCCATAATTACTGCCTTAGAACCGGTAGCAAGCTGCACGTCAGAGATAAGTCTTTTCAGCTTTGCTCTATTTTCAGCTTTAGCTTCACCTTTGATATTCCATTTTGTAGGAACTGGAAGCTGCTGAGATGCAGACATAACAGCATCATGAAGCATTGTATTTACATAACGATCAAATGCCTCTGTAATTTTGTTAATCAGTTCGTTCCAATCTTCAACGCCCTGCATAAATCTAAGAAGACTCATGTATACGCCTAATCCAAAGTAGCTTGTACTAACTGTACGAGTCTGTCCAGCGCCAAGTCTCTGACGTTCAATTGCGTGCTGTCCACCAGAAAGTTTTGCTACAGTAAGAATACAATCATCTTTAATATAGAAACTGTTTTTCTCTCCGATTGTTGTATTCTTAAAATCAACATATTTTCTGAAGAATGGATCTGCTGACCAACCTGTTACCAATGTATCATCAATTGTATCCTCAATAATCTCGAATAATGCTTCTCTTACTGCAGTTCTTCCTAATGCACGTTTAATCTGATTATCAGTTGCATCCTCGGAAAGTCCTGCAATTTCTCTAAATTTTGTTCTAATTACAGTATTGGCATCTGCTACAGACTGGTTCTGAAGTGTACCATTATATGTATCAATACAAATTTTTGTAAAAGTTCTAATATCTTTTGCATCTTTAAATTTTGCCTGATTTAAATCAGTATATTCAGCAAATAATAATTTTCTCATTATGATATTTCCTCCTTTCTATTAGGCTTCAACTGCAGCATTTCTTTTAACGAATACTGCATATTCACCGTTTGGCCACTGCTTGTAGATATAGCCAACAAAACCATGCGTTACAGCTGTTTTATTTGGGTCTTCAGCAACAGTTGTTAATTTGAAACCAGTTCCATCAACAACAACATATTTGCCAACTTCAACCTCTGTTTCATCCTTGAAAGCTTCTTTAGAAAGGCTAAATCTGTCTGTTTCAAATGTTTCAAATGCACGAATTCTTTCTCCCTGACCAATAAAATACTGGGACTCTTCCTGCATTCTCTTTGTGTACTCTTCGTAGATTTTTACATCATTTGCAAGAATTACAATTTTATCTGTAATCTTTGGTGCCTCTACCTTAAATACATCGTCCTCTACGTAATTCTCTGGCTTCAGAACAGATACAGAACCATTTTCCATCTCTGCATCTTTATTAACCATTGTGTAAAATGCACTTGGAATATCAGTTGCGTGCATTAATGTGGCATGAAATACGCCATGTTTGTCGTATAAATATTTTTCGAAATTAGATGCCATTTCGGTTTCCTCCTTTAATATTTTTAGGCAATAAAAAAGAACCTTCGTTATAGAAGGTTCTGAATGATTTTAAATTCGTTCCCAATGAAGAACTGTTCCGTCATCTAAATGACCAGTATATTTTATACATCCAGATAAATAACTACTTACACATCCGCCATATTTTTTATCCGCCGCATCCATAGAATTAAATATTTCACCTGTTTCAATACATTTAACAGGAGTACGATTAAATCCATTTGGACGATTCTCGTTTCGTTGTTTGTTCTTTTGATATCCAATATCAAGGGATTGTTGTTTGAGATCGTTATAATCTATATCAAGATATCCAGATTCACAAGCAGTTTTTAAATATCTACTTACAGTGGTATTTGATATTTCAAGCTTCTCAGCTATTTCTACAAAACTTCGCATTCCTTGTTTAACTAAATCACAAACTGAAATAAATATTGATTTTTCTGCAACGATACGGCATAAAGAAAAGTTTATTTTTGATAAATCTAAGATTTGAGCCACTTCAGAAATTAAAATATGTTCTTTTATATAATTATATCTATTTTCTATATCAATATAATTGCAATCAACTCGAACTACATTTATATTATGTAATTTTGCCAGTGTATCTTTCTTGTCGTCAATTTGTTTTCCAATAACGTCTTGTTTGCCATCACGAGTAAAATTCCCATGTCCAATTCCACCATCCATTTCGATAATATATTTTTTACCATCTAATTTAAAATAAAAATCATATCTATATGGTTGTGCCCAATCAGGATTATATTGATGTATATAGTTAATTCCAAGTTGGCTTAATATAGACTTCATGAATTTTTCGGCGTAACTAAATCCATCACTACAATACTTGCATTGCAATCCATGCATATATACTTCGTTTCCTGTTTTATATATTTCATTACCACAAACAGGGCATATAAAATATATTTTCTTATTTGTATTAGTTTTATACTTATAAGCATCATCTGGATTTTTTAGTAATGGTATTAGTTCTGGATTTGTTGTTGCCATATCATTTATTCCAGGAATTACCTTAGTATATAATTTTCCAAAACATTTTGGACAATTAAGATGTTCTCTTGGTGTAATTATATTTTTAGGCTTTTTCTCAAATTCATATCCGCATTTGTGTCTAATTCTTATAAAATTAGATCCACCAGTATATTGAGAAATTAGTGTATACTCGTTTTTATCAAATTTATTATAAAACTTTTCTTGAAATTCTTCATTAGTTAATGTAATACCCATAAATAAACCTCACTTTCAATTAAAAAAGAACCCTAAAAGTTCTTTTTATTTTTTTACTTCTGTATTTTTACAAGAAGTATTCTCAATATTTTCGAACTTAGGATTCTTCCTATTCTTAACATACTTATGTTTCGTTTTAGGACGCTTGTTAAGATAATCAATCAACTCATCTGTATATAAGAACATCCAAAATTCTCTATTGGTAGATGGATTGACTGATCGTGCAATATATCTTTGATGTGCATTCTCCATAAGCTCCTTTCTAAGAGTAGGAGAGTAGCAATAAAATACATCACTCATAAATAAATACCTCGTTCAACTATAAAATTTTTTCTATATTCAGTTGTTATAATTTACTTCTAAATTACTTTTTAAGAGATTTAAAATAATCTCCATAAGGTGAATTTTCATTATCAGCTTCTGGTTTTTCAGAACCAACACCAAATGTCATTCCACCATTAAATTTTTTCTTGGATTTTGTTTCAGAAGTGTGTGCAGAAAAAGTTCCTGCATTAGATGTGATAAAGTCAGCAAAAATAACTTTTGCCTCTTTTTCAAGATCAACAAGACTGTACTGGTCCATGTTCTCAACAAGAGCTTTGAACTCATCTGTATCTCTTAGATCGTTGTATTTCTCAGCATTAAGAATTTCTTCTCTTTGTGTATGAAGTTTTGCAAACTCTGCATTTTCTTTGTATTCAACAAGAGATGCATAATTGCTTCTCATCGCTTCAACTTCATCTAATTCCTCTTTGGTAAGATATGTAGCATATACTTCTACACGATCACCGATGAGAGAGAAGTTATCTCCATCCTGAGAATATGTCTGCTTATAAGCAATGCATGTCCAATAATCATACATAATAAGATAGTTTTCATAAACCTTTACAGAGTACCAGCAGTTATCTGACTCTCCATACTGAGCATTTACTAGATCAGATAGTGCCCAAATTTTCTCATCGAGAGAAACTTCGAAGTTGGCAGATTTCTCACCAGTAGTGATAGAGTATTTCCTTTTCTTTTTATTATCTGTTCCACAAGCCTCTTCCTCAACTGGATTTTCTTTAGAATCATCGGATGTTGCAACAGGCTCATCTTCGGATTCTTCAGATACCGGATTTTCTTCCTGAGTTTCGCCAGCTCCCTCTTCATTTACTGGTTCTTCTACAGGATCAGATTCAACATTGCCTTCGTCTGCATTTTCATCAGAAGTAGGTTCTGGATCAGAGTTACCATCAGTTGTACCTGCATCACCGGCTCCATCATCAGAAGCTGCGCCACCGTCATCATCAAATGTTTCTGTAAATTTCTGCTCCAGCTCTTCATCAGATAATCCCTCGTAATCAAAGGTAATATCATCAGCTGTTACATTATATTTCTTAAGTAATTCTTCAAATTTCACCAGATCATTTCCTCCTTTCTGATTAATTTGTGTATTATTATTGAAACAAACCTTTTCTAACTTAGACTCAACGTTAGAAAGTCTAGTCTGTAAATCAATCAAAACTGAATTATGTGCTTCACTAAAATCAATAATATCTGCTCTGGAACCTTCCATGCCTTCTCCTATTTCGGTACCATCATCACGAGATCCCAAGAAAGTCGAGGCGTTTAAATAGAAATCATCTAAATCAAGAACTTTCTCCTTTGCATCGTAGGATAATTCCTCAATAACAAGCTCACAACTATTTTTAGTACCGTTTTTTTCTTCAAGTATAGAAGTGGTGCGAGTGTAGTCTTCAGCAATATAAGCATAAGCACATACAAAGTCTTTATCTAATTTATCATCATGTTCCCAAAATGCTGGTTCAGAAGAGAATGATCCAACTTGGGATTCGATATATACTGTTTCATCTTCACCAGTTTCTTCGTTTCTAACAGTTGTCATTTCGTGACCTTCAAAATCCCATGAACCATCGTCAAGCTGATGGATAGCGGCGAGTACCGGTCTATCAGGAATTGTTTTCATTGCACGTTCTGCAGCTTCTTTAGAAACACGAGATTTATTTCGATTTACTCCAGTATGGAAGATTTTAATTTTAACTTTTTTCATACCACGATGATTTTCATCAACAGAGTCTTCTGACTCAAAAGTAGTAGGGACTTTTACTGCAAGTTTATATCCTGTTTCATTTGAACTGAATTTTGCAAATTTCTGTTCCTCACAAAATTTGACTAAATCATCAATGGTGAGTAGCGTTTTGTTTCGCATATTTGGTATTTACCTCCTTTCCAAAAATTTCTATATAATAGCCCTTAGAAAAGAGGACTAAACACACATAATATTTGTGAATTTTACTTTAGACATATCAATGTCATTTTCTGCAAAATTCATCTTATTATTATTTACAAACATATAAAAATGAGCAGGTGTCTGAACCTCTATATAACCTAGAGTGATCAACTGCTCACGAACTTCTTTATCATATGTAAAAATAAATTTTTTATCTTTCATTATTTATCACTCATTTCCACGTTCTTTGGATTTACTACCAGAATCGGTTAGATCATCAGAATCTTTACTTGGAGCACCACCATTGATTGGATCGGTATCTGCAGTTGGCTGACTTCCTGCTTGAGTATAGCTTGTACTTAATGGATTTGACATAAGATCCACGAGACCTAAATCACGCTCAAGCTTAAGCATAGACATTTGCTCAAGAAGTGTATTTCCATCGAGAACACCGATTGACATTCTTGAAAATCCATTCTGGGCAGATTCAATAAGTTCTTTACGTTTTGTTCTTCTAGTATATGGGCTAACACCATCTATATATTTGAAATACCCATGTCCTGTACCAACAACATAATTGAAATATAAATTCAAATACCTCTGTACCTGTGGAAGAAGAGTACTCTGGCCATATTTCATATCAGCAATAATCTGTGCTTCATAAATTGTTGTTCCAGACTTATCTGAATCGAGAATAACACCACCGATGTGCTTAAAAATATTAGAAATAGAATTGGATATCATATCACTGTCATCAGTATTATTTAGATCCTTAAATTCAATTGTGTCGATGTCCATAGGAGAAAGCACAACATTAACACATGGCGGAACATTTGCTGCAAGTTTATTATAGTATTTCAACGCTGTATCCGGATCAATTTCAAAATCATCTGGATCAGAAGTACCACTTAATGGTTTTAATCTTGCTACAAGAAGTTTGTATGCACTAAGTTCATCTTTAACAGCCTGAATTGATTGTAAATCCACTGCGTTTATCAGCACTTCAAGCAATCCGCCTAGGGGAACAAAATCCATAGTCGGATCATCACTATTCACCTTAAAACAAACCTGTCTTTCAGGTTCCAGTTCCTGCCATCTTAATGTGGAGTCTTTTTGATATGCTTCATATTTAGACTTGAATTCAGAATCCCAATATTCAAGATATGTCTCATGTGATCTGAAATAAGAAAAGTCAAATGCAAATCTGAATACACCTGCTTCAACAGATGATACTCTGCAGTAATCCCCATCAAGTATCTGATAGAAACAAGTTCCACCTTCCTGGTCTGAATCATCATAAACATATGCGTATACAGAATCTTCACGCCAAGCTACAAGAAGTAATTTTACAAGTTCACTGGCAAAATCCATACGTTGCCAACGAATCATAGTCTCATACCAAGTATTTGTACGTTCCTCTGGAGTCATTTCCTGTGTTGGATCATCCAATGGAATAATATTGAATGCATCTCCACAAATCATAGTTGCATAATGTAAGCAAATACGCCTGTACTCATAGCAAAGCCTATACAGATACCGGCTTAAGTTACGAAGCTGAGACTCATATGATTTTGGAGATTTCATATAAGTACGAAGTGTCTCCCTGGAATAACTCTGGAAAGTACGTGATTCAGTCTTTGATAAATCAGTAAGCTGCAATGCGTCTATCATAGCTTTTGTGGTTTTTGCCATTTCAAGTACACGTTCATGCTTTGTAAGCGTTGTTGACATTTCCGCTACAGTTTTCTTACCTTTTGGAGTATCAATAGTTGGAACAGTGGCTGATTTGTTCAATAGCAATTTATCAACTTTATCCAGTTTCTTTGTTTGATTTGATTTGGTTGTTGGGATTTTAGTTGTTTTAGGAGCTGCTTTTGGCTTCGAAGTGGAAGTTGAGGCAGCTGTGTTAACGGTTTTATTTGAAATAGGTGTACCGTCCTGCACCTTTGGCTTATTTTTACTACCTTTGGGTCTACCCATTGGTACACCTGCCTTTCTATTTTATTTTTTTAATTTGGATTGGTTGGAATGTTTGGTTTGGATTTATTTTAAGAAGTAAGAAGTGGGAGAGTAGTTGGTGTTGGTTGATGGATAGTGTTAGATTTATTAATCGAAATAAGAATGACGCTTCGCTGTACGTATTGGTAGGATGTCAGCGAGGTTTTTCATATTTGTATTCTTTGGCTTAAGTTTAAGTGCGAGTTCCTGAACAACATAATAATTATACTCAAGTGAAGAATAACGGTCCTTCCGCATTCCTGATTTTTCTTTAACTTTAATAAGTCCATTATTTACTTCATGATCAAGATTAATAAGTTCTTCAATAAGGAATGTTGTTTGATAATATGGAAGACGAAGCTTTATTTTTTGTGTATCAGACAACTTATTAAAACCTTTTATAAGCTTTTGTAATTTTTCATCAATCTCAGTTTCAGAATTTAAAAGATTAATATTTCCATTCTGAAAACCACTACGAAGAGCAAGACACATATCATTATTTGATTTTGCACTTGCTTTTATTGCATAAATAACCTTTGGAGCATTACGAACTTTGCACCTGTCTGCTAAATCATCATTATTACAACAATTTAAGGCACCATATGTCATATTATAAACAGGATCATATCTATCCTGCATTAAATAATCCAATACACCTTGTCCAACACCATTTGCGTCAATCGCAATATAATCACAATCATATTGATAAAAATAGCGCATAGTCATAAGACCAAGCTCTTCAGTCATTAATCCTTCTTGTGTTTCTATATACTTTATATTACTAATGTAATCGTTTGAGGATGTAGGAAGGGCACTGTTAATAATAAAAGCAGAAGCATCATTATCGTGTTTTTTTGATGCAAGAAGTGCAATATCAAGACTTAATATACGTTTTTCTCCAGCTTGTTTTTGTGGAATCCTTACATTACTATTTCTATAAAAATCTAAATCATGGAAACTATCTTGTAAAATTCTACGTGTATTTAATACATTAAAATTGAAAAGCGATTCGTCACCACTTCCATAAAAAATACCTTCTCGTTCCATTTTAAATGAAATATCAGAAAAAGTAGCTTCAGACATTTCATTTTCTATCGATTGACGCATAAGAAGATGCTCTGCAATTGAAAGTGTATATGGTAAATCACAAATGAAATATTTCATCTTTGGATCAAGCATATTTGCCACATAAGCTTTTACAATTTCATACATCTCAGATTGTTTATACCAGGCAGAAGACATCATAAGGATTTTATTCATTTCCTCATAACCTTTGCCCTTATATTCCGGCTTGTTTATATACGGAGGAGTACGTGGAGCTGAAAGCATTGGCTTTAATACGGTATCTATTATTTTTTGCTGAACCATACGACTTTCATCAATGATTAATATCTGACAATGGGCACCTCTTGATGACTCAGCAGCAACTTTTACCTGTATCCAACCACCAGATTTAAAATATACCGAACAATCATTTTGTCCTATACTGTATTTAGCTATTTCACTTCGTAATAACGGAGATTTCCTCATAAAATCATCCGTTATCTTCATTATTGTTTCTTTTCCCTGTTTAAAAGTATAACTACTTACCACAATAGTTGTACCAGGGTACAAAAGACACCTTACAACGCAAAATAATGATACTAAGTAAGTTTTTCCCTGTCCCCTCGAAGCAATATAATAAAAGGCATCATTATGCATCATACAGAAGAGTAGTATTTTTTGAAATAATTTTAATTCTATTCCAAGATAATCCTTCACAAACCTATGTGGATTAGCTCTATAATACGAAGCTCTTTCTGCAACAATATTCATTATTTTGTCAGTTTTATTTTTTTTTATTTGGGAATCAGATAGATTTTGTTTTAATCGTTTTGCCATTACTTTTGACTTTCATCACCAAAAATTTGGCTATAAATACTTTCAGATTTTTCATCAAGATCTTGTTCTTCTGGTTTAGTTACGGCATATTGACTAACATAATCTTCATACTCTTTAGAATAACCGCCTTCTAAGCCAAGAGCATGAGATAGTGCACCTTTAAACCATACGCGAATATATTTTCCTATACCATCACAATCCTTAAATTCTGGATCTGGTTCAGGTATTGGTTTTTCCTGTTCCCATTTTTCAATCAACTGACTAAAAGTTAAAGCGTCTGTAGCAGCATTTCCAACATTTTGTCTTGGTTGTAAATTTGCTGCATCCATTAATTTATTTAAAGATTCATCAAGTTTTGTTGTGTCTTTACTTGATTTCTGTGCTTTCCAAATATCCAACAATTTAAAACAAATTCTAACAATATATGTTTGTTGAGATTTAGAATCCACCTGTGTTCTTTCACACCAATCATCATATTGGTCTTGAAGATACAAATAATCTTCATTTGAAAGTCCTGAACCAAATAGTTTTACAATTTCTTTTCGTGGCTTTCTTTTATAAGATAAAGATCCATCTGTAGAATCGTTAAATTCACTATTTGAAAAATTTTTTCCATTATACTGTGGAAGTGACTGAACCATTACAATAAGCTGTTGTGCGGCTGTGCTTCTTACTTTTTCATTTACCGCTTCAGTAGTTTTTACTAACTGCTTATCATAATCATCTTCGATAAAACACCAATCCAATTTTCTAAAAGTATTTATTGTTTTTTCTTTATTATCAGATCTCGAACCATCTTTATTTTTATCTGTACACATGTTAAGTATACATTCCTTACATGCAAAATGCTCAATTCCATCAACTGTATCATTTGATGAATAAAAGTTACTTGCTTTTATAGATTTCCACTTTCCACAATGAGGACAATATATAAACTCTAAATCAAGAAGGCGATTATAATCTTCTGCCAAATTTGAATACGCCTTTTTAACATTTGTTATAGTCATGGTTCGTAACTCTGCATCTGTTTTTGCTTGACGCAAGTTTGCCATATAATCACCATCCTTTTAATCAGAAAAAGAGACTACATTAAGCAGCCTCTTTTTCTTTCAAATAATCCTTATAATACAACCAATTTAATTTTTCACCGGTATCAGGATGAACTCCTGCAAATCTAACTTCGTTTCTACAGCAACTTTGTAGTATTAATTTATTATTTAACCCACACCACACACTTGCTTCGTATGCATTATCAAATATTTGTAAGGTATTAAGACATATAACTTTCTTTTTACCCATACTTTTATATGATAGAAGTGTATTAATTTCTTCTTTTGTCATTTGTTTATATTCATCTAAATATCTCCAAACCAAAATATTTCCATCAGAATCTTTACCTGAATAATGTGTTGTTTTTGAACAACATGCCGTTATTCCACTATCTAGCACTCCATATTTTTCAGCAGCATAAATAATACCATCAAATATCTCGCCTGTATTTAAACATACAACTTTTGTATAATTATTATCTTCCTTTGGGACATAATCTTTTAATTTTTCTTTTGGAAAATTATCATATTCCGTTTTATACATCCAAATAAGTTTTTGTCCATTATAATAACCAGCATATCCAGCTTTATGTCTACAACATTTACTTACAGAAGTAGCTAATGTATTATAAAATTTTGCACCATCAACAATAGAATCAAACTCTTTATTTGTTGTAATACACACAATTTTATTTGATATAGACCTATTTCTACTTTCCTTTATTGAATATGTATTGCATATACCATATTTTTGTGCCGATTTAAGATAGTGTGTTACTGTATCTGAAAAAACACCAATTTCAGAACTTATTTTTCCTACAGAATATCCATCATTCCATAATTCAACAGTTTTTAATAATAATGATTGTTGTGATAAAATATTTGATTTTTTAAAATCTATTAAAGATAAATTAAGAATTGAAGATAATTTAGAATTTAAAACTTCATTTAATATAAAAGAATATCTATCATTTGATCCATAATCACAGTTTATTCGTATAACTTCAATATCATGTTCTTTTGCAAGTAGATCTTTTATTTTATCTATATCCAGTAATTCATCTTTTGATTTATCCGATTTTGTATAAGTTCGATTCCCATGTCCAAGTCCACCATCCATTTCAACTATATATTTTTTATTATCTTTTTCGAAATAAATATCATATACGCCAAAGCATTCTTTTTCATTATATGTATATTTGCACCAATCAGGACGAAATTCTCTTTCAATATAATTTAAATAATCTTTTATTTGGAGTAATGAATTGTACATAAATTTGTTTGGATAACTTATTCCATCAGAGCATCTAGGACAACAAATTCCTCTTGTACTAACTTCAGATATTTTCTTTTTCAATATATTTCCACAATCCGGACATTTCCATTCTAATATATGATTGCTATATTCACTATATTTTGTACCTTCCTCTGGATTTAATAAATATTTTACCAACTCAGGTCTTCTAGTATTAAAATCATTATATCCTATATAAATTTGATATCCAGAGCAGCAAGGGCAATAATATGTGCCATTAATTAAATCTTTTGGAACCATTTTAAAATCATGATAACTTCCATCTTTCATATAATGTCTAAAGATAGCTTTTGAACTTGCACCATTATAGCCAGATACGTATGTAAATTCATCTCCACGACTTTCTTTCAATTCTTTTATAAATTCATCAAACGGTTTCTTTGTTCTTTTTGATGTTTTTTCGTAACCACAATATTTACATCCTTGTGTTTCCTTTTTCATAAAACATTACTCGCTTTCCACTCGCATATACAATTAATATTAATAAAAATAGATAGGGCAGTGGTGCGAGTATCCACTTTCTCTTATAATGATCAGTTATAAGATCCCTACCTATTAAATATCTACTACAGGCTTTGAACCTGTATCTGATGGCACAAAATGTCCGTCCGTCATAACCAGTTAGACCAAGTAGATAAAAACTCATTTACAATAACAACAAATCTGTGATAAACTAATACTTATATCTACATTAGTAGGTATACACATCAAAGCACCGTCAGTTTCTCCAGTTTTGAAATATAAACACGAGAGGCAGGTGAACTACATGGCATTTGTACCGACAATTTTAAAGCCTGTACACGTCAGAGCATATTGACGCTTCCGTCTTTTTAGGTGGGAGTTTGTTCATGAACACTGGCGCAGTCTTCCTAACCGATAGGAAGAAATAAATTTGTCACCTGAGTCTGGATCGAATCTCTCTGATAAAGATTTTCTTTTCTTACTCAATTCTAGGTACCTGACGGTGTTTCTTCTAAAATTACCTCTATTAAATGCAAGCGGATAGTACGACCATCTATTTCTCTTATTACCTACTCACAATCATGTTATCCATGGTTCATAATTGTTTTCAGATCTGGACCAATCCAGATAGCTTCAATGCACTTGCTATACAAAACAAGACTTGGTGTAAACACCATTTCAAGTAAAAACCTCTAACGGTTTTTGTTCATTATTTTTTCCTGTCACCGGTATGCAAAATCTACACCATGCCTCCTGTGAAATATTATGTCGTATATAGGAAAGTTGGAATACAGGGACTTGAACCCTGGACCTCCTGAACCCAAATCAGGCGCTCTACCAAACTGAGCTACATCCCAAGACGCTGGACCGAAGCCCAGCTTGGAGAAATAATCATGAAAATGAAAAATACAAAGAAAAGAGAAGAATAATAGAATAGGACAGTAGTCCTATTTAGTGGATGGAGAAGGATTCGAACCTTCGAAGGCAGAGCCGCCTGATTTACAGTCAGGAGCGTTTAACCACTTCGCTATCCATCCAAATAAAATTTTATACTCAATAAAAATTGAGTTGTAGGGCAGTGTACCAGGACTCGAACCTGGAGTCTTCATTTGTATGTTTTCCAGAATTTGAATATGACGCTTTACCAATTAAGCTATACCTGCCAGATTGCAATGTTTCTTTGCCGCACATTACGAAGCGCATTTATGTAATTGCGTAGTTATTTCGCTGTCCGCCAGCTATCCTGAATAAATCAGGAAGAGTATTATTTGCTTCCGCCCAGTCGGAAGGTTCCAGCCTAAACGCTGTATGATGAATCACGGATTATTTTACATCGGCTACACACAAGAGCATTCACTTTTCAGTCGTTACTCTCTCCGATGACAGACGCTCCTTATCTGTATAGCAAAGTATTTCTACTTTGGGCGAAATAATCAAAACATGAGTTCTGACTTGTATTTTTTATGTTTCAGAATCATAATAGAGAATGTAGAAGAGTACTTCAACTACTCCGATACACTGTAACTTATTGACATAGCACCTGGCATTTAAGATAAGACCGGAAAGGATCGGTGCATTCACATCAGAAGTCTATATGATTCTGGGCGTTCTGCTCACATATTCCCCTCTGAACCAGTTAGCTACTTTATAGCTAGGAAGGAGGTGAAATATGAGAAGGGAACACAACAAGCTTAAGCTTGCAAAGTTAGCGATCCGACTTCTTTGTTTTACTATAATTATAATCGCTGCACTGTGGATGATTTTTAATAATAATCCGCAAAGCCTCACAATCTCTGTTAATGCCGATAAGGTTAACGCAGAATTTGCTGTGAACTTTGCAAGCGTATTAGATGATGATTGTCAATAAAAGACTATCTCATCGGCAATGGGCAGTTACTTTTGTAGCTGCCTCTTTGTTTTTTAGACTACATTTATTGTTTATCAGGTACTGGTGCAGACTTCCAGAACAAATCCCCGCTTTTCAGCCTCTTCTTACCTACCTGATGTCGCAAGCGTCTTGGGAATAAAATGTTCCACCACAGAACAAATATAATAGAAGAGAAGATAACAGTCGTAATACTCTGTTATTCCACAGAAATTCAAAAATGTTATGTTGGACCATAAACTAAGATGGTCAATATCAAAAGTGTTACCTTCTCTATTATGTACTTCTAAATTAAATTTTGATTGAATCCTTAATTTTTCTAACCTTAGAATGATCTACCTTTATGTAATATTTCTTAGTAACATCAGTTCCTGCATGATTAAGCATTTCTGAAACATCTTCTAAACTTGCCCCATTTTCCTTAAGCAGACTAGCATAGCTATGTCTCCAATCATGACAATGTAATGTAGGATGCCCAATCATATTACCAATTTTTTTACACCATTCATTTAGAGTATCATTACTTACACATTGTTTCTCATTTGTATAAGCCGTTTTGAACACCCAACCATAATCATCTATATTATTGTCTTCTCTATATTTACGTAATTCATTCATATAATCGCGAGTTTCTTCACTAAATGAAAGCTCTACAATTTTACCTTCTTTTTCAAGCACATCAGAGCAAATACGTTCTTCCATATTGATTTGATCCCATTTCAAATGAGCAATTGCATTAACTCTGGCCATTGTAGTGAGAGATAAAAAAGCATAAACCTGTAACTGAACATCACCATATTCAGAAAGTTTTTCTCTCATAAATTGCACTTCTTCCTTTTTTAAATAAGTTTGTACAACAACAGGTTGTCCTTGTTTTGGTCTATCAATAAATTCCATTGGGGATTCTGTAATGAGTTTTTTCTTACGAAGAAATTTATAGAAAGCGGAAATAGAAGACATGACACGTTTCTGACGATTAACATTATTACCTTGCTGTTTTCTCCAGAAATAATATTCTTCAAGATCTTCTTCTTTTGCTTCAAGAACAGATAGATTAAATTGGTTATTATACATATAAATGAACCACTGCATTAAATCAGAATTATAACCCCTAATTGTCTTTTCTGATAGGTCTCTAATTGACATATCAATTTGATATTTTTGAAACAATCTTAATGTTTCCGGATTAACCTGTTTAGCTTTTTTTGCGTCATATAATAATATAGGTTTACTTCGTTCAACTGCCATTTCTTCATCACTTCCTTTTATCAAAATATTTCGTTATCTTATGTGAGATGACAGCACTAACCATCACCTCTTCAGAGAGTTTTATAATAATGAGCGAAAAAAGTAATTGCCTCACGGCAAATCACATCACATAAAATAACGATTTTATAGTATCCACAGGACCATTACAGCCCTGTGGTTTATCAAAAAATGAAAAATTCTATTTATCTAGCAGCATCCTTTACAGCTTTTGCCAGTTTTGCCTTAACAGTTTTATGAGGTTTAATCATCAGGTCTTCCCCAGTGAGCGGATTGCGGCCTTTTCTTCCAGCTACATCCTTAACCTCAAGGCTTCCAAATCCAGGTACTCTAATATCCTCACCAGCTTTCAGTGTCTCCATGATAACTTCCTGAAGAGCTGCTACGATATCACCAGTCTCCTTAATTGTCTTCTCTGCTTTAGTTGCTGTTGCTTTAATAAGTTCAGTTTTAGTCATAATTTTGTTACTCCTTTGATCATTTAAATTTTTATAATTTTATTGTTTTTATTTATACGTGGGTCCGCCACGCTCGGCATGTTATTCAGTTGTCTATGTTCGAACTGATTTTCATCAGTCAATAACAATATTAGTAGTTCCTTTAAGACCTTTTTCTTTGTCCCAAATGAAACAAATGCATTTTCTTACAGCACCAACAAATCCGGGTTCATGTGTCCAGTTGTCGTGAAATATTGTTTAAAAACAAATTCCTGTTTCAACGTCCTCGTAACCTACTAACTCCACAGGCGTAAATTCCGGTAATTCCTACCGTACTAAAATATTCATTTACATATTTAAAATTTTTAGTCCTTCATTACGAATATTAATAGCAGCATTAATATCTCTATCATGATGTGTGTCACATTTTGGACAAATCCAATCTCGAACGGTCAAATCTTTTGTATCACTATTCTGATATCCACATACATGACACAATTGGCTTGATGGAAAATATCTATCAACTTTAACATATTGACGATTATTCCAATTAGCTTTATAAGAAAGCTGTCTTGTTAATTCATACCAGCTACAATCATATATAGATTTTGCAAGACTATGATTTTTTACCATATCATTTACATTTAAATCCTCAGAAACTATTACTTGGTTTTCGCTAATTAATTTATGAGAAATTTTGTGTAAATTATCAATTCTGGTATTATGGATTTTTTCATATATTCTTGCTACTTTAATTCTTTGTTTATTGTAGTTACTACTTCCTTTTACTTTATGAGCCAATTTGCGCTGTTCTTTAGCAAGTTTATCCGCATATTTTTTAGTGGTTTGAATATTTTCGAATTTTTCTCCATCAGAAGTGATAAGTAAATCTTTAATGCCTAAATCAATACCTATTACAGATCCAGTTGAATCTAATGGATGATGTTCTGTTTCAATAAGAACTGATACAAAATATTTTCCAGATGGATTTTGAGAAACTACTGCAGATTTTATTATTCCCAAGAAGTTTCTATGATTTTTTACATTTACCCATCCAAGCTTTGGTAGCTTTATTTTTTTATGTTCAAAATCAAGCCTAATTGTTGGTCGTGTATTAATATGATTACAATTAGTTTTGTATGTTTTTCTAAAATCTTTTTTTGTTTTAAATCTAGGAAAACCTTTATTTAATTTGAAAAATCGTTGATAAGCCATATCCATATTTATAACTGCATTATCTAATGCAAATTTATCAACTTCTGATAACCAAGGATATTTCTTTTTTAAATATTGATTTTTCCAATTGTTACAATCAATTCTACCAACAGAAACCTTATCTTTATTGTATTTTTCCTTCCTGTAAGACAGAGTTTGATTATAAACAAATCTTACACATCCAAAAGTTTTTTGAATAACTTCTTCCTGGATTTTGTTTGGATATATTCTATATTTATAAAATTTATACATTTTTAATTGTGGTATATAAGATATCAGTCAGACCATTATTAAAATCAAATATAAATGATTTACATTGACGCTTAGAAGAGTAACCTTTATCATTGGACCACTTAGACTTCGCACTAATAGTTGGAAGTCTTTGAATTCTTATATTATTATCTTCTAATAAAATTTGTTCTGTATGCAAATGTTGTAAAAACACTTCTGTAGTATCAACCTTAGACCAAAATTCTCTTGCTTCATCTGCAATTAACATTGGAAGTTTTTTAATATCTCCATCGTGTGCAAAACAGAATAATGTTTTTCCAAATACTTTGTATTTTCTTGGAAGCGGTTGATAATCAACCTCTACATTATTGTCATCTCTAAACCAAGCATCTACATATTTTGCAAGCTTAAATCCAGTTAATTCATCATGATTTCCCATTACATAAATTACACTTACTTTACATCTTTCTTTTAATATATCAATTGCTTTTATTACCATCGAACAAAGTTTTTCATACGCATCATAATAATGAATATCACTATTTTGCGGTGTTCCTTTAGTGGTGGTACCTGATAAGTTATCTCCATTTAACATATCTCCGCCAATACAGAAAATAATTTCTTTAAAATTATACTTTTCTGTTCGAGATAAAATATCTTCAATAACATAAAAAAATAATTTTTCTGCAATTTCACAATTATATTCATTATTAGTGGAAAACAATGTTGCCTGTAAATTCATATGAAGATCTGCAATGTCAACAAGTAGTAATTTATCACCATCTAAATAAAAATTATTTTTTAATATTTTTGGTTTAGAATAATTTCTATCAAGTCTATTAAAAAATTCTTCTATTTTATTTAGTGTAATTGAAATTTCAGTTCTAGGTTTTACATTGATTTTGCTTGCATACAGATTTTTAACACCAGATTTTCCACCCTGATTCCAAATAGAGTTTCTTGCAGAGACAAGTTCCCATTCGAGTGGGTCATAACCATGCGCGTTAAGTAAAAATTCAGGATTTTTCAAGTTTTCCTCATTAATCTCAATAAGTCGATCACTTGTAAAAGAGCCATCTTTGTTTACGTCTGTCTGTTCTTTATATCTTGGAAGTGAGAGAGGAGCCGGTTCATCTGTAATTGGTTCACTATTTACTTCCATTTCTTTTCTTCTTTTTTCATCAAAATATTCTTTTACGAATACGCTGCCATACACATTGCTACAAGCGTTCCGAAGAGTATTGCGAGATAGTGGAATAGAATATTGATCAATAATTTCAGTCCAATCTTTATCTGAGTTTCCCTGTACTTTTGCAGTTATTTCAGCAAACGAAGCCTCGTATTGTTCAGGTGTCATTCCATAATCACTTATTCTTTTTTCGAAATCCATAGGCGATCACCTACTCTGCGTTATCTGCATCCTCTGCAGGAATTACATCTAACTCTTCCTCAGTTTTAATCTGAGCAGTCATCTCAATATACTGGTTTTTCATGGCGTTAAGAAGATCAACAACAAATATTTCTTTTTCGTCACCATTTTCATCTGTATATGTAATTGTGGAACAATCATCGGAAAGTGTTCCTTTAATAGATAATTTATCGGTTGTATTACGTTTAAATGAAAGTGAACTCTTCATTTTTTTCTTCTCCTTTTATTCATAAAATTTTTTTAAAATATAACTGAAATATCAGAAATAATTTCATCAACAACATTATATTTTTTCAGCTCTTCCTCAGTGAGATACCAGTCTTTAGATCTATTTTTATTGAAAGTTTTCTCATCAATAGATGTACGCTCAAGAACATAAGACTTCATATCCTCAATCTGTTTCTTATAATTTTTCTGTGCAGAATCAATTTGTTCCGCAGTACCGGAAAATGATGCATTTCCAGAATGAACCATCATTTGAGTATGTTTAAATGCATATCTCTTATGTCCGGACAGAAAAATAATAAATCCTGCTGACATAGCTACTCCCATAGCAACTGTAATAATTGGAATGCGCGAAGCAATACATAAATCTGCAAAGAAGTTTGCCTGTTCAAGATCTCCACCGAAAGAGTGTATTAATAAGCGAATCGGCTGCAGTTCGGAAGTTGGTATATCTTTTTCGGCAATATTTAACTGAATAATGATTTTTGCAAGTTCAATTAATGCATAATCTTCTTCAATTTCAAAATCAATATAGAATGTTCTATTTTTTCGATCCTCCCAGTAGGTATATTCTTCTGGAGTAGGAACATCACTTTCTTTTGTTGTCCCAACAAGGGATAATGGTAAAATATCCATACGTTTTACCTGCTTTCCTTTTAGTCTTTTTAATTACATAAGATCTGCAAGCTCACTAAGCTTTGATCTATAGTTATTTTTCAATTTGACACATCCAAAACTTTCGTTACCTTTGAACACGTCAATAAGTCTATTCATTCCGATATTTTGAATATTAGTGTCTTTCTGTTCAATAATATCTCCCTCATAAATCTGTTTGCACCCAGACTTACAACGTTGAATTATTGTTTTTAAAGTATAAACATCTAAGTTCTGTGATTCTGTTACAAGACAAATACTATCTGATTCAAGTTCTATACCTCGTATATTTGCAGTTGGAATAATATCTAACATTCCACGCTCAACCATATATTCTACTTGCTGCATATCACCAAATTTTGATGCAAGAATATTTCCAATAGAACCATAATAAAGAAGCTTTGTAAGATGATCACCTTTTTCAAATCCAAGCGTCTTTGCATTTTTTAATGGCTCATAAGAATAGATAATGTAGCATTTTTTAAATCTACCCTTTTCAATTTCTTGCATAATATAATTAAGCGGAAGAGTAGTTTTACCTGAACCAGCCTTACCGTATAATACTGTAATATCATTAGTGTTAATTGAATCCATTGCAAATGCCTGAATATTATCTAATGGTTTTAATGTCCCAAACATATTAGATTTAAATGGCTTGCATCTAATTGACTGATAAGTTTCACCATCCCATTTTAATGTATCTACTTCATTTCCATTCTCATCCTTAAGCAGTACATATTCGTTTATCAAAAGATTTAATGTATTTTCATTAAGATGTTCATAAAAATAAGCCATCTTTTCTTCTGACAGACTTATTTCCTGGTATCCTTTATAATAATCAAAATTATTTTCAGTCGCACTTTCAACATCTAGTTCAAAAATCCATTTAGCAATTGTTTTACATGCAAGATCATTGGTAACAAAAATAGCATTTTCAATTGTAGAAGCACATGCACAAATCTGATTATCTGGGGAATTTTCAAGACCTTTTGATTCAATAATAGATAGGATAGAATTGTCTGTTACAACAACTTTGTACTTGTCAGTATTTTCATCTAAGATATGTAAAATCTTTCGTGATTTATATTTTGTTTCTTCATCTTTATTTCTTGATACTTTAATATGCTCTAGTTCTTGAAGGGTAGTAGAGCTAATGTAAAAATAGCTATCTAATACATTTTCTTGTAATGCTAAAACAGCATTTGTATCATAAAATTTTACTTTTGTTTCGATGGTAAATAACCACCTTTCTTTAAGTATTTCGCCTTATGCGATATATTCAGTTGTATTTTTCTTATTTTAATTTCTCCACTCTATCTGCATAGTAATCCTCAATATACCTCTTGTTTCCACAGGTTTTATAATACCCCACATGGTATCCTCTGAAATTCATGTACCCACCTGAGTATGGCTTTAAGATTTTCTTATCAATAAGGGTCTGAATACCCTCCTTTGTAATTGTTTTAATAACAATACACACCTTTCATTCTAAATTTCCTCGTAGAAGAGGATAGTAATTGCAGGAGACAGATTTGAACTGCCGATCTTCAGAGTATGAATCTGACGAGATACCAAACTTCTCTATCCTGCGTCAATTTAAACCACAACTGGACCAGTTACGTAGCCTAGCCCAGCTGCAGTCGCAATTTGTGAATGGTCACCCATACACTCACCTCACCCCTGTGAGCTGTTTGTACATTTTAATTCGCGAACCCATATTTATAACGCGCATTCGGCAATAGCGCGAGGGCCTACTAACACAACTCTGTGCTTTCACGTTATTCTCCCTATACGTGGTAATTGTTGCACCTTTGAAAAACCCTTATTTTTATTGGCTTTATCAAAGGTCAAAAATTTTTTTTTCGCAATCTTAAGACCCAATAAAGTTATTTAAAAACTTATTTTTATCATATTTGTATAAAATATTAAGAGTTTTTTTGACATATTTGCTAGGATTATTTTTCCTCTGCTCTGTAAGTCCTTTATTAGAACTTATACCAATGCTTATTTCAATAAGTCTATTTATTGTAATCACATTTCTAATTCGCATTTTTGAAATTTCATTTAATAACTCATGAAACTTATTAGCAATTAAATCATAGTATATTTCTGTATCACTACAAGATAATTGCAAATTTTTTATATAAGAATCATAATCTGCAATTAACGTCATAATATTTGAAATTTGATAATTATTAGGCTTACCTTTCATCTTAATAAAGAAATTCTCAGTAGGAGTAGTAACCTTAGTGCTTGCTCCCTGGATTTTATCTAACCATTCCTGTAACCAGTTCATTGGGCACACAAGATCTTTATTGATTCGTCCTTTTAATTTGTTCTTGGATTCCTCAATATCTTCTTGTGGAAGCTCTTTGCCATCCTTGGTCACAGCGATTTCTCTTGTGTATTTCATAAATTCAGGGAAGTCACACTTTTTCATTCTTTTATTCCCATTCTTATCAATTACTTCTTTTTTCATTGACATGCATGGAAGTTTACTTATTCTATCAATCTCTTTAACACCATCAATTTCATAAAGCCTCTTGCAGCTGTCGATTATTACTTGCATCTGTTATGTCCCTGGCTCTTTATCCAGGGCAGCTCCGAATTTCTCCGGAGTGTCGGAACATATCTTTGCCCACATCTTATTTTGTTTGGGCACTCAGCGCTCGTGTCCATATTATTAGTTGCCATACTGCAATGATTGTTCTCTGAGCCTTCCGGTTACTTTAACTGGCTTTCACCGGCTTGGTTGCTGATTAGCATGAAAAGCTTTCCAGCAGTTCACTGAGTATTTTTTGAACGAAGTTTCCTCCGAACCGGCCCATTTAATAACAAGCCAATACTGAAAGAATTACGAAATTATCTGATAGCTCATCAAGTCTTTTTGGATCTGGACTATCACCCTGTAATTCACTCCAGTAATAAGTCATGGCAAGCTGTGCCAAATTACTAGAATATCCAATTCCGATTCTTGATTTAGAAAATGTATTATCCATACGTGCATATTCTGATTTGTTACTTTTATAAACCACGCCACTTTCTTTTAAATCATTAACAATAGTAGGGTAGTGTTTATAGCAATAAGCTGCACATCTTACCATAGTAGGCTGATTTGTGGCTAAAACGAAGTCACTGTCAAAATCGCAACCATTTAAGCGTGGTTGTACATCAGTACAAATACAGTTCACTGCAGCAATATTTGAAGAAAATTCAAAGTATTTTTCCATTTCATCACTGTAAACATTGTGAAAATAACAAATATTATTTGGGGAATTATGCGGATTGCGAAATGCACATAGAAATTCATCATGTTTAAATCTTGTTGTATAACATTGAATAGTTCCAGATTCTGGTTGAAGGGTAGGATCTTTTGTAAAATCCTCACCAACAGAATAGAGTAGAAGAGCGTATGGATTACCACAAACAGTTAAATTATCTCCGTTCACAACAATCTTGCCTTTTCTAAGCTTATGTACATATGCGGAAATAATTTTAGACTTCTCATGCCTGAAGAACGTACTGTTGCCAAATTCATGGTTGTGATCATATAAATCAGCCATCATCTCATAGTGGTTTACCTCATTAGCATTTTTTCTTAAGAATTTTTCAAACTCATCATTATCTTGTTTCAGTAACTCCACATATTCAATACTGGTGCTTGCAATATCCCTTACATCATCTTTGGTGCATGGGAGGGTATTAACCATCTGATAACTGAGCTGTTGGTATTCTCCAAGCTTACTAGGATGATCACTTTTTACGACACCGAACACGCTGCCATCTTCATTTACTTTTTTACACCAATACTCATACGCAGATTCTAATGAGCCGCCCATCAAATCTTTGAATTTTTTCCATTTAATGGCATTGTCAGTAGTGATAATCTTAATGTCTTTCAAATAATGCCAATGACCAAACATGTCTTGAATCTGATATGTTTCGTAATCATTGCCTGTTTTTTCACACCAATCTTTAAAAAATAACTGTATATGAGATTTAAAACCACACATCTTAAATAAATGGTGTCTCATCAGAGCCATGCCGTTGATTTTAACAGTCCATTCCGGATTATAAGCATTTCTGCAATCTTTAAAATAATCAGCTTCGATCAATCCCATACCATCCCAAAGTGTATTCTTGACTTCAGTAACCTTCTTATCTACTACACATTTCTTACCAATTCGACCCTTAGAATCAATGTAATCTTCTGCACGAACAATGTTAGCCATTGTCTTAAAAAATGAATCTTGGTCCCTAAGAATGAGAATATCCTCTACAGGAATATACTTAGTTCCAACGATGGTAGATGTAGTAAGTGGAGCATAGGCAGACATCTCAACAATTTTTGCATTGTCATCTGTCATTAGTTTTCCAAGTCCGATAGTTAACCATTCGTAAGCCACTTCATAAAGTTCAGAGTTTATAAAGATAACCTGTCCAAGCTTTGCTTTAGCACTGGTTCGAAACAACATCTCATAGTGAATTGTTTCTTCACTTTTAATAGTGCCATCTTTATTCTTAGTTTTATAAGTAACATCTACACCTTCGTTATAGAATTTATCTCTGATTTGCTCACGCTTTTTCTCATCATAGAGATCCTTGTTATTCTCAACTTTCTCCAAAGTGTATTTAAGACGTTCCTTTAATTCGCCATCAGAATTTTTATACAACTGCTCAATTCGTTTATGCTCATCCTCGTAAGATCTTGTGCCAAAGTCAAAGTCTAAGCAAATAATATCTCTAGTAGATTCACCTTTATATACATTAAGACCATTCTTTATAAGAAAAGCAGAGAATAAACTATTATTAAGCATTGCTTCAGTATATGAGAAATAATCTCTTGTACCTAAATTAACATCATATAATGTACCGGCACTGATATTTTTAATTTTAATTCCAAACTCACTAATGATAATCACCACCTTACATTATTGATGATCTTTCTTAGTAGAATTTTTAGTTGATTTAAATTTATATTTATTTCCCTTATTCTTATTATTACTCTTTGTCCATCCAATAGAAGAAGCTGCAGCATTAATATTACAACTAGGAAATGGAGGATAATCAGTCTCAAAGGCATATAAATTTAATATATTTGATGCATAGCGATGAAATTCTTCACGAGATGGTATAGCAGGAAATGTACCACCTGTATAATAATTTTTAGTAGTCTTAGATGATAATCTCTGTGTAAGTGCAACGTTGTCTGTGTTTACTTCTGTATTCATATTTAGTATGTACTCCTTTTAACATAATTAGTATTAATCCTTTCTGTGCGAGGTTGATAAGTTACATAACCTACTAAATGTGAAGGGTTGAAGGGTAGTAGGTCATATAAAATTCTTCTTAATAGAAAAATCTTTATTCACAAAAATTGCAAATGTGTTATTTCACACCTGACTATTAATTTCTTCTCTATTTAGTTATAAGTTATATTGGAATTTATTTATCTGAATAGATAATGAGTAATAAATAATGATAATAATAGTAAATAACAAAATCAATTAGAACGAAGCTAGATGTGAAGCGTAGCGAACATATAGCGTAGTGATGACAAATGAACGTAGCGTAAGCGAAGTGAGTGCGGCAGCCTCTGGTGGAACACCAGTAAAGTATAATCAAAATTTTATAATAAATATTTATAATCAATATTTCAAACTAACTATCCTGTCGTTCCGACAGTGCTTAACCGCATTCACTTCGCTAAAGCTTCGTTCATTTGGAATCACTTCACAATTTTTCGCTAACGCTTCAAAATTGTTCGTTCGAAATTGGTTTGATTGTATAAAATTGGTTTTATTTTTATATAGCTCTTTTTATAAATTTTTTTATTTTGTCTTTTAAGGAATTAAAATTGAGATCCCTTTATTTTATTGGCATCGAAAGCCCTAATTTTTCAATTTTAGGAAGTTTGACTTCCTAAAAACTTTTTTCATTAATTTTCTCATCATCTAATTTTAACCATTCTTTGAGAAGCATTCTCATACGGACAGAAGGAATGTAAATATTAATTTTTTCATCATTTCTTATTTTACTTCTCCAAATCCATTGAATCATTTCTGATAAAGCATATTTATTTGCATTTAATGTTAAATTGTGTTTTGAAAAGAAGTTAGTTATTCCTGGATGAAAAAAGATATTGCAACAATAAACTAATGTAGATTTTTCATTATAATCATTTGTTGATCTACAATTACATGGAACAAACTGCTTTGTATATCCCTTACCTTTTAGTTTGTTTTTTGCTTTCTTAAAACAAGTCCACATAATATCTTTTGATGAAGAATTAATAATATTTGTAAAATAATTGTAAATGTTATTTTTTAATTTATCTGTATAATTTTTATTTGCAGTATCAAACCAGCTACTTGAAAATGATGTAAGTTTACATGGAATATTTTCATTAAGTTTACCTTCGTAAATATTAATGAGATCCTGATATTTAGTTGTATCTGGTTTATAATAATCTACAATTTTATAAAATCCATTTTCAAGTATAATACTTTTTACTGTATAGTCGATATGATATACATCAAAATAATATTTTAAAATACTTGCATCAAACATATATGTAAGAATATAAATATTTTTAAAATAAGAAAAAATTTCTGGTGGATATCTCCAAAGAAGAATAGTGTCATTAATACATAGCAGTGATTTTGTGATTGCTAATTGTTTAATGTCGTTATATTTGCTATCCAGTTTATATTCTTTTTCATTCCATATAACAAAGCCATCTTCGTCAATTGTAATCCAACCGCCTTGCTTAAGAATTCGTAAATCACCTTGTTTTAATTCTGTATAAGGTTCAATTACATTTAATACCTCATCAAGAATAAGAGTGTAATTAAGTGTTTGTGAAATTTCTCTTATGTTAGATCGAGTATTTTCATCAAAATTCTTAAATAGTTCGTGGGTAGAAGCAATATTAGAACCTTTCTGAAATAACATATTGATATTATTTAATTTGCCCTTTCCTCTGTTTTGTGGTTGGAAGAAATCGACATCAGTTTTATCCATAATACGTTTTACTTCATCTAAGAATGGAGTTATATAAAGAAAACGGTCATTACAGTAATCAGCTTCATTAACGTGTTGAATTGCCCAACTGGTTTTACCAGATCCCATGATAGAATCAATTACAGTTATCATAAATTATTTTTCCTCCTTTGGAATTTTTATAATGCGCCATGCACTTTTATATCTTCTTCTAATTTTATTTCCATTTTCATCTACAAAAGTAATTTGTTTTGTTATTGGTTTTATACGAAAATTGATTTTTCGTTCTTCTAAAACTTTATTAATAGAAGATGCTCTCTTTAAAAGTTTTCCATTGCTTTTAGCATTTATAGTTTCTATTAATTCTTTTCTATCTGCCCACATAAGAAAAATAGTTCCTTTATTATAAAGTTTTCTTAAATATCTTTGTAGCTCTGTATATGGTCGTTGAGCCATAAATAATTCCTCCTTAATATCTACTTCTAAATTATTTTTCTTTATATTCTGAAAAAACGTTATTGTATTCTTCTTCAGTTAGTGCACGAAGTAACCTATATTTGTATTCTGGTTTACAAAGAACTAATGGTCCATAAGGATTTTTCTCATCAACTGGGTTGCAATAAAAATATTTTTCACCACGTTCAAATGCTTCTTTTGCCCATTGTGTAAGATCTTCTCTACGGTAAAGCATAGGTTCGCCATTTTCTACTGCGTCAAAACGTCTGGAGATATGTACGTCATAGCGATTAAACAAAAGTTGTAGATCTGATATTGTTTCAACATTTTCTTTGCCAAGTAAGATAGATACGTATCTCTGAATTTCGTTATTATTCATATTTAAATTCTCCTTAACTGATATATGCTGTGTTATTTTCTTCTTGTTTAGATTTGTATTTAATCTAAAAATAGTGATAGTGAAAGTGAGATAGATGGATCAATATAGACTTCTAAATGGATTTTCATTTTATTCTTAGGAATTAAATTTGATACAAAATGAGAAGTGTATTAGTTTAATGTAAATTCGAGTTAAATTTGAATTAGATTTGAATTAGATTTGAATTAGATTTGAATTAGATTTGAATTAGATTAAAAAAAATATAGCTATATATTAGACCTGGATGGTGATCTGGGTAGTGAGTGCAGCTGAGATTAAAACATACCCCCATTACGGTACTTTAGATGAGTTTTTGATGGTAAATTTTGACGAGATAGTAGTTGATGGTAAATTGGTAGGGTAGAGGTGTTTGGTCGATTTTTAGGGTGGAATTTTGATATAATGTAGGTGTAGATTATAGATGTGTTAAAAATACTGGGATTTGAGTGAGTGTTGAGTTAAAAAAATAAAGCAGCATATCCGGATTGGATGGCTGCTTTTAAATTTTTTAGTTAAATTGTGTGAATTAAGTTGTGTTTTTTTGATACCGAGAGATAACAGTATTTATATAGGAAAGAATGCGATTGATGTGATGAGTAAAATGGGATTTGAGTAGGGATTTATTTGGATTTTATCGAATGAGTGTTTTTGTAATAGTGAAAAATTGCTAGTTATGCCAGGAAAACATTGAGATTTTGGTGTGGTGAGTGGGGAGCGATGGTTGTGGAGGAACTTGGATGGTTGAACGGTATCGATTGATGGCTTGAATTTATTTGAGTTGAGCGAGATTGGTGTGTGATTTTTGTGTGATTTTTGGTGTGATTTTTGTGGAGTGGGAGTGAAAGATGATAGGAAAAAACTGGGATTTTACGATACGGTGGTCGATACGATGAGAGAGTAATGTAGTGGTGCGGATTATAGGGATTTATTGGGATAGATGCATTTTCCAGTCAGTGTGGAGATTGACCTGCTTATGCTGCTGAGCCGATCCTGGATCTGCTCCAGGATGGAAAGTACCCCCATCCCTTATTTTCTATGACTTCTAATAGATATTAGTAGACATGCTTTTATACTTCTATGATAGAAAATATAGAAATTACTATACAAGACATTCTGGCGTTGTCTGGCAAGGGCTTTAAACTGGTATATAGTAGGAATTTTTCAAAAAAATAGGGTAAAAAGTCGTAGAAATCCAGTATTTACAAGGGTTTAATGGCTATGGATAAAATGAAATTTTTTACCAGACATTGCAGTAATACCATATAATACAGTATCGAAAACTATGTTATATCATTTTCAAAACAATTTAACTAGTACACTATAGTACATCATGTATACCATAAACTATCACATATGGAATACTAAACTACCTTATATAGTTTTCAAAACTACATGACATAGTATTCCTGTACACCATTTTATGCACTTTGCACAATGTCTTTCCCCCGATTCCCTAAAAATTACCCTCAAAAAGACACTTTCACCATGCAATCCACACCATATCACAGCCCACAACCCCACTAAAATCAACGCTTTTGTGCAATATGCCTATACCGCAGCTCAACTCACTGCTTACAAAATGTATTTCCCACACGGATGTTTTCAAACAATTATACAATTACACGCACAATAGCCATAATACACTAAATTGTATTTATATTTCACCTAAATCCCTAGCTATTTTCTCATTTACAGCTTGATTTATAAAATCATTCAGACTTTTATAACCAAACTTGCTACAATGTATTTTCAATTCTTCTTTTTTACCTTTTTTGACTGTAAAGCGTACCTGGTCATAGTTATTTTTTATATAATCATTATCATATTTTACTTTATTGAATTTATTTTCATTATTATCTGACATTTATATATCAACCTACTTTCATTTTTTTGCATTATATAGAAGTAATTCTACAAGAATTATACCATACGACAGCCCACAACGCTAGTAAAATCAATACTTTCCATGGTTTTTACTTCTGTATTTTTGAAATATTCCTTCTAATAAAGGCGAATTAAAAAGTATGCAATTATACACTTTGTACAAAGTGAACAGAAAAGCAAGCTACACTTTGTACAATATTCCGACTTGAAAATACTTTGTACAAAGTGTTATACTTGCGTCAAGCAATTGAGATACAGCAACAACGACTTCAAAGCCCATGTGGGGCGGTCAAAATCGAGATTGCAAAAAAGTTTTAAAAAAGTATTGACATATCAATAACGATATGGTAATATGCAACTATCAACAAAACATATCAATAACGGTATGAGAAAGAGGTGAGAAATTTCCAGATTTTCAACAACTACATAGAATAGGGTTTTAATCTGGAAGTCCTCAATAGATACCTTGACAATATCTATTGTAGCATTTCAAAGGACTTCTGGCAAGTATAAATCCCTAGAAAAATAAAACACAAAAGTGTTTTGCACACAAGTAGTCAAGCTGTCCTAGACAGTACACCAAAACGTGTGAACTACAAAACATTGGAGTGCCACCAGATTTTTATAAAATTTTGCTGGTGTACAAATTGAATAAAGGGTATAAGACTACACCTTGAAGTAGTTAAGCCATTCAGTCGTACTTTGTGGTGAGGTGTGCATACCAGTGTACATGACAAGAGTTTAGTTAGTCTCTTTGGATAAAATTGGAGTCCAGTCTATATTCTAGGCAGTGGGCGATAAAGATTCCGATTGAAGCCCATCACTCGAAAGAGTGAATAGAAAAAAATAACAACTAGCATTTAACATCAGCTAGTAGCAATACAGTATATAAAGTTGTGGGAATAGGGTAAAACCTATCCTTTTTGTGCAGAGTAATGTCTGCCAGTCACGTAAGGACTTATCTGGTTATATACAAAAGTTATACATAGTTCAAAGGGTGAACGAAACAAGTTTACCCTTTGGTAGTGTGCATAACACGAAACAATAAACTATTTTTGTACCCACATGTGGGAGAAAGAAGAGGTTAATATGAAAAACACAATGTTAGCAATCAATTTTTGGAACGAATCAGCTACACCAGAAACAAAGAAAGAGTTCATGGAGGCAATTGACCATGAAAACGCGCTCATGTCAATTCAGTTAGTGGACAGCCAGATTGAGGCACTTCAGAAGAAAATTAACAATGCCAATTCAGAGGACAGTGACGCGACAGAAGAGGAAAAAGAGGCACTTGAGCAACAGATGGAGTCTCTTAAAAAGACTAAATCTGAGCTTGAGGAGAAGTCCGCAGATACTGAGTCTACACATGACATAGTTGTAAACATCATGTCTGAGAAGAATGAGAATCACTTTGGCAATGATTCCGACACTGTTCGGACTATTCTCCGTGTACTGGCTTCCTGGGATAACTCTAAGCTCATCAAGTACGCAATCATTCCGGCATTCCAGTCCCCAGACCTTTACAATGCACTTGAGGCAATCCATGTCAACTCCACAGCTGGGGAGGATGGTGAACTTATCCTCACAGACGAGGTGAAGTCTGCTTATAAACAGGCTTCCCAGGAGTTAGAGCGTATCATCAAGGTTACATTCAGTCTCCCATTCGAGACTCCATATACGACTAAAACTCGTGTTAAACTTACCGCAGAGGATAAGAAACTCCTCAACGATTGCTATATTAAAGGTTTTTCCAACAAATTCGACCAGGATGACGAGACCGGACGTGTAACATTTAAGAAGCGTCAGCTCAATAAACTGGTCAAAGAGCGCAAGAACAAAAAGACAGGCAAGGTGGAGTATGACTATTCCGGACTTGCAACAACTATTTTAAACATAGTTATTAAGCACTACTTTGCATAAAGTGTGTAGTTTGAAGGGCAGACATGTTCTGCCCTTTTATAGTACACATTTTAAGATTAAGAAGGAGGAATTTACCATGTGTAAAATCTATCATACTTTAAGCCGGGAAAATATCCGTGGGATGTATTTCCCCATGAACTCTGTAGTAATGCGCCTTGATAATGGTATGCGTTTAGTATGTACCAATTTCCACACAAAAAGAATAGGTTTTCTGGAGCTGTTTGTGTGGCTGCCAGACCAGGGCAAATGGGTCAAGACCCATGAGAAAAATATCCTCACTAACGCTATGTGGGAATACTACAGTAAGAATCTCCGTAGAATAAAACCAGATCACAACAACTATGAGGATATGATGAAACACTCTCATAAGCGCAAAGGTGCAGGAGGTGGAGTCCGTTTAGGTAATAGTGGGTACACGACAGACTACGAATGCTCTAAAAATCCCATGCACGATTTCCGCAGATCAATGTATGTTCAATGGAATCAGGCATAAAATACTTGAAATACCTTCTAGCATGTCATATAATACATATATAGGAGGTATTTTGATATGGACATAAAAGAAATGATAGAATTATCTTTGATTCATAGCAATATGACTAAAACAGATATTGGAAATCACTTTGGAGTTGCACAACCAAATATTTCACGTAGAATTAAAACAAGCAAATTTACAAAAGAAGAGCTTGAGGAAATTGCCCATGTAATGGGTGCAGAGTATCATAGTTATTTTGAGTTTCCAGACGGTACAAAATTTGGGGACTAAAACAGAAATTAAAAATCCAGGACTCAGTGTTAATTCACTGGGTCCTTTTTTTGTTGCCCAAAAATTCACGCCCACATAGTACAAAGGCAAAGTATAATCCGCACACCACACAGTTAATCACGCATACCCCAAAACTGCGCAAAAATACGTAGCTTAACCCCTGAGCTTATAGATGCCTCTCCCTTAGTGTGTACGGATAGATAGCGGTTCGATTCCGCTTGTGGGCTTTGATTTCCATAAGGGAAATCACAATTTTTTATTGACAAGAATATACTTTTAAGTTATAATCGGCTCAAAAGAAAGGAGAATAAAGGATTTGTTTGAGGTTATTTTTTACAGAGACAAGAAAGGCAAAGAGCCGGTAAGAGACTACATCCTCTCATTATTTGAGAAGGATACAAAAGACAATAGAATAAAGCGTGAGAAAATTTTGGACTACATTGACGAGCTTGAAGAGAAAGGAACGAGAGCAGGAATTCCTTTTGTGAAACATCTCGAAGGTAAAATCTGGGAATTGCGACCACTAAGGGATAGAATTTTATTCTTTGCATACATTGATAATAAAATCGTTCTATTATCTCATTTTCAAAAGAAAACACAAAAAACGCCAAAAAGAGAAATTAAAAAAGCAGAAAAACTTATGAATGACTATATAGAAAGAGGTGAAGATGATGAGTAAAAAGAAAATCAGTCCCAGGGGTACATCCTGGGACGAATTTAGAGATCAGATGTACACTCCAGAAGAGATTGCAGAAAGTAAAGTTCGGAGAGCAATCATAAATGAAATTGTTCAGGCAAGGGAAGAGGAGGGTATTACTCAAAAACAGCTTGAAATTATGAGCGGAATTAAACAACCAATTATTTCTCGGATGGAGAAGGGAACCACAGATCCACAGTTGTCTACAGTATTAAAAGTACTTAATTCTTTAGGGAAAACCTTAGAAGTAGTATCAATGAAACCTGTGAAATAATAATAAAACCTCAACAAAGCGAATATTCTCAAAATGAAGTAAGGGAGAGAATAAAATAAGTGAAAGTTCGGTATTAGTTTTATCAGCACACACAAGAGTCTATCAATTAGATAGGCTCTTTTTTAATGCCAAAAAATAATTCTCATTTTTCAGAAGGGAGATTTTGTTTATTATGTCAGCTCCAAAAACTACCACAAAATAAAATTACATTCTAGGAAGGGAGATCATAAAATGAAAAAATTTCTTGTAGCTGCAACATTCGCAGCATTAACAATTACCACATCAACCACAGTTTCCGCAAAGGCAAATATCCGGTATGGTACCGGAATTGTGACCGGTGCAAAATCTATTACAACACAGGACGGTAATGTCTGGCATACCAAGCGAAAACTCCATCTTCATAAGGGAGCTAACGTCCAGGTTAAATTTGACACTAAGGGAACTAGGCGGAAAAAGGATGATACAATCCTTAAAGTTTCCAAAGCTCCAAAGGCAAAGCAGGCGAAACCGGAGGTCAGCATTCCAATCTCTGATATAGCTCTAGTCTATACAGACAGTCTTGGCTATACAACATTACAGCTGAAAGATTACGGCTGTGTGGCTGACGATCCAAACAACATTAGTTATGAAACTGTCAAACAAATAGTCAACTCTTATTACGTCTCTGTAAGGGAAGCTACAGATTCCGTGACAGTAACAGAGCCAAACGGAAATATCTGGAGTATTAGAAAGTGAGGTATTTACAATGTCAGAATCAGTTAAAAACTATAAAAAAGAGGCAATTAGTATTGCAAGGGATTTTCATTACTCAACTAGTATCCTTGCACGTCTTAACAACGCCACAACGGAAAGCGAAATCTGCCGTTTGATGATCGAAGGCAGACATTCAAAACGGTATTATTAAAAACACCTATATAATAAGGAAGCTTTTCATTCCATCTACGGTTCGTAGGTGGATTTTTTAATATAAAAAGTTTCCGATTTTGGAAGAGAAACACAAGGAGGTGTAAAGCAAATGGTTAGAACATGTGCATTAGTTGAGCGAAAATATGACAAAACTAAAGCTGTCGTAATTTTTGATCGCTGCGAGGATGGTTTTCCACTAAGCATAATGATGTTTGAGTTTGCAAGAGAAAACTATCCGTATAAGTACCCTTCGCCGTTTGGGGATATTAAAAATATCTCATGTGATACGGCAAGAAATGAGAAGGAAATGAAAGAGAAAGGATGGGTGAAACTTACAGATGAAACGCAAATATTATAACTGCGAACTTAAAGAGCTGGATGCTCAGAAACTCAAGGCAAAACTGAAAGAAGAGGGAATTGAATTTGAGTCATCTGGTGTTGGCTGGCATTATACACATTTTGAAATTCTGTGCAATGACGCAGAAGTGGGAATCATTGATAACTTTTTAATGGAACTGTAATGGAGGTATAAGGCAAATGGTAGAGGTATTAGCAACAATCAATACTACTGAAAAATCAGTAGGAAGAGTATGCAACTATTTAACAAACAGAAGAGTGAAACACAGAGTAGTTTCATCTGGTGACAATATGCAGATCAAACTACTCACCACTCGAAGCGAAATCGCAGAAATCAATAAATTTTTAGAAAGGTAGGTAAACAAAAATGGGAGCAGCAGCAGAGGCAATTAACTATGATTATGATGTTATTGATACACCAACTGAAACATCGACAACAGACAAGATTGTTCGGTGCTTCACAGATAGCGAGCTTAATGATGAGCTTGCTAATCTGTTAAAAGATAGTCTTGCTGGTGTACGCAAGGCAAACCTGGAAGATCACGGTCTTGAAATCCGCAAAAGAAACCGTGAATTGATTATCAGAGAGAAGAAGAAACAGAAACTTCTTTCTATGGTTGAATTATCCATGATGATTTTTGTACTGTTACTGATTCCGGTTTTGGGAACTGTAATTGTAAGGGAAACGGTGTATTTATGGCTGTATGTTGTTACAGGACCAGTCGCAGTTTGCTTGACGAACCAGTTAAGAAAAATGTAGGAGGAGGTATAAAAATGTATAAAAGAAAAACTGTAGACTGTTACGCCATTGAGGGGTTTTACGAAGGGTATGGCTGGAGCATTGAGTGTAACTGTGAAGACTTAAAAGATGCAAAGGTGCAATTAAAAACATATAGAGAAAACGTCAGCTATCCGGTTCGGATAAAGAAATGGAGAGAGAAAATTAAGGAGGCATAAGGCAAATGGAACTGAAAAAGTATATTACCTACGAGGAACCATTGGAAGGAAAAAGTTTTACAATCAACCAGCTTCATGAGGTTTACAGAGATCTTGTAGACAAAGAAGAGTATCAAGATTTTGACTGTTGGTTTACCGATATGTTGAAATCTGGCGTGTTTAAGGAGGTGTAACAATGGGCAAGAAAACAACTAAATCATGGGATAAGAAACAGGAGCGAAGGCTCCGGTCTTATCTCAAGGCAAACGGTTATTTGTATATCTGCTCAAAAGGCAGCCATGACAAATACCGGTCAACAATTACAGGAAACAACGTAGAGGTAAACAATCATATTAATAAGATGGTTTGGAAACGAACCATTGAAGAGGTCGCAGATGATCTCAAATCAAAAGGCTACAATTACGTTCCTTATGAGCGTGTTCGGTAGTCTTTTTTTTATTGGGAAAATTTTGAAAATTGAATAATGGATGCCATAAGGCAAATTGAAAATACATTGATGAATAAAGGAGAATAAGATTATGACAACAGTTAATATGAAAGATTATGTAAATGGAAACGTAAATGAAAATAAGGCAGTACAGGAAGTTATTGGAAAGATTAGTAAGGCAGAAACTAAAGTTAGTGCAAATGTTATAAATACAGTTGTTCCGATTCTTGGAAACAAAGAAAGAACATTAGAACAAAGAGCTGAGGATATTGGAGAGCTTAAGGGAATTCTTGCATCTTCTATTGCATCAGGTTTATCAAAAGTTATACTTAAAATTCCTGTAAGATTACTTGCAATGGATACAGCATATCAGATTCCAGAACGAACAGAAAGAAGTTTGGGAAAACTGTTAAAAGAATGGGACTATGATTCATGTGATCCATTACTTGGTGTACCACATTTTGAAGATGGATACATAGCAGTTGTTGATGGAACTGGTAGAGTTCGTGCATCTAATGTTATTGATAGTGACAAATACGAAAAACTTGATGTTACTGTCCTTTTAAAAGCTCCAAGTGACCCAAATGAAAGACAGAAATTTGAAGCTAAAAAATACGAATATCAGAATTCTGGAACAGAGCCATTAAAAGATTATCAGAAGCATGGTGCAAGATTAATTAGAGAAGATCGCCCTACTATGTTGCTTGAAGAATTAAAGCACCAGTATGATTTTGACTGGGTTTTAAAGAAAGGTCAAAGAGAGGGTGGAATTCTTGGTTCATATCCTTACACAAGAGAATTGTGCGAGAAATATGGAAGAAGCTGTATGGAATATATTCTTGATATTTGTAAAAAGTCAGGCTTTAACCGTCTTTCAAATGGATATTCAAGATGTGTATTTAAAGCGTTAAGGGATATGTGGAGATATTATGCAAGTGATAGAAATAAGACTGAGCAGTTTTTATCAGAATATTTACACGGAAAAACACCTGCACTCATTAAAGCAAGATCAAAGGTTGCATATGAATATCTTGACGCTGATGCAGCATTTAGTTTTTACATAGAAGATGCAATTGTTGAAAATCTGCATTTACAGCAGACTAGAAAACTTTCAGATGATGAACAGAAACTTGAAGTTATTCGCAAATTTGCATAACAAACTTTACATAAACTAAGAAGTAGAGGGTAGCAAGCGAAATTAAAACTTGTTGCCCTCAAATTATATAAGCAAGAAGGGAGATAAAAATTATGGCATCAACAATTGAAGCAACATCAAAAGTTTATAAAAATGTTCGGTCTTACTTTTCAGCTGGACATGGAGTTGAAAATTATAATCTTGTATCAGTTCGACAAAAATTAACCGAAACTTATCTTTATAGGGTAATGGCACAGCACAAGACAACTGGGAAGTATGCAGTGTGGACATGTTGGAATGAAACCACACAGTCGCTAAACTTTGGTCATTATGACTTAGATTTAGAGGATGCTATGGACATTTTATATTGCAAAGGAGAGTGGGATTGTTGAAATACGTATATTTTATATTCTTTGTTCTCTTTATAGGTATTACCTTTGGAATTGTAGATATTGACGTAACACTTTCAGACGGAAGTCATTTCCATTATGAGAGCTGGATTCATTTATTTATGAGATAAAATGAAACTTTTAAGGGAGGAAAACAAAATGAAGAAATTTGAACTTACAACAGAAACTAAAATTAATATTTGTGGTAAAAAACTTTTTAGAATTAAAGCACTTATTTCTTTTGGACTTATAATTGCCGGAGAAAAAGGAGGATGGATAGAAAAAGAAGAAAATCTAAGTCAGTATGGTAACGCATGGGTATTTGGCAACGCAGAGGTATATGATAATGCATGTGTACGTGATAATGCATGTGTACGTGATAATGCATGTGTACGTGGCAACGCATGTGTACGTGGCAACGCATGTGTACGTGGCAACTCAGAAGTATATGATAATGCATGTGTACGTGGCAACGCATGTGTACGTGGCAACGCATGTGTACGTGGCAACTCAGAAGTATATGATAATGCATGTGTACGTGGCAACGCATGTGTACGTGGCAACGCATGTGTACGTGGCAACGCAGAGATATCTGGCAATATAGAGATATCTGGTGACGCAGAGATATCTGGTAATGCATGGGTATCTGGCAAGCTGCATTAAAAAGAGATTTAACCGCAGAAGAAAAAACACGATATATTAAAGAAACTGCCCACGAATGTATGATGTTAATGATTGGGTTAAGTTGCTCATTGGATGAAGCATATAATACGCTGATGAATTAAAAACGGAGGTAAGGTAAATGAAATGTGATGAATGTACATGCACTTATGAATCATGTTCTTGTAAATTGCCAGGTTCAAAATGTGCTTACGAAACTGATGACAAAAAAGATGATGGAGCAAGAAAAAATGAAGAAAAATAAACCGAGATGGAAAGATCTTCCGTTCTATGAACGATTTGCTAGGACTTGTAAGCGAAATGGTTCTGCTGATTGGATGGTAGAACATATTAGAGAACGTGGTAAACAAAAAGAAAAAGAAGTAAGAGAAACGGAGGACAAATAATATGAGCATTACAAAATTGATCGAGTTACTTCCAGATAGCGTCAAGTGTGACACTGTAGATTTTAAAGATGTTCGGTTGATGGATGGTCGTAGCGCCATCCGTGTTACTATTGACAGACTTCTTACCCAGGAAGAGAAAGATAAAATGACCAGTAAGAGATTTGTTGGTCTTGACTGCGTAGGTTTTTACAAATATGCACCGGAAATCAGAAAATCATATTTCTATGTGGTTTAGTGAGGTAAGGGGAAATGATATCCTGATTGGTTAATTGAATGTATGTAAATAGAAAGTGGGTGAAGTAAAATGGGTAATTTTTACAACGTTCCTGGTGTTGAATTTATTTATCATAGTAATATATATTACCCAGATGTTCGGTATAAAAACAGATTGTTTAATTACTGGGACTTAGAAAATGCCTTGTATGAACAGTATATAGAAGAAGGTAATCCAAGAATTAATAGTCCAGCATGTGATGATAAACAATTTAGAGATTGGATAGCAGATGATCCAGATACGGTATATGGATATTTGGATGATTGGATTATGTCTCTTAAAGAAGCAGAATGGGAAGATCGAAATTTAAAAGGTCTTCTTAATGATGGAGAAGAAATTCTTTATTACAAATTTACTGGTGATTACTTATGGAGAGAATGCATTATTAGTAATGGAAGCGATGATATTACAGGAGCTTTGGAAGATACTCTTCATAGAATCCTAGACAATGGTGGAACTAAAGATGATGTTTGTAAAATTATGGGAGCTATCATTCCAAGCGAAAGTGAAATGAAAGAATTAGAGGAGTTTAATGAATATATTTCTATTGATCTTGGATATGTAATTCCTGGACTAATAACAGAAATAATGAGGTAATGGAAAATGAAATTATATTATGCATCTGTAATTATACAAGATAGTGAAAATAGTAAGCCATGGTTATGCTCAATGCAAGACAGTTGTACAACCATTAAAGATGCAAAAGAAATTATATTAAAAGCAAGAAAAAATTTTCGTGTATTATCTTCATGGATTGATACGTACGATGGTGCTAATAATAAAATTACAGTCTTTCATGAATGCTATGTAAATTTTATTGGTGAAGTAGAAAGACCGAAGGAGGTAGATGATTGAATGAAATACTATGGAAAAATTACATATGAAATTGACGAGAATCATCCGGATGTAAATTATGTTGCCGGTGGTTGGCACCAAGGAAAAGTGTTTGAGTATGAAGATACTTACGGATTTGACGAAAGACTATATTCACCAGAAGATTACGACATGATTATCAATTATATTAAAAAGGATTTAAAACTTGTCGCAGGTGGTGGACATAACACAGATCACATTCACAACGTAAAATTTGAAATTCGCAGAATGGCATAAAACGGAAATTTTAAGGGGAATTTTACATGCAATATATAGTACTCGAAAGAAAAGTTTACGAGCGTTACTCTGTTGTTGATGCAGATGATCCGGAAGAAGCAAAAGAAATTTCTAGAAATAAATCATATGAGAATGATGAACCAGCCACTTATGTGGGAACCGAATATATTGCGTCAGAAATTTTAAGAGCAAGAAAGGAAAATTAAAATGAAAAAGTATAGTGTAACTTATCACGAAACCTATGAAGAAAATTATGAAATTGAAGCAAACTCGCCGAAAGAAGCAGTAGAAATTCTTCTAGAACGAATTAGAGAAGGCAAAGAAGATGGTCCAGAGAATTGCAGTGATAGCTGGGCTGATGTAACAGAACTATAAAATCCGCATTTTGTAAGGGAGATGAAAACATGACATTCGAGGAAGCGAAAAAGAGACCAGACTATAAGTTTGTGCTTAATGGAATTGAAAGTGATATTGAAGATATTCGAAATAACTACATGAAGAGGTTATATGAGAATGGTGATCCGGAAAGAGGAATTGCTATTCTTGAAATCGGTTATGTAGACATTGAGGTAAATTTAATGACATACGAACAGGTTGGAGAGCATCCTGGAGATAAACGTCCGATTATCAATTATTTTTCATGTATTAAATGTGGAGATAATGAAGATGATTGGAGATCTGATGATTATGTCGATCATGATATTAATGTAAATTGGGAATCAGACAATTGGGCAGAGCAGCTTGAAAGAGATATGTTTGAAGCTCTTGATAAATATGTGGCAGAAAATGGTTATAGTTATGATCATGCAAATTAGAAAGGGAGATGAAAACTATGACAGTAGGTCAGTTAATTGAGGGATTAAAGCATTACGATCCAGAATCGGATGTAACTATTTTTGACAATAACAATGATGAACAACATGATGTTTCTTTTATTATTGAGGATGAAGAAAAAAATTTACAAGTAATGATTGTATTTGAAGGAAAATAAAATTCGTATTTGATCGGAGGAGAAAAATGGAATATTCAAAAATTGTAAAAAAAGAATGCCCAATGTGCGGTAAAACATATTTTGTTAAATTAACAGAAGTTGAATATGATCAGTACAAAAAATATATTGCATATGGAAGCTTGATTCAGAATGCCCTTTCAAACACAAGTCCAACAGTAAGGGAATTTTTGAAAACTGGGTATTGTCCAGACTGCCAGAAATTATTGTTTGGAAAATGTGAGCAGAAAGAATTGTTCTTTTCTTATGACGATATTAGAGAAGATGTTACAAAAGAGTTCTGTGAAAGGCATGAAAATATATTAGATGCTCTCACGTCTGATGATGCTGATGTTTTGACAGAAGAAGAGTGGCTATTACTAATGTATGAGTTTTAGTGAAAGGAGCAATGGAAATGGCATATTACCATAGTCCAAAAGAGTATGAAGCAAAAACAGGAAAACGTTTTTCTGATAAAGGAGCATCAATTCACAGAACTGGATCTGTAAAGGGAATGGTTAAGTTAGGATACTGGGATAAAGATGCAGACAAGGTAAGATGTGGAAGCTACATTTATCTGCAAAATAATTTTAGGTAAAAATTATAATCTACGGAGGTATTTTAATGTATAGAGTAGAGTGGATCGATGATGAAGGAAATCTTAAAATTAAAAGAGGTTTTAAAAAATCAGAACTGGCGCATCTGTGGATTGAAAAGATGCATTTAAAAATAGACAGTTTCCCAATGGTATTTTATGAGGGAGAGGGAGAAAACGATGACTAAATTAGAAAATATGGCAGCTGATGAATTTAAAAAGTTGCCGAAAAAGAAACAGAAAGAGATTAACAAGGCAAAACGCATTCCGGTAGCAAAACCTGGACATGAGTTTAATAAAAGTAATGTTCGGTGTAAACGCTGGAATACGGATGAGTGATGGAGGTACTACATGAAAGGATTTGATTTACCTGTAATGGATGGAACACGAAAAAGTTTTTATGGAAAGGCAAAAGTAATTGAACACGATAATGGAGATATATGTCTGATAAGTTATTCAACATTGGTTGCTAGAATACATAATGGAAATTTTGAGAAGTTATGGGATGGATATAGTGCTACAACAATGCGGCATATAAATTCATTCCTTTTATTTTACAATCTTCCAGGTGGTGGAAAGTTGTGGTGGAATAAATTAGAGGTGGTGGCATGACTGAAAGAGAGAGAAATCTAATTAAAAGTAACCTAAAAGCTTTCGTACATAATTTTGGAACAGTTCGTATTGAGAAAGAAAATTGTGGTAAAGGCTTTTATGTGTTTTATCCGGAGGATAGTGATTCATATATCCAGTATTGCTATAGCATTGAGTACCTGGATGGTTGGCTTTATGGATGTGTTCAAGGAAAACTAAGATTAAAATTAAATGATGAAAGAGAGCGTGAGTTGTATGGTTAAAAGATTTAGAAAACCAGATACGGTTGAAGCATACAATGCTGCCGGATTCAGAGAGAGATACGCAATGGAAAATGGAAATAAAAGTACAGTGTATCTAAATGGACATAAATGTTACAAGTTTACATATTCAAAAGATGTTGATTATCAGGATGCTAATGGAGCCTTATATGATACTGTCGAGAAAAGATGGAGGGCTTAATATGTTAAAAGATATTAAAGATGCAAAAGAAATTAGCTGCTATGACGCACTGACAGGAAGATATACTGGTGAAGAGGACGGTTGGCAGATTTGTTGTGAGTTAAAGCACATGCCTGGAGCTGGTTGTATAGTTATCGAAAGATTTAGTATGAATAATACTACAAGAGAAGAAGTAGTTAAGGAAATGGAAAGAATTATTATTGAAGGGAGACTTTAAAATAAATAAGACAAACATGTATGAGAGGATAATTTATTTTTATAAGGAGAAATAATATGACGACAAGCAGTCGAAGTTGAGCAGGATCTATATGCTAAAGAAGTTCTTGGAAAGGTTGGCGATCCTGTTACAGAAGATACAACATCATCCGACACATCCACTTCCACATCACCAACACCAGATGATCTTCGTAAAGAAATCGTATCTATTAAAAATTCTCTTTCTCCAGTCGCAAAAAAATCCCTTAAAGAAAAACTTGAAGCAAAAGGTTTACCAACTGCATACAAGAATGTAAATGATATTTCTGTATTACAGGAAGTTATTGAGACAATGAAAAACTGATTGGATAAATTATGGCACGAGCAAAGAATGATAATTTAGTTAATGAATTTGATAGAGTTTGCCATTGTTGCCAACGCCACATCCATTTTGAAAGAAATAAATCTGTGGAAAATGTAGTATTCTTTGATGGACTTTTCTATCACGAAAAGTGTTTTAAAGAATCTGCAGGATTCCACAGAAAATGTGGTGGCTGCTCAAAAGATATTATTATTGAGGATGCAGATCAGGAAGGTATTCTTGTATTTAAAAATAAATATTGGCACGAAGATTGTTTTAGAAAGAAATATTCAGATAAACCAATATTTATGGAAAATATTCCAGAGTATAAAGAGGATGCGTATGTAAAGATTGTAGGTGTTTTTAATGGAAGAAAAAAGGATATTACAAAGTTAAATGAATATGAGATAGCAGCTGTCAAAGAGGTAGATAGAATCTTTGATGAAAAGCTTGTTAATGATTATATCCGAAAACAGTATGATATTCAGACAGTCCCATGGGATTCTATAGCAGCACTATATGATGGTAGATATGGTGTTAAAATCCCACCAAAGCATTTATATGACATGTTTGTGCGTAAACAATCTTATCTGGATAAAATCAATGCACAGAATATTGCTAAAGGTAAAGAGATAATAGGCGTATTAAGAGTTAAATATGATTTAAAAGTCTTATATAACAAATATGATTCTTACTTAAAATTCCTTGAAAAACAAAAAATCTTAGAGGCAGAAGCTCAATCAGATAAAACTGATGAAAAATTAATATTAACAACTGCTCCACAGCCAAAAACAGTTGAAACAAATAATAATAGTGATGACTCCTTGGACGATTTACTAATTGATATTTTTGGATAAGGAATGGCAGATGGAAGAAATTAATAATGTATGTAATGTACAATCTGAAATCATGTTTGTTGGATCATTATACAAATCTCCGGACTTGTATGTTACATATGGCAATTTTATGCGACCCCAATATGACTTTTCTGATGAAGTAGTCTATTTCTTTTATAAATGTCTTGAAACTTACTATCTTAAATTTTCCCAAACAGTTGATGAAACAAAACTAAATGTATTTATGTCACAGGATGCCGAGCGAATGAGTAATTATAAGAAATATCACGGTTGGAAGACAATTAGTGAATTTATGCGCTTGGCAGATACGAATGACATTAAGAATTATTTTGATACAGTAAAGAAATACTCGCTTGTTAGGGAATACGGAAGAAACGGTTATCCTGTCGATAAAATTCTTGCTCATAAGAATTTTGATAAGATGACAGCTAACGATATTTACAGGGTTATCAGAGCAAAAGCAGATAAAATTCATACTGTAATTAATGCAGGAGAGGAAGCTGTAGAGCTTACAAAAGGTAATGCTGATCAGATTAAAAGATATCTGAAGAAACCAAACTTTGGTCTTCCATATCCCTGGCCAATGTACAATGAATTCTTTCTTGGGATGCGAGAGGGTAAAACGCACTTTGAGGGCTTTATCTCAAATGGTGGTAAATCTCGAAAGCTTATTGCATTAGCAGCTTATGTAACTTTGGTACAGCATAAAAACTTTCTTCTTATGTCCAACGAGATGGATGAAGATGACCTTAAAAACTGTATGATTGTTACTGTAATCAATAATAAAGAGTATCAAGAACTGCATGGTATTAAGATTAAGAAGCCAGAACGTGAGATTGTTTTGGGCGCGTACAGAGATAGAAACGGTGAGATAATTCGTAGGCATATAGATGAGAATGGTATCTATACAGAATCAGAAGAAGAGTATATAGAAAGGGTTGAACGTGATTCAGATGAGTATCATAAAATCGTTCAAGTAGGAGAATGGATTGATGAGAATACAAAAGGTAAGCTTTTGTACAAAGATGTCCAGGACGATTACTCTATGGAACGTATTGAATTTGAATTACGTAAGGCGAAGCTTGTAAATGAAGTAACCTATTATGGTTATGATACATTGAAGAACTATCAAGTAGAAGACTGGGCACAGTTAAAGCAGATTGCAACTAAGCTTAAGGAGATTACCAAAGAACTTAAAATGTTTGGCTTTGCAGTGTTCCAGTTATCTGATGATAGTAAGTTTACAGATGTGTTCCAATTAAGCTCAATGAATATTGCATCTAGTAAAGGTATTAAACATGTTACTGACACTCTTACTCTTGGAAAGATGATTGAAAAGAGTGAATACCACAAATATCAGATGATATGTGACACTCCTGGATGGGGTGATCCTACAATATCTGACTTAGATTTAGGTAAGCAATATTTTGCAATTAAAATTGATAAAAATAGAGCCGGAAGTAAGGACAAGATTATGTTGTTTGAAATTAATCTTGACTATAATACTTGGATAAATATTGGACAGTTGATACAAAGACAAAAATAATTAGTGAGGTGATTGGCAGTGGATGCTAGAGAATTAAAGGAATATATATTAGAAAATAATTATGTGGAACAGATTCTTGATGCGATTCACTGCCATCATATTAAATTTCATAGAGATTATTGGACCTGCGGAAATCCAGACGGTGATAATACCGGTGCAATCGTAATATATAATACGGAAAATTTATCATGTACAAACTATACGAGACGAATGATTGAAACAGACAGAGCTACTGATATTATTGATTTAGTTTGCTTTTGTGAAAAACTATCATTTCCAGAAGGACTGAAATTTATATGTCAAGAGGTTGGAATTTCTTATTATCATGACTTTGAATCAGATATACCTGAGAGTTTAAAGATATTAAAGCTAGTTAATGAAATGTCTACTGAACAAACTGATGAGAAAGAAGTCCCATTAAAACCAATACCTATTGAAATACTTGGCTATTACAAACCTTACGTGAATGACTTATTTTATGAAGATGGGATTAGTTATTCAACTCAGAAAGAATTTCAGATTGGCTATGATACCGAAACAAATAGGATAACAATTCCAATATATTCAGAGATTGGTGATTTAGTCGGAGTGAAGGGTCGATTATTTCAAAAAGAGGTTGATGAATCTGAGTGTAAATATTTGTATTTGGAGAAATGTGCAAAATCAAAAATTCTGTTCGGATTGAATAAAACGCTTCCATATATTAAAAGGTTAGGAGTCGTATATGTTGTTGAATCTGAAAAAGGTGTAATGCAGCTATGGTCCTATGGATATAAAAATGCAGTATCTACAGGAGGAAAGAATATTTCAAGACATCAGTTAGATATGCTAATTAGACTTGGCGTTAAGATTGTATTTTGTTTTGATAAAGATGTTGTTCTTGACGATGTGATAAGAATTTCAGATAAATTACCAGATGGCATTCCAGCGTATTATATGTTCGACAAAGACAATCAGCTAACAGGTGAGAAAGAATCTCCATCGGATAATAAAGACAGATGGGAATACTTATTGGAAAATAATGTATATCCGTTAACAGATAGGATGTGATTGGAAAGTTGAAGTTTAAGTTATATAAAAATTCGGAAAATAAATATAATGACTTAAAGAATATTCAGATTGATTTTCTGAAAAACAGAGATATTGAGAATCCAAAAGAGTATTTATCATTAGATCACTCTGCAGAACTTGAGTATGGATTACTTGATAATATCGGTGAAGCTGTTGAATTATTTTTAAGTCATTTTGATAATAATGATAAAATACAGGTTCTTGTAGATGAAGATGTAGACGGAAACTGTTCTGCGGCGATGATATATTCATATATTAAAAGATTAAATAAGGATTATCATGTTGAATATATCCTTCACAAGAGAACAAAAGCACATGGTCTTGAAGGATTAGATGATGATGTAATTGTTGATAAAGATACAAAATTGCTGATTGTTCCGGATGCAGGAACAAATGATGTAGAAGCGTGTAAAACATTAAAAGATCGTGGAATTGACGTTTTAATCTTAGATCATCATGAACAAGCAAAAGATAAAGAAGGAAATTTAATAGACAATCCGTATGCATTAATCGTAAATAATCAAATGAGTGAGTTTTATACAAATAAAAATTTCTGCGGAGCCGGAATTGTATACAAGTTCTTAAAAGCATTAGATGATTTTCTATGGTGTGAGTATGCAGATGACTTTTTAGATTTGGTTGCTTTAGCAAATATTTCAGATGTAATGGATATGCGTTCACCTGAAACAAAATATCTCGTAGAGGTTGGATTGCACAACATCAGTAACAAATTCTTTCAAGCACTTATAAATGCCCAGGAATATAGCATGAGTGGAATTGTTAATATTCATAATGTACAGTGGTATATTACTCCGATTTTAAACGGATGTACTCGCTTCGGTTCACCAGAAGAAAAAGAACTTATGTTTAAAGCATTTATCGAACAGGATGCCTGGTTTGAATATAAGAAACGTGCTACAAAAGATAAACCTGCAGAAGTTATCCAAGAAAGTATTTATGATAGAGCTGCACGACTTGCAAAGAATGCAAAAGCAAGACAGGATAAAAGCCGTGAAAAAAGTGTACAGATGATATTTGATCAGATTGGAGAAAATCCTACTGATAAAGTAATTATGTGTGATGTATCAGAACTTCTTGATGGTGGAATGACAGGCGTATGTGCGATAAAAGTAGCTGAGAAATATAATAGACCATGTTTGTTGTTAAAAAAGTATTATGATTATAAAACAAATACTCTTGTATTTGGTGGCAGTGGACGAAATATAAACCATAGTCCTATTGAAAGTTTCAGAGATCTTGTAGAGTCTAACAATCAATTCAATTTTGCCCAGGGGCACAAATCAGCATTTGGTATTGAAATCCCAGTTGATAATGTAGAAAAAGCTAAAGAAATATTCAATGATGAATTAAAAGATGAAGATTTCACTAAAGTCTATTTGTGTGATTTTATCATTCCAGAGTACGATGTAAATGAAAGCATCATTTATGAGATGACAAAATTTACAGACTTGATTGGACAAGGCATTGAAGAACCAATGATTGCCATTACAGATATTGAAGTAAATAGAGACGATATTACCATTCAGGGTAAGAATGAAGATTCTTATTGCTTTAAAATTGGTGAAATTAAATTTGTACAGTTTAAATGTAAAGATGATAATTCTGTTATGGATTGGCTCAAAAATTCATTTGATAATGTTGCAAAAATCAATATTGTTGGAAATCCATGTATTAGCGAATACCAAGGAATTAAAACATTACAGTTTATTATTGATGATGTAGATGTTTTAAGCACTTCTTTCGAAGATGTAGAAAGTAACGATGAAGACGAAGATGAAAGTTGGTGACTAGATGTACAGTTCGTTACATATGCACACTGCCCAAGGATCATTACTTGATTCTATTTTAAAAGTACCAGAAGCAGTAAAATTTGCAAAAGATAATGGAATGAAAGCCATGGCTATAACAGATCATGGTTCAATGTCAAACATTGTAAACTTTGTAAAAGAGTGCAAAAAGCAAGGAATAAAGCCAATAATCGGAAACGAAATATACGAAGTAGATGATATGACATGGAAAGCTGATACAAAAGATTATAAGCAACCACGTTACCATATGGTACTTCTTGCCAGAACACAGCAAGGCTATAAGAATTTATTAAAGATAACATCGGTATCGAGAACAGAAGGATTATATAAAAAACCAAGAATTGATATGAAATATATCAAAGATAACAATCTTGGTAAAGGTATTATTTGCTTAACTGCTTGCCAAGCCGGTAGACTTAGCAGATATCTGACTGATGGAAGATATAAAGAGGCAGAACAATTTATCCAGGACATTAAGGATATTTTTGATTACGTTGTTTGTGAATTACAGTCACATACTACAGAAGCACAGGCAGAAGCAAATAAGCTTATCTTTGATTTCGCCAATAAACATAATCTTCCATATACTATTACAACAGATGCGCATATGTTAAGTGATTCTCTAATTGACTCTCATGCAATGTTTGTAGAAATTGGTGAAGGACGTGAAGTTGGAGAAAGCTATGTTGATTGTTATCTTCAAAAAGAATCAGAGATATATCAGAAATTATCTTGTCAGTTTCCAAAGGCTGTAATTGATAGAGGATTACAAGAAAGTAATAACATTGCTTCCGTTATTGATAATATTGATATTGGGCTAAATAAAGGCAATATTATGCCGAAGGTCAAAATTGATGGTCCATATAAAAATCACGAAGAATATTTACGATATTTAGTTTTTAAAACATTCGAAGAAAAATTTGGTCATATGTCAAAAGAAGATCAAGATGAGCGAAAAAAACGTCTTGAAACAGAGTTACCAGTTTTATATGCGGTTGATTATACAGACTATTTTATTATGCTATATATGCTTGCAAAAGAAGCAAGAAGACGAAAAATTCCTATAGGATATTCTCGTGGGTCTGGTGCTAATTGTTTATGTTTGTTTATGCTTAACGTTACACAGATTGACAGTGTAAGATGGGGACTTGACTTTTCACGATTTGCGAACCTTGGAAGAAAGTCTATGGCAGATTTTGATTGGGATATTTCAAAGCGTAGACGAAAAGAAATGGTTGAGATATCAGAAGAACTTTTTGGTAAAGAAAATGTTGCACCAATTTGTACATTCAATTCTTTAAGTACGAAAGTTGCGATTAGAGATATTGGAAAGGTTCTTGATGAAAAAGAAGACTCTCCATATTATAAACAAATCCCTTATAAATTAAGAGATGATGTTGCAAAAATGATTCCAACAATCAAAACACTCAATGATCTTGGAGAGGAAGAAGAAAAAGATGTTCTTCTAAAAGACATTCTAAGTAAAAATCCAAAGCTTGATGAGATATATAACAAGTTCCCATTATGGTTCAAGTATGTAATGGATGTAGAAGGACTTCCGAAATCAATGGGAAGACATGCCGCAGGTACTTTAATTACACCAACTCCTGTAACAGATTATGCGCCACTTTGTTATGATAAAGAACGAAACATTATGATTGAGTTCGAGATGCATAATGCAATGGATGATCTTGGATTGATTAAAATGGATTACCTTGGACTTGAGACACTTGACATTATTGACGATACGTTAAATATGGCAGGAATTACATGGGAAGATGTAGATATCAACCATTTAAATCTTTCAGACAAAGATGTTTATGATCAAGTTTATAAACCAGGATACACTGTTGGTATATTCCAAATGGAATCTGCAGAAGCAAGGAGAATGTGTATTGAAGCAAAAGCAGATAACGTTGAGGATATTATCGTAGTAAATGCTGCAAATAGACCTGGCACAAAAGATAGCTTTCCTATATACTGTCAAAACAAGTTACATCCTGAAAGTGCACAAACAATGCATGAGGATTTAAAAACACTATTTATAACAACTCAAGGAGTTTTACTTTATCAAGAAGAAGCTCTTCAACTGTTTAGATATGCGGGATTTCCAGAAGAAGACATAGACAATGCGAGGCGTGCAATAAGCAAAAAATTAAAAGATAAAATGGCTGGACTCGAAAAAGACTTTAGAGCTGGATTGAAAAAGAAAAATTGGACAGAAAATGAGTTATCTGAAATATGGCAGTTAATGCTAAAACAATCAGAGTATTGTTTTAATCGTGGTCATGCTGTGGCATATGGTTTGTTATCTTATCTTACGGCATATCTAAAAGTTCATTATACAGTTTATTTTATGGCTGCACTTCTTACGTCAAAATCAGACAAAGTAGAAAAAATTAGTATTGTAATAAATGATTGCAAACGTCTTGGAATAAAAGTTTCTCCACCAAATGTAAATAAATCGAACAAATCATTTACTGCAATTGCAGAGAACAATGAAATTTTGTTTGGGTTATTAGCAGTAAAAGGTCTTGGTGACAGTATTGTTGATAAAATTATTGAGCTTAGACCCTACAAGAATTTAAATGATTTCATTGAAAAAGTACAGGACAAAACAGCGATTATCACCCTTATTAAAGCTGGAGGTATTCCAACTAAAAATAAGATGTCAACATTGAAAAAATATGCAGATTCAACATTTGTTAGAAAAGAATACAAACCTGTTACAACAACTCCATCTCCATATTCTAAATTAATTCCATTTGGATTGAACGTAGAAGACTATAGAGATGGTAAAAAAGTAAACAAAGAAAAACTTTTGAATGACTATAATGAAATAAAAGAGAAGAAGTTTTTAGAAGAACAAAATATAAAATATAAAAAGCACATGGAAGATTTTCAAGAAAAATACGCTAAAGATGAATATCTATGGGAATTTGATACTTTATCAATGTTCTTGACTAATGATCCGCTAAAAGATGCTTATAAATATACTAAAATTGATTGGGACCTTGTAATGGATGGCGACAAAACAGTTTTGTTCTGTGTGATTGTTGATGTAAAAAGGAAAAAAGATAAAAATGGAAATCAGTTTGCATATCTTGATTTATATACTCCATATGGAATTATTGAAGCAACAATATGGTCTAGCCAACTAAAAGAGTATTCTGACTATATAAAAAAAGGAAGCTGTCTTGCAATATTAGGAAGAAAAAGAGAAGAACATTTTTTTGTTGAAAAAATAAAAACATATAATATGTGGCTTGAGCAAATGCGTAAGAAAGGGGCAAAAGTATAATGAGTTATTCAGAACAAATTAGTAATGATGATCAGCAGTTTGAATTTACAGCCAGAATTTCATATGAACGCTTCTACAGTGAAAATACATCTTGGGGAGTTTATTCATTCAATACAACTGATCAGCTTCCTAATTGTCAGAAGATAACTGCTCATAAAGATTTATTTGGAGATGAGCATGAAGATACTTTTGTCGGAACTCTAACAGGACGAATGCAACAACTGTGTATTGGTTCAGAATATAAGATTACTGCAACATACAAGGATGATAAAAAGTATGGACCACAGTATGTACCAATCACAGTTTATGCATTAGCTCCACAGACTGTAGAAGACTCTAAGATTTTTCTTAAATCTCTTATTCCAGAAAGTGTGGCAGATTCATTACTTGCTGTATATCCCAATGTTGTAAATGATGTGGCTGATGGTAAATTAGATACAATTGATTTTTCAAAAGTTAAAGGTGTTCGTGAGAAAACTTGGAAGAAAATAAAAGACAAGATCATTGACAACTATCTTATATCAGACATTATCACATTATTAAAGCCATTAGGTGTTACATTCACAATGATTAAAAACCTTCTTAGTAATGAGCCAAACCCTGGACTATTAAAACAGAAGATTGAAACAAATCCATACTATTTATGTTCCATGAAAGGGTTTGGATTCAAGAAAGTTGATAAATTGGCACTTAAATTAAAACCTGAACTTCTTGAATCCAGAGAGAGATGTATTGCTTTCATTTCTTATTACCTTGCTGAGATTGGTGAGAATGATGGACATACTTGGTGTAGTGTAGATATTTTAAAAGCTGCAGTTGAAGATTCAGCTCCAGAGTGTATAGATGTGTTTGATGGAGTCCTTGAAAATAATTCGTTCTTACACCAGTATGAAAACAGGATCGGACTCAAGCTATATTACAACCTTGAGATGAAAATTTTATCTATCATTCAAGAAAGATTGAACAAACAGTCACCAGTGCCTATAGAAAACGATAAAATAGAGGCAGGAATCGCTAAAGCGGAACATGAGCAAGGATTTTCCTATACTGATGAGCAAAAGGCGATTATACGCTCTATACTAACGCAGAGTATAAGCTTCGTTACAGGAAAAGCCGGAACTGGTAAAAGTTCAATTTTACGAGGAATTATTCGTGCATATTCTCTTGCAAATCATAATATTTCAGCCTGTGCATTATCAGCGATGGCAGCACAGCGTATCACTGAAGCGACAGATTATCCTGCAATGACGATTCACAGGACATTAGGATGTCATGGTCCAAATAAGTTTGATTACAATAAGGATTGTAAACTTATATCTCCTGTAGTATTAATGGATGAAGCTTCTATGGTAAATGTACAAATCTTTTTAGCATGGCTTGAAGCTATAGGAGATGATACAAAAATCATAATCTGTGGAGATTATAAACAGTTACCACCTATTGGTTTTGGAAATATATTCTCTGATCTTATCCATTGTTTACCAAAAGAAAATATCAATGAGCTTACAAAAGTTATGCGACAGGCAGAAAAATCTGGAATTCTTACCGATGCAAATCTCATTCGAGATAATAAAAATCCCATTACAGAAGTTCTTACATCAAAAAAATTAGTTCATGGTGAATTGCAAGACATGTATTACATGTTTAGAGATACAAGAGATTCACTTCATCAACTTGCATTAAAAATGTTTTTCTCAGCTGTCGAATCAGATGGTGTTGATAATGTTGGTATTGCAGTACCTCGTAGAGAGGGATGTTTAAACAGTGCTTATGAATTAAATAAGGATATTGCAGATGTTCTACTTAAAGATGAAAAGAAGTCAATCTCATTTGGTGAGAAAGAATTTAAGCTTGGATGCAAAGTTGTCCAGACTGTAAACGATTATGATCGAAATGTCTTCAATGGTGAAATTGGTTATATCACATTTATTGGAGAAGATATGAGTGGTAAAAAGCCAGTAACTTATTGTGAAGTTACATATCAGTCATTTGGTCCTAAAGTAGAAAAAGACGTTGGATTAGTTTTTGATGAAGATAACAATATAGTTTATGAGAAACAAGATAAAGTAATTAGATATGAAGGAAGTGAACTTGCAGATTTGGATATGGCTTATGCTTTAACAACTCATAAAATGCAAGGATCTTCCAGGAAAACAGTTATTTGTGTAATTGATAATACCCATTATAAATTATTAGACAACTGTATGTTATATACAATGCTTACAAGAGCAAAGAAAAGATGTTTATTGTGTGCTGAACCACAGGCATTCTACAAATGCCTGAACACAAGTAACAATGCAAGAAGTACATGGTTAAGCACAATTAAAAGAAAGGGGAAATAATATGGTAGAACTTATTAATGATATTTCTCAGATTATGAAAAAGTATGGTAGAGAATATAAAATTAAAATTAATCCAATGACTGTTAATGTTTATATTCCTATTTCAGAGCTTTTAGAGGGATTTCCATTAAAAGAAGAATACATAAAAATTGTTTATGATAGTCTGATTGAAAATTGCTACATTGATCTTAAACAGTTAAATAAAATCAAAAAGTTTATAAAGAAAAATGAGTATGAATATATTGGTTTGTTTTTTGAAGATATTGAACCTGCTATTGAGGTTATGAAGTATCTTAATAAAAATTCTAAAGCAATCAATGAACTTCTTTATACATCAATCGACTTACAAGAGGGTGGTGATTGATTAAATGTACATCAAAGATAACACTCTTGTAGATGATGATAACGTTATACATAGAATCGGTGACTGTTGTATTTTTATCATGGATGATAATTATAAAAGTAACATTGCAGGATGCATTGCAAATATCGGTTTTTGTAATAACTGCATTTCAGTTGAAGAAGTAAATAGCAGTGGACAGTTAACATTACTGTTCACTGAACATATAAAAGTAATTGGAAGATTGGAGGACTAATTATTGGAACAAGTAATTGAAATTTTAAAACTCATTCAGAACACTTCGAGTCTGAATGAAAAGCAGCGTATCCTTAGAGAAAATAAGGATAATGAGCTTCTTAAAAAGTGTTTGGTATTCCTATTGGACGGTAATACCGTTACAGGAATCAGCACAAAAAAGATCGATAAAATGACCATTTCAAAGGCTGCAAATTATGCAACATTTGAACCTAAAAACTTCTCAGAAGTCATTGATTATCTGAAAACTCATAATACTGGTACTGATGTAGATGTTGCCACTATAAGAAAGTTTATTTGTAATAATTCTAAATCTGAAGCTGAATGTCAGTTTTATGAAGAAATGGTAACAAAGAAGTTCAGATTAGGTGCAGATGCAAAACTTGTTAACAAAGCTATTCCAGGACTGATTGAAGAATTTAATGTGCAACTTGGCACTTCAATTGAAAAAGTTAAGCTGAAAGGTAATGAGCTGATTTACATTAGCCGCAAACTAAATGGATGTTTTTATAAAGACACAAAAATTACTATGGCGGATGGAAGTGTTAAAAAAATAAAAGACATTGTTCCTGGCGATATAGTTATGTCTTTTGATGAAAAAACACATAAAATTAGTCCTCAAAAAGTTCTTAATACATTTCGTAATGGATTAAAACCTAAATCTGAATGGATAAAAATTATTTCACATAAAAATTTTAATTCTAATAAAATCCATGTTACAGCAACAAAAAATCATCAATTTTTTACACCAAATGGATGGAAGTATGCAGGTAATCTAAAAGTTGGAGATGAATTTTATTATTATGATTATGAATTTTCTGAAACTCAAAAATCTGTTTTATTAGGACTTGGGCTTGGTGACGGAAGTGTTGCTTTTGATAATCCAAGTATAAATTCTGTAAGGTTTAATTATTGTAAGAAAAAAGAATTATATCATAATTTCTTTCATAAAACATGTGATTTATTTGATATATATACAGGTACATATCAAAAAGCCAAAAGCGGTTACGGTACTGATATGGAAAGATGTACAATTAAAAGTATAAATACTTTACCTGATTATTTTTACAATAAATCAAATGTGCTAAGAACTGGATATACCTTTACAGAAGAGGTATTAAATAATATAACCCCATTAGCGTTAGCTATTTATTATATAGATGACGGTTCGAAATTACCATGTAAAAAAGATGGGTCAAAAACTGCTGTGAATGTACAACCAAGAGTAATATTTGCAACACACAGACATAATAAAAGAGAAGTATATAATTTTAGTGATTATTTGGATAAGAAATATGGCATTACTAATCGTGTGGCAAGATACAAAGTTTGTTTGGATGATGCAGGATATCAGATTGAAGTAGATGCAAATGGCACAAGAAAACTTTTTGATCTAATTGCAAAATATATTCCATACGACTTACGTGAGCAAAAATTAAGTAAAGAATGGCATAAAATTCCATACGAGGATTGGACGCAAGAATTTGGTTATTTTGCATTAACAAAACAAACTGTTGAAGAAATATTATTAGATGATAATATACATTTTGGTCCTGCATGTACCGCCTATACAATGTCTTATGACTTAGAAGTTGAAAATAACCATACATATTTTGCAAATGGGTTTGCAGTACATAATTGCAGAATGGGCTTTATTGGAAGTGAGTGCAGAACTAGACAGAATAAGAAAATTAATGGTGTCGATCATATTATTAAAGATCTACAAGCAATGGGCTATGACAATATGTTTGTAGACGGTGAACTTCTCTATAAAAATAAAGAAAGATTATCCGATTCTGAAGCATTCCAAAAAGGTACAGGAATCGCAAATAGCAAATCTGGTGACAAATCTCAATTAAAATTCGTTATATTCGATATGTTCCCCCTTAAAGAATTTTGGTCTGGAAAATCTAAAGAACCATACTCCATTAGAAGCAAAGATTTAGATGAATTAGAAGAAAAACTTAAATTCCATCCAACAGACAATATTGAAGTTGTTCCGAGAGTATATCATGGTTACGACCACAGTAAAATTTGGGAATGGCTTCAGTACGCAGAAGATAATGACTGGGAAGGATGTTGCATTAATCTTGACAAGCCATATGAATGCAAACGAACCAAAAGTCTTATTAAAGTAAAACAGTTCTATGATGCGACCTTAAGAGTTATTGGATACGAAGAAGGGTCTGGCAAGAACAAAGGAGCACTTGGATCGTTAATCGTTAAATATAAAGATGGAAAATCTGGTGTTGGATATGGATATTCAGATCAAATGAGAAAAGATCTCTGGGAAAAACGAGATGAGCTTATTGGCAAACTCATTGATATTAAATATAAGGAAGAAACAAAAGATAAAAATACTGGACTTCCAAGTTTACAGTTTGCAGGATTTATTTGCTTCAGAGAAGATTATGATAAGGTATTAGCAGATGATGAAGCTGGACTTATTTAAGAGGTAGTAACATGGAGAAACTAACAGTATATCTCGCTGGTGCATGTAGAGGAATGCATGACGGTGGAAAAGAATGGCGAGTAAAAGCTGAGAATATTTTCAAAAATATTTCAGAAGCTAAAGATGTAACTATTAAAGTAATCAATCCCACACGTTATTTTGATCGTGATGGTGGCAATGCAATTACAAACAAACAAGTAAAACAATTCTATTTATCACGTATTCGAAAATGTGATTTAATCCTCGTAAATCTGGAGCATACAAACACTTCTATCGGAACAGCTCAAGAACTGCAATTCGCAGTAGATAACCATATTCCCATTATTGGATTTAATGATTATGACAGTTATGAATGGCTGCCAGAAGATTGTGATGTGATTTTTAAAGGTATTAATGAAGCGATTGATTATATTAACGATTTTTATTTAGAGTAGGATGGTGACAAAATGCCTAATGTTGTTAAGCGAGACGGAACAAAAGAACCGTTTAATAAAGAAAAAATTGAAAATGCAATTCTGAAAGCAATGAAAAATGGTTCTGGAATTGTAAAACCTATTATTGCTAGAAATATTGCTGATGAAATTGAGGAAGGATGCTCTGATCTTAAGTCAGTAGAAATTCCGGCAATTGAATTAATGATTTATGAAAAATTAATTGCGAAGAAACAGAAACTTACGGCAAGAGCTTATGAAGGCTATAGAAGTGTCAGAGAGTTTCAGAGAAAGATTGTAAATAGCACAGATAAAGAAATCATTGAACTAATTGATGGAAATAATGAATATTGGAAAGGTGAAAATGCAAATAAAAATCCAATCTTAAATACTACCATTAGAGACTATATGGCTGGAATTACCAGCACTGATGCTGTAAGAAGATATTTACTTTCTCCAGAAATTGTCCAGGCACATGATGAGGGAATTTTACATTTTCACGATGCAGATTACTTTATCCAACATATGCACAATTGCGATTTGATTAATCTTGAAGATATGCTTCAGAATGGCACTGTTATCAGTGAAACACTTATTGAATCACCTCATAGTTTTTCAACAGCATGTACAGTAACTACTCAAATTATTGCGCAGGTTGCATCAAGTCAGTATGGTGGACAAAGTATTTCACTCGCTCACTTAGCACCATTTGTAGATATTAGTAGAAAAAAAATTAGAAAAGAAGTTATTGAAGATCTTTGTTTATTAAAACCAAATGGACAAATTCCACAAAATATCATTGATGAAATTGTCAAAAGAAGACTTTCTAAAGAAATTACGAAAGGCATTCAGACAATTCAATATCAGTTAACTACACTTATGACAACAAATGGACAGGCTCCTTTTATAACAATATTTATGTATTTAAATGAAGCTAAAAATGAAGACGAAAAAAAGGATCTTGCATTACTAATTGAAGAAATGCTTATCCAGAGAAAACAAGGTGTAAAAAATGAAGATGGAGTATTTATTGCACCAGCTTTTCCAAAACTCATTTATGTTACTGAAAAAGATAACATTACAGAAAATACACAATATTGGTATTTAACACAGCTTGCAGCAGAATGTTCGGCAAAGCGACTTGTACCAGATTATATTTCAGAAAAAATTATGTTGGAATTAAAGGAAGATGTGTATACGTGTATGGGATGCAGATCTTTCTTAACTCCGGATCGATTTACCGATTCTGGCATTGGTAATATTGCAAATGCAAAAAATTATGAGCCTGGAAAACATAAATATTATGGGCGTTTTAATCAAGGTGTTGTAACTATTTCACTTCCAGATATTGCCTTTTCTTCCGAAGGTGATTTTGATAAATTCTGGGAATTATTTGAAGAAAGAACGGAATTATGTCACAAAGCTTTGAGAGCAAGACATGATAGATTATGCGGTACACTTTCCGATGTTGCTCCAATCTTGTGGCAGTATGGTGCACTTGCAAGGCTTGATAAACATGAAAAAATTGACAAACTTCTTTATGATGGATATTCCACTATTTCCCTCGGATACGCAGGACTTTACGAATGTGTAAAATATATGACTGGGAAATCACACTCCGATGAAGGACCAGGAGAAGAATTTGGTTTAAAAGTTATGCAACGTCTCAATGACAAATGTGCCCAGTGGAAAGCTGCTGAAAATATTGATTATAGTCTATATGGTACACCACTGGAATCTACCACATATAAATTTGCTAAGAGCCTAAAGAATAGATTTGGAAAGGATATTTTCATCAAATTAGATGGGTTTGACAGGAATTATATTACTAATAGTTATCATATTCCAGTTTTTGAGCCAATTGATGCTTTTGAAAAGCTTAGAATTGAATCCAAATTCCAGAAACTATCTCCAGGAGGAGCCATCAGTTATATTGAAACGCCAAGTATGATCAGAAATGTTCCTGCATTACTCGAAGTAATAAAATACATGTATGAAAATATTATGTACGCTGAAATTAATACAAAGAGTTGCTATTGTGAGAAATGCGGATACGATGGCGATATTCCACTTGTTGATGAAGACGGAAAACTAAAATGGAAGTGTCCTAGTTGTGGAAACGACGATAATACAACGATGGATATTGCATTTAGAGTCTGCGGATATATTGGAACTGCAAAAAATGGTGGAAACCAAGGTCGATATGGTGACATCCACGACAGAGTATATCATCTTGATGATTTTGAGTATGTGGGGGGATAAGTAATGAATTATGCACAAATAAGATCTATGGATATCTCAAATGGAGATGGAATTGGCGTTTCACTCTTCGTACAGGGATGTAAATTTTATTGTTACAATTGTTTTAATCAAGAAACCTGGGATACAAATGGTGGAAAACCATTTACAGACAAAACACAAAAATTGTTCTTTGATTTAATTGATCATCCATACATTACCAGAATAAGTTTTCTTGGTGGTTCTCCACTTATAGATGAAAATGTTATTACAATAAACAATCTTATATGTCAAATTAAAGATGTATTTCCAGATAAAAAAATATGGTTATATACAGGTTTTCTTTACGAAGATATTGTGAACGCCAAAATAACCTCAGATTTAAAAGATAAAGAAAATTTACTTAAATTTTTCAGAAGACAAGCAGTTTCAAATTGCGATGTAATTGTAGACGGTCCATACATTGATTCCTTAAAGGATATTAACTTAAGATTTCGTGGAAGTAGTAATCAGAGAGTGATCGATGTTCAAAAATCGCTAAAAGAAAACAAAGTAGTATTATGGGAGTCTTAACCGGCTCCATTACATGGAGGAATCAAGATGAATATTAATGACATTCATGACAAATATATTGTTCGTAATAAAATGGATTTTAATAAGCTGCGAAATAATGGCTTTAAGATTTATGGTGACCACGCATACTTTAATAAATTCGTATACAAAGACATTGATAGATTAACAGTCGATGTTGATTTATCAGATAACACATACACACTCACAGTTACAGATATGGATCATGATGAGATTTATTTTCCAATTTATAACTGGGATTGCGGTAAGAATTATGAGTTAGAGGAAGTTACTGAAAATGTCATTAATACACTTGATTCCCTCTGTACTCAAAAAATCTTGTGGAATACAGAAAAGAAAAGGAAGAAAAAACATGTATAGCACAATAAATAAAGGTGACATGGTTTACTATGCCAGGATTCAAAAAAAGAATGGTACTTATGATCTATGTGAGTTAAAAGTTCGTACTGTTGGAGAGGATTATTTTTGCGGTATGGATAAAAAGGACAGACATGTTTATCTATTTGGATATAATGCTCTTGGAGATTATGTATTTCAAACTCGTAAAGAGGCATTAGATAAAATCCATGCTGCAGAAAAAAATAAAGTAGAAGTAAGTGAAGAAACTTACTACGAAGAATATTGAGGTGAATACCTATGAGTTATTTAACACAGCATTTTAAAGGTAAGTACAGAATTGTACCGGAACTATCTCCAGAAAGTCACGATGTACCAAGAGAAGAAGATGGGACTGTTGATAAAAGTTATGACGACTTATATATAAAGTGTCAATTTGGTAATAAGATTTATTATTATGGTCGAGGTACTTTTGTAGCTTATATTCCAAGCATTATTCGTGGAAAGAATATTTTAAAGAAAATGGATGAAACAAATACTCCATACTCAGATCCACACATCTATGATAGTGAAGTAGAGTTCAAATTTAAGACTGCTGATATGAAAACAGTTGCAAATCTATTAAAAGCATCATCATTCGGTGCAGATATCACACCTTATAGTCTAAAAAATTTCCCCAAAGCAGACGTTACAATACCAACGGACAAAATGGATGAATATAAGAAAATAATCGCTGATATTCAGAAAGAGGACTTATTAACTTTCTCAAGATTTACACAGTCATTTTTATCCGATGTTCTTGCAAAAAAGCTAGGTCGTAGAAATAAACCATTTGATTATAAATCTGATATGAAAAAGTTGATGATGGCACGTCAAACTAAAGAATATATCTACACGAAAAATATGTGGGACGAATATTTGAAATATTTAGAAGAGCAAATTAAGAAATTTTATGAAGACAAGGAGAAATAAGCATGGAAGAAGTTAAAACAGATACTGTAAATTTTAGTCTTAATCTTGCTGATTGCAGTCCAGCAGTGGCAAATGTTGTTATGCAAACACTTCAGAAGACATTCGATAGTCTGCAGAAAGTTATTGAGACAGATAAAGAAGAGCAAAAGAAGAAAGAAACTAAGAATCACTGGAAACCGATTACTAGTGAAAAATATTTTTTTACTTATAGTGATGGAGATGTCGATTCTGTTATTTGGACTGAAAATAAAGCAGATAAAGGACGCTATGGTCTTCGAAATGTTTTTAGAACCAAAGAAGACGCAGAATTTGAGGTAGAGCGTAGAAAAATCATTGCAGAACTTCAGAATTATGCAGATGATCATAATGGCGAGATTACACATCCGTCAGATGCATTCTGGCTTGCACTCGATGAAGACGACATGTCAATTACTGTTGAGAACGATTCATTTCTTCCACCGGTAGGTACTGTACTGTTCTCTAATGGAGATATAGCTTACGATGCGATTGAAACTATTGGTGAAGACAGAATTATTAAATATATGTTTGGAATTGATTTAGATAAAAAATTTCATTGTAATGGTGATTGTGAATGTTGCGATGAATATGATCCATGGGACGAGGAGGATGAAGATTAATGAAGAGGGTAGCAAAATTTGAGAAAGTAAGCTATAAACAGTTTGAAAAAGATTATTTAGATACATTTGGACTTGCAGGTGATGATACATCTAAGAGACTCAGACAAGAAATTGAAAGTATGTATTATGGATTAGAGTTACCTACAAGAGCTACAAAGTTTAGCGCAGGATTTGATATTAGAACTCCATTTTCATTTACACTAAAGCCAGGAGAAGTAATTAAAATTCCAACAGGTATTAAATGTCGTATGAATACAGATTATGTTCTTATGATTTACCCAAGAAGTGGACTTGGATTTAAATATCAGTGCAATCTAGTAAATGGAACAGGAATTATAGACTGCGATTTTATTAACTCTGACAACGAAGGTCACATTTTTATTAAACTTGTAAATCGTGGAGATAAAGAGTTTTCAGTAACAAGCAATGCAGCTATCGCCCAGGGAATTTTCTTAGAATATGGAATTACAGAAGACGATCATGTAGAAGCAACACGTAACGGTGGTTTCGGATCAACTGACAACAAAAAGGAGTAATGAATGGACACATTTTATTATTGCGCATTAGATGAAAATTCTAAAACATGTCCAAAACAGAACACTTGCAAAAGGTACACTCACAAAAAGGGTGTACCTGCTTCCGAAGATGCAAATGCAAAATTATATAACATTTGTAATGATAAATATGGATATAAATTGTTTTTAGAAGATGAAGATATAGTAAATAAAGAAGTGAAAGAAGATGAAAATAATGAGAATCAAACTGAATACACTGAATGATGCTAATAGTCTCGTGAAATCTATTGATAAATACAATTATGATATTGACGCAGTATGTGGCAGATATGTTATTGATGCAAAATCTATTATGGGATTATTGTCTCTTGGAATTCCAAAAGAAATTTTTATTGTAATCCACACTAATAATAAAGATGTAATTTCTAAATTTGAAGAAGATATTTTTAAGTGGAAAGTTGAGGAATAATACATGGAATACGAATACGGATTAATGACAAAAGCCGATAAATATCTCGTAGAATCTATCTATAATATCCTTCAAAATGGTATTAAAGATGAAAATCCTAGACCAAAATACGAGGACGGAACACCTGCTCACACCTATTTTGTGACACATCAAATGCGTCAATATGACCTCTCAAAAGGTGATTTTCCAATTTGTACTTTACGTCCAATTGCATGGAAAAGTGCAATTAAAGAGATGTTTTGGATCTTCCAGAAAGAGTCAAATGACCTCAAAATTCTGAACGAAATGGGCGTACATTTTTGGGATTTATGGGATATTGGAGACGGTACAAATGGATATAGATATGGTCATACAGTACACCGTTATGACTTGTTTAAAAAGCGTGTTTTAGATGATATCAAGAACAATCCATATGGACGTTATCATATCTGCAATTTGTGGCAGGAAGAAGAATTTAAAGATGAACCAAACGGATTAAAACCATGTGCATATGAGACTATTTGGACAGTACGTGAAGAGTATTTAGATATGTTTTTAAACCAAAGATCTGGTGATTTATTACCTGCAAGTGGTCCAGGATCAACAAATGAAGTACAGTACGCTGCATTACTTATGATGGTCGCAAAACACACCGGATATAAGCCTGGAAAATTTACTCATTTCGTAGTGAATGAACAAATTTATACGCGCCAGATTGACCAAGCAAAAGAGCTAATTCATCGTGCAAATGAGAGACATTTAGCCACTTTTGAAGCATTAAAAAATGATGAAATTGATAAAAATTTGATGCCAAAATTGGTATTAAATCCAGAAAAAAATAACTTTTATGACATGACAATTGACGACTTTTCTATGGAAAATTACAAGCCAATGAAGCCACAATTGACGCTACCGTTGGGTATTTAAGGAGAGAAAATTTATGTTATCAGCAATCGTTTGTATGGATAATTTTGGTGGAATCGGTAAGAATGGTGACTTACTTTATAAGATTCCAGATGACTTAAAAAGATTTAAAGAGATTACAATGGGACATTCTGTTATCATGGGAAGAAAGACATGGAACAGTATTGGTAACAAGCCTCTTAAAAGTAGGAACAATATTGTCCTTTCTACGACACTTAATTATGCAGCAGAGCCAATCAATGAAGATAATGGATATGCTACAGATGTTAATATATTAAAAAAAATGACAAAAGAAGAAATAAAATTTATAGTTGAAATGCCGACTAAGTATTTTGCAATTGGTGGAGAAAGTATCTACAAAATGTTCTTACCTCATTGCGAGAAAGTTTATGCAACAATCGTTAATAGATGTATCTCAACTGCGGATGTATTTTTCCCAATCGAATACCTTTTAAACAATTTTGATGAGATTGAATCTATAGATAAGACATACGGTAATTTATCATATAGCTTTAAAACATTTATCAGAAAAGAGAATTGTAAGACTGTATCCAATGCCTATTCTGATCCTGTTTTTGGTCACGATGCAGTTAAAAATCCATCACATTATATAGGAAAAAAATATGAAGTAATTAGTTTCATTGAAGATAGGGGGCTTGGTTACTGCCTTGGAAATGTTGCTAAATATATCTGTAGGGCAGGAAAAAAATATCCTGGAGATTCACAGAAAGAATTACAAGACCTAAATAAAGCTAAGTGGTACCTTGAAAGAAGACTTACAGAAGATAATACAGTGGATGTTGAAGATCAAAAATTTAAGATTGATGTTAATGATTTTATTGAAGATCAGGAACTTAATTATAACCGTGGTGAAATTATCAGATGTATCTCAACATGGTGTGCGGATAATGTTGAGGTCAATTTAAAAATATCATTAGCATTACTTGATTCAGAAATTCACAGAATGGAGGATGGAGCTGCATGATCACACTTGGTATTGGACATTTATTTGTATTGTAGGCTGCACATTCGTAGTTGGTGGAGTAGTTGGACTTATTCTTACAGCTTGTCTTACTGCCGGAAGAGATAAAGACGATAACGATGATATTTGATTATTTTTCGTAATATATTAGTCAAAACAAGTAAAATCTTGCGGAATTGAAACTCGAACTATTGCAATAAATATATAAATCTCGTATAATGACCTCAAGGTCAAAAATACTATGTTCGAGGGCAATAAACTTTAGCGTAAAATGGGGCAAATTTTTTAGCCTGAGA